TTCGATAATATCAGCAATAGTTGAGAATTTTTTACCACCATCGTTTAGATCAGCAAGACATTCAACATCGTATCTGCCATACGGTGCAACGGCAAATTCTCCTATAATATTTTTAATGCCAGCCCATTTTTGCACTACAATGGGTAGACCGCCATCTAATAAATTGAATCTAATGAAATACGTACCGTCAGAATCTTCCATGTCCTCTATGTAAAGAGTTTTTTTATGATTCTTTTTCATAGTGTCGTTATAAAGTTCACAAAGAACACCCAAACAACAATGTCTTGGCTGATTCTTGCTATTCAATTGTTTTAGATAGCCATATCCTTGCTTATATTTTCCACTACGCAAAGCCTTGACCCACTTTTTAGCAATATCTTTATTCATTTTTTAAATATCCTTGATTTATTCTAACTCTTATGCCATTAGTATGCCATATGCTAAAATCTGTTTGATATAAGGGAAGATTAATCCCAATAACCTTGTTGGTTTTGCTGCACCTAACCAAACTAATATCAGCACCTTCTCCCTTTATCCATTCATTGTAAGTAAAAGTATTAGTATCAAGCAATAATTCTACTCTATCAGACTCTTTATCAATACATAAAGAGGCACAGGGTTTATACCTTGTCGCTTCTTTTATCCAAGAATCCCAATCAAAATTATCCGTAATGTTTTGTGACATGGCAGGTGAGGTATCATTACCAATACTCTGAAAATAACACCGATATCAAAGACCACTATTCCAGATCTAGGCTTTATTTTCTCATATCAGTCAAATCCCATTCTCCTTTTCCTTGTCTTACCATGTTTGTTGTATTGAAAACGCCCCCATTATCGTGCGTTAGAACCCTAGCGAACCAGCATATAGCAGGATCATACGGGAACTAGAGGCACAGGACGTTGCCTTCTGGCGATCAACCCAGCGGCGTCGGTTAATTCCGATCTTATATTTCTTCTCCTGTATTATAGTCAATAACCGGCTTACTACAAGCCTCCATCATTCTTTCTAGACTCCATTGTAATGACTCAACATCATCGCCCATAGGAAATGATATTCTTCCAATATTTACAATATCTAGACTTTCATCAAGGTATACATCATGAATTTCATAAAAAACATCAAAATCGCCCAGATCAGGATTATTCTTTTTTAAGAGAATAGGTATTTTATTAACTTTTTTAACGACACGATAGTTCCAACTCATTTTTCCTCCAACTTTTTATTTAGGTCATCAATTTGATGCTGTAAACCTTGAACAACCATAATATTCATCTCAAGTCTGTGACTAGTATAAGTAATTCTTGAAAAACATACGACTATTAAAGATAGTAAGATAGCGTCAAATATTAGTTGTCTCATTATTTTTTCCCGTTTTATCTGGTTGTACTTCGCATAGTCTTAGTGTTGAACCATCTTTAAATTTGATTGTTAGTATTTCTGGTTTAGTAAATGATATACTAAAACTAGTTACATACTCATTACCGTATAGTATTCCTATTAGGTTATCCATAACTATTATTCTTTAACGATTTTCTTGAGTTTTTTATTTAACGATTCAATTACTTTATTTACCGCTGTACTAACATTATAGTCTTTTTTGTAAGCATCAAGAGCATCTAACATTCTCCATGCTTCTTGTTTGCTAATTGTTATTGTGGCATTGTTTGACAAGTTTTTTCCCTACAACTTTCACATAAGGTTGTTATCCATCCACCTTTATTGGGTTTGCCAGCATTGCCACAAACTTCACATACTTTATAAGAGTATTCTTCCGCCATACCAACAAGACCATCTACATAATCATCACCACCGCTGAAATATATGCGAAGTCCACCATACTTTTCTTTCACTTGGTCAAATTTAACAGGAAAATACTCTAGTTCCGCTTTGATCTTTTCTGGTTTATCCGCTAAAATTCTTTTTCTGTCCTCTATATTTTTTTCGTGCTGAGATACTCGCCAGCAGACAGATGACAATAATTCATACCAACCGTTTCCAACCTCGCACCCCCAACACATACACGATTCCATGCGACCTTTATTCCTATTGGAAAATAAGTCGGGATACTTTTCGTACAGTTGATTTTGGAGTTCAGCGTCCATTTTACTTTTTCTTTTTGAGAGATTTGAGTATGCTCATATACTTTTCGGCATCACTCTTGCTATTGAATTCAGTCACAATAGCCTGACCATCACTCTTAGGAAGATTGATAGGCTGACCATTCTGAGTAACCACAAACTTACCATTCTTTTCAGCAACACCAAGACTCATAAATATCCTCTAAAGTAAAAGACAACGAACCACAACAATGTATTATACCAGACTGTCAGAAGTTGTCAAATGTCGCTCGACCATTTTTCCATCACGAACAACATAAATAGAAACATTATTACGAGATGATCTAATGTAGCGTCTACCTCCATCAATCATATTGCCGTTGTCAAAACTTTTATACTCATGATGAGATTGGCTATATTGAAGATTACCATCGTCATCTTCTACAAGACCAAATGTGAAACTTTCAATTTCGTCAGCATTAAAAATAACATAAGATCCATCTTCATGATTAATACCGATACCAAAATATCTGTTGCCAAATGTTGGATGAGGAGTATTTCTATAGAAAATATCCGCAGGACGATCACTCATTTTAAAATCTGTAGTACAAACATAAATGATAGGAACATTATCTTTTTGTGAATAATGCTCAATAACCTTATCGGTATTAGTAATGGGAAAGTGTTTAATCATTTTTGATACTCAAATACTCATCAATATCTGGAGCAAAATCATCGGTTTCACCTAGAACAATAGCAGCATGATAAAGAATGTGATCCCTTGGATCATTTCCATCTTGCACATATTCTTGATAACTAACTTGTTCGCAGTCGCTATCAAAAATATATCTAGCACACTCCATAGCAGAACTATCAAATTGAGTATACATTATTGTTTTCTCCAGTGGTGACTCTGCCAGTATACCATACTATCGACAACTGTCAACATGAACTTTGCAGTTTTTTGTGAACACTATCCCCTTTTTCTTTGGGGCTGGAATATGGTGGTCGAATTTTTTAATATCGCTAACTACCCATCCGTATTTAGGTTTGTCTGGATTCCAACCCAAAAATTCATCAAGTTCTTCTACTTTGTGTCTATTATAGTCATCTACCCAAGATTGCTTATCTGGATATTGAAAACTATGGCTAAAGGTTATTGTACCAATAATATGAGATTTAAATCGACCGTATTTGCCCGGCGTTTCAATTAATGCTAGTTCGACTCCCTCATACTTTTTAGGGAGCGGATACGAGCGTGTTTCAACGCTTTTGTCGCCATTAATTAAAAGAAACGACCAAGGAATCTGAATATTTAAACCAGTCATTTCTTTCTTTTAGGCAATTTTTTAGGTTTTACAATAGATTTATTCTTGTCATTTATTTCGGGCAATTCAAAAGTATCAACCTCTGCTGATCTTATAGCATACAGCATCTTATTCAGATTTTGTAGCCTCTCGACCAACTCTTGTCCAACATTCATCGTGTTCCCCTATCGTAACAAGTTTTACAAAAATATCTGTAGAAATAAGAATCAATTGTTCTAGAGCAACTATTACAACGAAGTTCTTTATCTGTACTATCTATCATTTTCTCTATCTTTCCACTAGGCCCATTAATTATTTCCAGAATCGCTCTCATGCTCATATCAACATCATAAAGTAATTCTGCTACATATCCTTGATCGTAACTAAGATCAAAATCTATAGTCATTCTTTGAACTTCTTCGACAATGCTCTTTATATCATTCAAATCTTGCTGGTTTAGGTGACTCATTTCTTTTCCTCGTGATAATCAAGTTCTATGACTTATTTCCCATATCTTGTGATAAAATTGTAATAGTCTATCAATTCTTATGCTAACTTTGTCCCAGTCTTCTTGATTCTCCCAAGAATCAATAGTATCTCTATAATCTTGCATACAAGAGATTCCTAATGCAATATCATTTGATAGTTCTGGATATAGTTCTAAATATCCCACCTTAAAATGATTACCAATAAGAATATCATTAACAATTAGGCTATCTATTTCTTCTTTGGAGAGTTTCATAAGACTTTAGTCAATTTCATTTAAATTAATTTGTCTAATATTATGTGGATTAAATCCTGTTAACATATAATAAAAATCCATTAATCGGTCAATTCGATGACTAATAGTGTCATAAACATGACCACCAACTTCACAATCAGTATCTATAGTAGCCCTATAGTCTTGAACACAACTAATGGCGTAAAGAATATCGTCTGATAATGTTGGATTATTCATTGTGTAAAAATCCTATCTATTGAACAAGTGTGAGTTTTCATTAGTTATCTTAAATAATTTAGCAATTCTATTGTTCTTAACGCCTGTAGTACATGGATATGTTGCACAAATATATGGATCGCTGAATGAAATTACAGAATAATTTCCGTCTTTATGAACGCAACCATATACTTCATATCCAAGTTTCATGTTATACTCTTTGCACATATCAACAAAGATTTTCATTTCGTCTATGATACTATCATTAGATTGAAATTTAGGAAGAAACCTCGGTTCTTTTTTCTTCTGACAGATATTATAAAGAGTATCTGATGGTACAACAATAAGTTTTTTACCTTTGTAAAGGTATGATTCATGCTCACCATATACGTTCTTAAAAAGTAAAAACCCAGCCGTTATTTGTAACAAAGATTTAATAAGACTTCTTCTGTTCATTTCTTTTCTCCTATAAGTGTAAAATTATCAATTATTGGTTGGTTTTGAATAATACCATGTTCCGTTATCATTTAGGATTATTGAGATTTCGTTAAAACATATACTTATTGATAGATCTCCTTCTTTGTCCTTATCGAATGTAGGCAGTATTTTACAACTATTGCTAGTGGTTGCAGCATGAAATTGAAGATTAAGTAAATCATATAATTCTTGTGGAAATTTAGTTTTCATTATTTTTCTCCAATGGTTTTGTAAATAAAATCGGCCAACCCCTTTAGTTCTTCCCTAGACAATACTGGTTCTTCAAAGTATCCGTTTTTACCATGAAAAGCAACAACATAATCCTTAGTTTTTTGATTAATTGGATTTTCTCTTTTCTCAATAAAGAATTTTAGATAATCACAACTATAAGGATTAGTATATTTCATTTATTTTCCCCCAATAGTTGTTCTATCTTGCCTAACTTTAAAAGTAGATCAGCATCCCTTTCAAGAGAGCGACGAAATGATTCTTCTTGAGATTGCTGAACCATTATGACCATATCAATTCGGTGAGACAAAACGGACAATCTATGGTAACAAACAGCAAAACTAACAATAATAAGTGCTAGATAAACTAAATCAACTATCCAATCTCTCATTTTTTTTCTCCAGTAGTCTTATAAATAAAATCGGCTAAACCCCTAAGTTCTTCCCTACTACAAGTATATCCCACACAAGTATCATTTCGGTCATTATAAATGCTAACGTGCATCCTATTTTGACTCCAATGATCCACCCTAATATCAATCAATTTATCCTTATCAAGATAATATTGAACTGCTTTGTCAGTCATTATTTTTCTCCAAATTTTACTTTTTAAACTTAATAGTAATCTTATCAATATTCTCTCTTAGTTTCAATAGATCATCCATAGTCAAGAACTTGATCCTTTTAATAGTTTGGAACTTCACATGATCTTTTGTTCGTTCAAAATCTATTTGATAAGTTTTCCCCTCATCAAGAGTATAAATGGTAGGTTCGATCATTTTGTGGGTTTCCTGCCCATGCTTATATTGATTGTTTTCATTTGTTGCCCATTACATCCCTATTTACCATAATTCAAGAATTGATTATTAGTTTTCAGTGGTGCGATTTGTCGCAAACGGTTATGGATAATGGTCAAATTATTACGGTCAATGCTTACTTTTTCGTGCAAAGTTTGACTAATAACAGACCGTAGAAGGGCAATTTCTTTATCGGTCAACAATACATTCCTATACATTTTTACCTTTACCTATTAAGAAAAATACCATTACTACTACGATCCAGTATACCATGAAACAGATGGGTTGTCAATACCCTTTATCGGCCATTTCCTAATCTGGTCTTTAATCCATTTTACAGGACGGCCAAATTCAATAAGTAAAAATGTGGCGATATTAATGGCGAATAAGCCAATATCTACTCAGCAACCGATGAGATTGTTGGTTCATGGGATTTTTGAGATGAGTATTCTAGGGTTTTTGCAGGATGAAATTTAGTATTTAGATAATAATTGGTCACATATTTACTAGAAACCATAGCAAACACTGTGACAAAAGCAACCAGAATCAAACTTTTGATAAAAGGCTTGTGGAATTCATTCGTCTTCATGGGATTCTCCATATTCTGAATTAAGATAAATATACCAGCCCATATAGAATATTATGCAGCCGAAAATTATTAGCCACCCATAATCTTTAAAATATCCTAGACTATTCATTTTCGCTGACTACGAGCAACCGGGGCAAACTTGATATATTAGGTGGAACAATCCTCAGTATTTTTATATGGTAACTTAGGAAGCAAACTGTCTCCAGAATGATCTGACACTCTATGTATCTCGACTACTAGAACGCTGTTGTTTGCATCTCCATTATTCTCCACAAATTTTTTTACCATATTAGAAATATCCTGTAACAACTTTTCCCCAGATATTTCTCTTGCTAAACTATAATACAGACTCATAGTAATTCACTGACTGTGACCATAAAAACCAACCTTGATATATTGGGAAAAACAAGTGACCCTTAAAATTCACTGACTATCACCAAGACGCCAAATAGGATAGATTAGGAAAAACAACGGAGAGAACAGGATTCGAACCTGTGGAGATATTATCTCGTCGGTTTAGTAAACCGGTGCATTAAACCGCTCTGCCATCTCTCCCTATTTTATTAGGTCTTGATATTTTTGATTATTGGTTTCTATAAGATCCTTTGATTTTATGTAGTTGTATTCCATAGTATTTTTCTGGTTTTGTGTTTGACAATCGTTATAGGGTATGGTATAGTCGAGTTTGCTAATAGAAGGTTTATGATAAAAACTAGCGTTGGACAAACTTACTATCACCATCGGCCATATAAAGTCATGTATTATCATTGGGAAACACTTCACAATAATAAACTATAAAAAACAGAAGTATGATCAACAACATTTAGGGGTAAACCCTAGAGCAAACCCGTAAATGAAAGCGCCCCAAATAACATACGGAATCATTTCAATAACCATAGTCACCCAACTTGTAAGGAAGTAAACGAACTAACACACTCACACACATTGTAACACATCGGCGGTCGTGACGCAACTCCTTGAAACTAAACAACTTACAAACAGTGATCGTTCGATAACTTTTTATTAAGAGGGTTTCGCTGCTTGACCGACCCTTAGTTCTCTAATACTCTTATGCAGAGGTTAAGTAATACTATAGAGATAAGAAGTACAGTAGAGGTAATATAGAATATTAGTATCTATGTATCCAGTATCTCTAGGAACTTGACAACACTCCCTCCTGCATTACTATAAGTATGAACCAACACACTCACTGGTTCATCATTGGATTATTACAGGAATTTTTCAGATCATTAATAAGGATACTAATATAGGAACAGTTTGCCTGCTCACTAGGATTATACTGACGATAAAACTCTAGAGCATTTAGGATAATATCCATATCCACCCTAGGAAATCTGTAACTATCATATTCAGGATCATACTTCATAGTAGTCATTATTCCTTGATGCAAAGTAACAAAAGGTAAAATAGGCCAACAAAATATACAAACTCATTCAGCACCACACTTTTGCTTATTAATAAGTTCATTCATATAGTAACTAGCAACAGTATTCCACTCCTTACATTCTTCCATATACTGACTATCCCCAGTAACAATATACCAAGACATTTTGGTTTGAGCACAATCTAACGAATGATTAATCGCACTAATAATTTCTTCCACTATCTTTTCCTTTCTGCATAATAGACCACACACTTTCGCTGACTATCGCCAAGACCGCAAATCCGTAGGATGGGGTAAAACAATCCCACAATGATTATCCTATTTTATAGAAAAGATTTCATCTAATCATCTCTCCTAATATTAGTCGTAACCCCTTGACAGATAACGACTTACGCCTCCATTGTATCGTCTAGCCTCTGGAGTAGCAAGCAACCTTTTTGAGATTCTTTGACAAAATCTCGATCTGCCATCTTGACAGGCGCCGCGGGCGATCTGCCATTTTGGCAGGCGATATAAAAAGAAACCGCCGCAGGGCATTACCCCTACGGCGGCTCTTACCACGCCACGAAAGGAAGACTAGATCGCGTTGGCAAACTCCATAGCAGATTCCAACGCCTTATTATTCTCATTAGCATTCTGGCCAAACCAGAGGCTATCGAGTCGATTGTCGGTCGTGCGACCCTTCCCATAGTTAAGGTACTCATTAAATCCATTATAAGCGGCCCACCAAGTACCACGAACATTAGCAGCAGTCTGCTTTGGGCCTTCGATACGGCTCATAATATCGTCCATAATATTACGGGTACGAGTCTTAATATCCTCGTCAGCACCCTTAATATTCAGCACAATCTTAACATACTTATCAATATCCTTCTGGTTAAACTGCTTACCAGCAAGGAACCGATACTGTTCCGCAGTAGCCTCAAAACCAGCGTTAATATTGTCCATAATATCACGAACCTGTTCCAGATTCTTCTGGCTGGAGCGAGTGTGACGAATACGAATCATCTTACTATCACTATGCTTGTGAGCATAAGAGAGAGTATTCACACAGACCACGCGAATCGGAGTGTATCCGACACGAATAGCCGTAGTTCCATCGTGACTATTAGAAAGCAGAATAAACTTACTAACCTCATCACCCGGAACAATCTCACTATTATCACGGTTCAGTTGAGCGAGAACCCAAACCTTCTGACCGCTATGGAGCGATCCGGCAGTATGGATAGCACACTCGTTAGCATCGAGGAAAGGCTGGAACCAATCGAAAGCATCTTTATTCTGGAGAGGGGTATAGCGAGGCCCAACAACACCAAGGATGCTACCATCGCTCTTGCGATATGTTGCACGATGATTAACAGGAGTACCATCAACGGTCTGCAAATCCTTCAGACCCACTTCCCAATCCAGACCAGCCTCGACAATAGCATCGTTAACAGCGATACCCTCATCGACCTGATTACCAAGGCCATGCCAAGGTGTCTCACCAACAAACATCATCTTTTCAACAGCAGCAGGCATCTTAATCTCCTTCGTGGTGGCTAACTTCTTTCGTTCCGATACGTTGATTCTACAGTATGTATTCGGCTTGTCAAGCGTTAGAAATCCAGAAAATCTTTTCTGCCATTTTGGCAGGCGGTCCGCGGATGCTGCCATTGTGGCAGTCACCCAATATTTAACAGCGAAACCCCAAGATCACGCTTGCACAGTTTAGAACCATCCTCATCGTTGCGATAAGCACATTCGTTAGGCAGATAGCAATAAACCCCAACACAATGAGAACGCGAGTATTCATCCTTGATAACTCTTTTAATGTGTTTAACGGTCGAACCAGAACAGATTAAATCGTCTAATATAATATATTGAAAAGGGGCCACTCCCTCGGTACGAAACTCTGAATAGCATTGTTCCCCCTTTCTTACCACAACAATATTCTTGTTGAGTAACTCTGCGATTTGTGGAACCACCATCAATCCACTTACACCGCAGCAGGCAATGCTATCAAAACTATCTGCTATTTTTCTAAGATCACAAACAGCCTTAATAATAATCTTATTTCTGGCCTTATGATTCAAAACGTGACAAGTGTGGCTAGCACCTTGAATATACTTGCCTTCGGTTGTTTTTCTTACGTCTTCCATAGCAGAGTCAAAGATGGACGGCACGATTCGAACGTACTAAGAAAGGATAGATAAGGCGTTATGCCTAGGTATAGAATACTTGTCCCACCAAGTTGCATCCATCAGACGAGAAACGGCTATTCGTTGTCTAGTTCATCTACTACATTATGATAGTAATATTCATAGTCCTGTTGGTCAGGAAAATCATAATCGTCACCATCATCAAAAAAGTCATCTTCATATAGAGCATCGGAATCTTCTACGACACGATCATAATCAAACTCATATTCATCATCAGGCATAGTCGTTTTTCCTTTGCTCTATTCTACACCAAACCAAACAACTGTCAAGTGGACCCCCTGGGACTCGAACCCAGAACCTACGGCTTAAAAGGCCGCTACTCTACCAATTGAGTTAGAGATCCATATCAGTAGTATACCATACGTTATCGTCTTGTCAACCCCAAAACTTTAGTAGTGGGTGAGGGACTCGAACCCCCGAAGTTAATAACACCTGATTTACAGTCAGGCCCATTTGCCGCTTTGGTAACCCACCATTTTTCGCTGACTACAACCACCACAACCAAATCCGTAGGATTAGCTGAAACTGGCGAGACAGGATTCGAACCTGTAACCTAGCGGTTAACAGCCGCTTGCACTACCGTTGTGCTACTCGCCACCATCGCAACTCAAACGTCAGCCTCCGATTCCGAGACTACGATTCGAACGTAGAATAAAGGATCCAAAGTCCTCTGTGATACCGTTTCACCATCTCGGAGGGCCGATGGAGGGATTTGAACCCCCGACAGGCGGTTTACAAAACCGCTACTCTACCAACTGAGTTACATCGGCAAGACTACATATCATACTCTCGTTGCCAACTCCTGTCAATAGCCTTGCGAGTACGCTGTCGCTTGGGGCGATTATCCATAACCGTATCCCTGTGTTCCTTGTGACCAGTAGACACTTCCCAAGGCTTCTTAACCTTGAGTTTAATAGTGCCGTACTTGCGGCGTGGTCGCGTATCGTCGTTGTTGTGGAGCGTAATCATACCATTGTCCATTTTCGTGTTGATAAAAAACCTTGTTTACGTTAGGGTCGTATGCCATTAAACAATATTGTATCGGATGATTCGTTTTTGTCAACTCCTGTTTTTGTTGTAAAGCAGGAAGTTTAATCTCACCCTTTTGATAATCTTTTACACCATTATAAGCAAAACCTAAAATGGCCACAATCACACCAATCCATTGTAGCATAAGTGTTATCCTTGTCAAATCCCTTTTCTCGTCCATACGGATATTATCGGCATGATCGGCTTGGGAACTTTAATGCCATTTTGGCAGTTGGCCCGCGGAGGCTGCCATTATGGCAGATCTTCCTCCTGTTGCTCTTTAGCACGAATCATAACTTTGGGCGTTTTAATAATCTGGGTTAAACTATCAGCATTTGTATAGTCACGGAATCCACGTTCATCCACATAAAAATATTCGTCAAAAATATCAAACTCATTAGTATCATTAAATACCGCAATAGCAGCCACCATCGGGCTACTGTGAGGAATACTAACAATCTTTTCGACCGTATTACTTTTTACATACCACTTACTCATCTGCTCAACTCCCTAGGCTAATAACTACAGTGTTGTCGTACTTAGCAAAATCTAACTCAACTCCAAAATCATTATCATCAAGTATAGACTGTAATGTTTCTTGACTAATAAGAGTATCAGTATTAGTACCAAAACTAACATCACTGTTAGAAATAGCCTCTATTACATTACCATAATCTAACTCGTTATAATCACAAACTTCTCGTAGATCGAGATATTCCCAAGCATAACTTTTCATATTATCCTCAATGGGCAGGGAATAGAACATTAGCCAAACCGCGAACGCACAAGTCGCATGATATACTATCTTTCGTGCCAGTGCAAGTGATTTCTGACCGACCACGACGGATTTCCGGACACGTTACAAACTTGCTACCATTCAGCACAACAAGTTTGGGCAACGCTTTCCTCCATGCTTCCGCCTTGACTTTACTCTTTGGACGCTTCGGGGCGATTTTCATATCACTATCACACCACGCGAACAGTTTGAAACCTTGTGCCAGTGCTTCGCCCATGTCATTATCATCGTGAACACTAGCGTATACATTCATATACTTTTCCAGACTAACAAGCCGACTATCATAAATATGGGTATAAAACCACATATCGGGCAGACTATCGCCATCGGTAAGAATACTCTCACACGCCCACGTTACATTAGCAACATAGTCTAGGTCAAGTTCGCCATTGAGAAACCAGTCGCCACGTTCGTGCCAGCGAATAGACTTTTTACGCTTCTTAGCGTCAAGAATCATAGCACGGATTTTATGCTTTTCCGTGACTAGATTAGCAAACCCGGCAGTACGAGCATTTTTATACTGATTTTCCGTAGCCTCAGCATAGCAACCATTATTTAGATAATCGCAGTCGCTTGGGCAAGTATCGCCAACCGGACGCGAAACCACAATGCAACCCTTGCCCAACTTATCGTTACCGTCTGCTGTTTTCATTTTATGTCTCCTGTGCTACTGATTCTACAATAGAATATCGGCTTGTCAAGCAAAAAAACTTGAAGAAAAATAGCTGCCATTTTGGCAGATCGGCCGCGGAGCCTGCCGTTTTGGCAGGATAATAGCCCCAGGAGGAATCGAACCTCCAATAACTGCTTAGAAGGCAGTTGTTATATCCATTTAACTATGGGGCCATAAAAACCGATAGCCGCCAGTTCGCCACTAGCGGTCTATCGGATATTATAGTAGATATGCTAGGCTCAGGCAACAGCCTCGACTTCCTGCTCGACCTTGCTATTGTGAGCATCGCCAGCAGCCTTGGCAGTCACGCCAGTAACCCTAGCCCGCCAAACCTTATAACCCTGCTCGCTAAAAGCCTTGACCTCACCGGCCTTGACGTTAGCATGAACATCGGACGGCAGAGCATCACGCAGACAATCACCAATCGAATCAACCACAACCTCACGGTCAAGATCAGTAGCAACAATATCAACAATAAACGAAAACTTCTTCATGGTAAATCTCTCCAAGTTAGTGTTAATCAAACCGAACAAACGTATCTTATCATCCCAATCATCACTTGTCAAGAGCCAATCCGAACTTTTGTGTTGTCGTGATCGGTTGGCGTCTTGTCGTGTGATGCTATCATTCTACCATAGAGTATCGGCAAGTCAACAGCGGTTCGTGAATATTTTTTGGGTGCCATTTTGGCAGATCGGCCGCGGCGCCTGCCGCTTTGGCAGTCATGAGAGATAACCCTCACAACCCAAAGTGGTCAGGTCACGCAGCAACGCTTCGGCCGCGTCGGGAGTCTTAGCGGTGAGAGTGATGGGATTACCACCACCACGAAAGAAGCCGCTCGCGTCCCACCGACCCACCATACCATCGGTCCAATCCTTCGCTTCCTTGAGTCCCCAGCCGGTGTGCTGTCGAACAGCCTTGATGCAAGAGATACGATTGTCCAAATCCATACCCTTGGTGATCGTAACCATACGCTTCTGGTTCACACCCAATGCAATCTCAAAAGCCTGCGTGATACGCTCTCTCATGTCCTCCCTAGCGTAGAAAGCAAGTTCCATAGCCTCACGAACAGTCAGTTGCAGATTAATCATGTTCAAACCCTTTCTTCCAAAATATAGACTTGTTTGCCGTTAGTTAGTAGAGTAGCGTACTCGCTACCGTCCCAAACGAACTCGTTATTGTCGCTTTCTCGTCGCCAGTGTGGATCACGAAGTGGATTATAAAACAACTTCTCAAGATTGTCAATAGGCAGAGTGGGATGAAAATCCTTCCTCAACATAACTTCTTCACATCGCACCCATCCACTCACATCATGCACACCAGCCTCAAACACCTGTTTAGCCTTATTCGGTCGGTTCCACAACTTACAACCCCGCATCTCTAACTGATATTCTTTGGGGTCATAATAATACACATCAACAGTTTTCCCACCCTGCTTCACTTTCACTTGCCAGTGCATATAATGCTCACCGTTAGAAAGGTGAAAACGAACTTCGCCATGTAGTGGTTTCTGTTTCATGCTTATACTATACCTTATCGACCAATCGTTGTCAAGACCTTTAAACTTTCGCTGACTACAGCCACACTAGCCAAATCCGGAGGATTAGGAAAAACAATGTCGGCTTGGGCCATACTCGACGGACATTTCAGACAACCTTCTTTGATATCATTGTGGTTGTCCCCGCCCATTGTTTCCCTAAGTATACCATTAGTATCGGCACTGTCAATACCAATCTATAAGAAAAATATTCTGCCATTCTGGCAGTTTGGCCGCGGCTCCTGCCGTTTTGGCAGCTAGGAGTTTTTATGCACTAGATCAACATATTTGTTAACTAATTCACTTACTGTAATCTCATGATTAGTAGTCAACTCCTTTACCTTATTAAGGGACGCTTTATTCATAGCATTCATACGAGAGTTAAAAAAGTTGATAATATAAATCATAGCTTTTTCACGATCTTCAATCATATAACCCCTTAGTATATTCTTCTGGAATGATTGGACACCAACCTTCTGCTCTCTCTCTATCATATGGATACCAGAATGGGGCATCACAAGCGTCCACAACACCCCAGTTGCTATTATAGAATACGTGTGGACACAGTTCCATTTCTTTACCGTAGAACTTTTCGTTGTTCTCATCGTATCCGTGAGTTTTCACTTTACGTTCCTCATAAGAATAGTGACCAATCCCTATTCCTATATTGGGGCCAAAGTAATAAACCTTCTGTCCAACCTCTGGTGGATTCTTATGAGAGTTATTCCATTCCATTACTTCAATCCTTCTCTTATCATTTGTATTAGATTAGAAGCATCGCCCAAAGCCGCAGATTCAAAATCATCATCAAGGTTTTCAGCAACGCTATCAAGTATACTCTCAATGTTCATTAATGCAATAGCCATATCCTTTGACGATAGATCGTCACTATCAATACTAAGAGCATCTGATATTTGTTTTTTACTTATTCTCATTTTACCTTCCATCATCTCTGTAAAGCATCCACCAGTTAGCAGGCATACGTCCCTCATTAGCGAGTCGTGTGCTGTGTTCTCTGGTTTCGCCACACGCTCGCCAACACAAATAGCGAATCTCCCAAGTATTATTCTCAGGAAACTGTGGGAATGTCCAATATGGATCACTCATTCTTCATCCTCCGGCGGAAACAGTGTATTCCAATGATTAGGGCTAATACCAGACAACAGAATCTCACGATCATCCGCACTAAGATGCGGAAAACAGTTTTGGATACTCTCACCGTTAATCCAGCGATTAGCATCGCTCAGTTTGGTAGTGATACTGAACGGATGATTATCGAACAGACACCCTCCAGAGAAAGTAACATCTTGTCCGTCAGCACTAACGCTACGAGTAACCCTGTCAGAAAAAGCAAATCGTGTTCCAAGCATCTTTTTTCTCCTTGTGCTGCTATTCTACTATCTATTATCGGCTTGTCAATACGCAAAGTCCACAAAAAATATCTGTCATTTTGGCAGATCGGCCGCTCGGCCTGTCATTTTGGCCGACACACTTATAGTTTTACGAATAAGCACTCGGCACTATATTTATTCAACCTTATTTCTAAGGAAACTATCAGCAGAGTTGTATTGTGTCACCAATATAGGCTATGATCTCATTATGGAGGGTAGCACACCGAATGAATCGGAGTTTCGTTGGTGACTAGGGACGAAGGGTGGAATCGAACCACCTCATGGGCATTTGCTTGCCTACTCCACTGGTCAGTGTCTCGGACTTCCCACGCGCTACCATTACGCTACATTCGCCATGTCTTACTCTCGTATTCTACACTGTGTTTTTATTTTGTCAACCAGCGAATCGTTTACGCCCCGATTCTATAACCCACCAATACTCCGATATTATGAACCCTTGGAGCAAGGTAAAAACTGGTGGAAACCGTCCACGGAAATCCTCCCTGCAAAGCGGGCATTGCTAGCACATAAGACCCGCTCTGGTCTGGCTCTTGGGAACGGTTACTGGTTGTATTGGCCGTGGTGAGGACGCTATCCCTCATAGATTGGACTTCTAGCCCGTTGTATAACCCCAACAGGCAACGATATACAGTTTTTGACCAGTGATCAACACGGTATGTATATCTATAATCGAAGTGGTTATCCCAATCTAGTCTGGCTTGACCCACGGATGTTTGTATTGTTAGGACCGATTGTAGAAGACGTTTCCTAGGACATCAACTACCGTTTTTACCGGCTACTCGGCCCGACATAGCCAACAAGTTTTTGCTTGTTCTTCAATCATTCTACAATGTAGTATCGGCTTGTCAAGAGAAAAAATCCACAAAATATTTCCTGTCATTTTGGCAGATTTCGCGGCCCCGCTGCCATTTCGGCAGGCGGAGTTTCTGTTAGGCTTCTATTTCATCATCAGCAAAAAAGTTCTCCAAATCAAAATCATTCCAAATAGCAATAGGAATCATATCCTTATTAGTATATTCGATATAGTTATCAAAACCATTATCATAAATACCACAGAAAGCCATACCCGGCTCAAAATAACTTGCCTTTACATTATATCCCAACTCTACCAGTTTTTCATACAATCCAATAGGGGGCGACCAAGCAGAGTCAAATGTACCACTAACCTGATTACCAACTCGCGTAGCCTTCAAGCCATAATACTCCACCTTATCTGTACCAATATCAGCCCCAATATCCCACTTGGTTCCCCAGTTATTCACACAAAAATCCCACCAACCATCACCAATATCTTCTGGCACGGGAATAAACTCACTACAAGTCTTACCAGCGTTATAGGCTCTCTCAAAACGGTCAACCATAGCGGGATCGGTGTGTTCAACGGTCAGATTATTCAAGCACCAGTTAGGCATTGTTGTCTCCTTTGTGTCAATCGTACACTAATGTTATCGGCTTGTCAACTCTAAAAAGTTAGAAAACTGTTGACCGATCATCTTGTCACCCTTACCTTGCCGAATAGCATACCCCTGTGAACCTCTTGTAAAGCATCCATTACGGATTCTAGCATATACTGCTCGCTTTGTCAAGATATTCAGATTCACACCATAGGGCGTCACATAGGCCAAAACCAGTCTATCAAAATGCTCAGGTTTGATACCAGAAAAAGTATAGGTGTAATATACACTCCCTTTTCTAGCCACACACTTTTTAGCAAGACTGCTTTTGATTTCGATTTTTTCGTCATTCGCCCAAAGATCATAAGTTTTCTTTAGGCCACCTTCCCTATAAGTATTATATCCGTACTTTTTATAAAGACCAAAAACCATAGCCTCAATAGTGTCGCTACGTTGCACATGATTCATGGCACACAACTCATAAGCCAACTTATCCCTAGCAGGACTATAGTGACCTAGTGCATAACTCTTTTTCAAGAACCGTTTAGCCTTATCCAAATCTTTGAGCGTAAGCATGATATAGTCCTGTGCCAATGGTCTATCCAAAAAAAAACAGTAGCCCCGTGGAGAATCGAACTCCAGTCTCTGGGATGAAAGCCCAGTGTACTAACCACTATACTACGGGGCCAGACTAGCGAACTCGTTCAATCCAAACGAAATCGCCATACTTTTCTTTTGCAAGAATATTGGCTTCATATTGAGAACTAGCCATAACATAACCAACAAATGTATGGCTAAAACGAAAAACTTTCCAAGAGTAGCAGTTTGATGTAATCATACGCTTATTGTATCGGCATTGGTGCGGTTGTCAAGTGAAAAAATCCACAAAAAATAACTGTCATTTTGGCAGAAACCGCGGCCGGCCTGCCATTTTGGCAGAGCCTTAGCACAACCCCCTCAAAAGAGGAGGCTGGCCAAGCCGGTCTTGAAAGCAACCCCACCCAAGAGGGGCCGACGCACATTGCGTGTACGCTCCGCGTAGAAGTTGCGAATCTTACCATCGGGCGTTTGGGCAGTCACAAGATGACGGCTACGCTCAAAGTTAGGATCATCCCTACGATAACGGCTGGTGCTATTCAGGCGAGAAATGTAATCGTCAGAAAAACGATGCACTTCCAACACCTTTGCCATGAATCGCTCAGGCAAACCCGTAACAGGCTGAACATATTCAAAGTTATAAACTCCACCAATCCTAGCATTGGTCAGGCTATCACGCATTCCACGATAAAGATGGAAAACACCAAAAGCCAGAAGACCAGCAACAACACCGCAAGCAATCGTAGCAAACAAAATCGTATCGTTCATATCAAACCCTTTCGTTTAGAAATCCTTCACTCAATAAAACTAGCATACCACATAGATCGGCACTGTCAAGAAAAAAAATGAGAAAATCTTTGCATGCCATTTTGGCAGAAATCGCGGCCCACCTGTCATTTTGGCAGATAGGCTATTTCCTGACCGTTTTCGATCATAGCGGCATAAATAGCGATACGCTTATCCTTCGCCATCTTCTCGATCTGATGATCGGTTTCTACGCTGTCGCGTGAGTCACACTTCCGTTCCAGATCGGCCAGCGAAACACCATCGGTGCGATTGTCACGAAAATCTTCCGGCAGCCAATCGTTAGGAACAACAATCACATCCTTGATCAGTCGCTCAAACTCGGCCATCAGTTCGTATCCGTTCATCTTTTTTTCTCCTGTTGATGAATAGAGTATACGTTTAGAGATTGTGTTTGTCAACTAAAGAAAATAGTTTTCGCTGACTACAGCCCATCTAGCCAAATCCGTAGGATTAGGAAGGACAGTCCTCAACCCCGATAAACTCATTCATCATTTGACTATGTAGACTATCATCTACAATGATGGAGCAATGTTCACCACACCTAGAGCAAATCTCATGATCCACATCACTCTCAACATAACAGCAGTCGCTCACGAACATTTTATTCTCCTTTACCTTTATATCGGTATTTTACAGGAGGAATCTTGAATGTCAACTAAAAAAATATCTGTCATTTTGGCAGAAATCGCGGCCCCGCTGCCATTTTGGCAGATCGGGGTTGTTTTCAGTAATCCTCGTTATAATCGCCGTAGAAACCGTAGTCCTCATCGGTTCCCCAGCCAGCACTGGCGAGGCCGCTCTCGTGGTCGCCGTCCATGCTATCATCGTACTCGTCCTCATCGGTGAAGTCGTTGAAATCATCATAGTTGATATCGTCGGCTTCGTGCGACTCATCATCAATCCACGGCCAAATCGTACGCTCGGCCATCTCGTCGAAACGGTCAAAAGAATCCTGGCTCATCGTGTTCTCCTCGTCGTGAAGGGGATCGGGGTGACTCATGACTTATCCTTTCTACACTAATCAAAACCGTTCGTCAAGGGGAGCAAACTCGTCAACAATGCCGACCACTTCGGCCCAATCCCAGAAGTCGGTCAGGTTTTGAGGATCATCAATCGGCTCGACCATACGCTCGTCAACAAGTTGATTCAGAATCGCGTTGATGGTATCCGTATCTTCGAGAATCATTTTTCAATCTCCGTTGGGGTGATGCGTTGATTCTACAGTTAGATATCGGCTTGTCAAGCAAAGAAAATGTAGTCAAAAAAAGATTTTTGTGGCACACCGTTTGCTAGCCTGCCATTTTGGCAGATCGGCCGCGGAAACTGCCGTTTTGGCAGCCCGTTAGATTTAGTGGATTAGGTAAACTGTGAGGCAACCCAGGATAAAAGATCCGGTCAAAATAATATAATCACTTTTATTCATCATGCTTCCTTATTGGAAAAACAAGATCACAAACAAAGTAACTAGCAATAACACCGCAAAGAAATCCCACACCAATCTGTACCCAGTTTAAATCGGCCATCCCTAGCCCCTTTCTTTAAGAGTTAACCAGAATATTATCTTCAAACTCTGTACCATCCTGCAAATACCATTCATACTTTCGCTGGTAAACTTTAACAGGAGAATACTTGTTAATCCTATCCTTTGTGGTACTGGTTCGCCATCCGCCACTATTCAACTTCACCAGCCCGTTAGGATAAAACCTTACAACCGCTGTACCATGCAACCGAATGGAAACGCTATCATCATATCCGATTTCGGCGTATGTATTATTACCAATCTTCCGTTCTTTACGATTGGTCTTCCCATGCACCATAGATACCGCTTCGGCGTAGTTCATTTTATTTTCCTTAGATTACAGAGCCTTAATCTTATTCAGAATATCCGCAACGTCCGCAAAGTCAAGCCAACCAATAACATCATTAGTGATGGGCGTATTGTATGCAATCTCTCCGTTACTGTCAAGCACAGCAACCTCGAAAAGACCATCTTTGGCCCCATAGGTTCCAAAGTTACAAACCACACTAGCCCCGTAACCATTATCAAACTTATAGGTTTTCTGGTAATCCATTTTTCTACTCCAGTGAAAGCAACCAAATCATACTAAGAATCATACTACCAGCAATCCATCCTGTCAATACCAAACTAATAAGGATTTCCATGTTCCCTCACTTTCGCTGACTATAGCCCACCTTGCCAATCCGATAGGATCGGATAAGACAAATCAACCCCCACAACAGGGGGACTACGAAATCCCCATCCAAGCGGCCTTTTCCACGCAGTAATCGTAGAACATATCGTTCAGCACGTTCCGATAGTTGAGATCGGTAAGACGCTTACACTGGAGAGTTTCTGCACACTCGGCGTAAAGTTTACCATCGGCCAAACCGATAAACTGGACGTTATGGCTTTCGCTTCCCCAAATCTGAACCAACGCATCTTTGATTTTGTTGTCGATCATTTTCTTTTCCTCTCTGCTAGGTATATCGGTATTCTACCAGCCATACCTTGAATGTCAACCATAAAAATACCAAAAATAATATTTTGTTGTTTGGCACGGTATTTGCTTGTGCCTGCCATTTTGGCAGAAAGGCCGCGGTTTCTGCCATTTTGGCAGTCGAGGCTGCCAACTTGACAGATCCCCTCTTGTGGGTGGGTCACCCCTCCCAAGCGAAGGGGCTAATCTCCTCCCCCATAGTGAGGGTAGCCTCGTACTGCGACCGCAAAGCCTCCACCCTCTCCCGACTACCGGGCTTGCCAACCTTGACGATCATCGTATCCTCACCCCTACCCATGCGGGGGTCAACCTTTTCGGCCTTGACGTTGACGCTATCCCGCATAGCAGACCGATTGAACTTCAGAACCTTCTCACTGCGAATCGTTCCGCCGTCTACGGTACGCTTGTCGCAAGGGATCGCCAATCCCACGAAGCACAGGTAGGCTTGACGCTTGGCATTTTCGATGATCGGGAAACTCATGATTCTTTTCCTATGGTGAAGTGAAAAACGGAATGTACCAAACTTTTCTATGCTGCACAACCCCCTCACACGAGGGATGGCTCCTCGGTGAACCAAACCTTGCAATCTTCAAGGTAGATGCTCTTGTGGATCATCGACATCTCACCCACACTATACATACGATCATTTTCGAGACGATCAGGGTATCGAATCGTGACCAGTGTACCGCGAGCGTATGCGGCAACCTTGACGATCTCACCCGCATACGTCTTGCCGTTATTCTTCTCACACTCGAAACCGTATCCAACCTTGACGCTTCCGAACTTGGTCATCTTCTGTTCTCCTGGGTTACTTCTTATATCGACATTATACAGATCGAACTTTAGGATTCAAGTTAGGATTGTGTTAGGAAAAAGTTTTTTTGTGAGAGCAAATATCATGCCAAATATTTTTTATAGAGTTTGGCACAGGATTTGCAGTGCCTGCCATTTTGGCAGAAACCGCGGGATTTCTGCCATTTTGGCAGTCAACCCCCCTTACGGGGGAGAGTTCGTTGTTTCCCTACCATAGAGGGGGTTAGGTTCCCGGAAGGAATCCGGGCTGTCCGTTATCCTCCTCGGTTTCCACCCATATAGGCTCACAATGTTCCTTGCATCGTGAACAAATGTCCTCCAGCACCACCGGAGCGTAGCAGCAATCGCTTTCCAGAATCGTCATGCGAACTCCTCCTCACCTTGAAAATCTTCGGGGTAATAATCGTCAACGTCAATCCATTCGTCATCATCCCAACCCGTAGCATCCTCAACAATCCACTCGCGACCATCCTCGTCGATCATACTATCGGCAATGATACGCTCAAAATCGCTCATGATTTCCTTTCGGTTGGATTCAATATACCCCTATAAACGCCGGTCTACAACCCTCACAGGTTATAGTCGTGGGCGAGAACGCTATAGTCCTCATGGGTCGCCCACGAGTTGAGGCTTTCCAGATAAAAGGACTTGTAAACCGGCCCGTCTACGTCATCCGCAATCCTCACGACAACGAACGTACCCTTGGCAAGAGCCTTGACGGATTGAATATGGCCCACAAAATCGCGGCCATCCTTGCGGGTGGCGAAAATGTAGTGGCCGGTGTGAACGGGAGCGTATGCGGTTTGCATCTTATTAGCCTTTTGGGTTTGGGTTTCCATCATCATGCCCGAAGTCTACTCTCTATCTTCGGCAGTCGCAAGTTAGAATCTTGTGAGTTTTTAGATTCTTTCTTTCGACGTTCCATTTTATGCGAAACGGTCAAATCCGATTTTCAGATTTTCCCTAAACCCTTACCAGTATTGGAGTTACGCCCAATGGACACCTTGGCAAAATCGAATCTGGCCGATTCAATATCTCCCCCGTTGGTGGGGTTGGTGAAAGTTTCGTCGCTCTATCGGTTTGGCATGGGATTTGCTCGAGGTTACCCTACCGTTGGGGGGTATGTAGCCTATTCCCCAATAGGGGGGTTTTTCTGTTTTCCCTCCAATGGGGGGTTGAACCCCCAAAACCCGGCGGTGGTATAAACATAGTAAGCAACCCATATCTAATTAGCCAGTTTAATAGCCTTAATCCCCACATTAAATAAAAAAGGCGATGCTCTTAACATCGCCCGATTTATTCCTAGTTATATTTCGCAGATTCAGGTTGCGTTTTCAATCTTAGCAACAGATGGCCTACGACCCCTTGGCTTCGAGATACTCATCTTACGCCTTTGACGTCTTACCATGCCCACAGTAATAACTCTTGACCCATCAATCTTGTTCAAATAGGTAGCAATTTCTTCGTCCTTCATGTTTTTACTGTTATTGGCCACAAAATCCATCTCTTCTTTAGTCCACTTTTTGTATGTTTTTGACATTTTATTCTCCTGCTAAATTTGCCTTTTGTGTATCAAACATCTATTATACTATAAATAGAACAAAAATCTGGTCAAGGATAAATAATGAAAAATTCTAAACACATACACACAATATCATCAACTTTAAAAACTGTGGCTAGCGAAAACCTTGTTACCGAAGAAGAAATCGCTAACGCCGAAGATAAACCACTAAAGGAAATATTAAATGACAAAGAAAACCAAGAAAAGCCAGTTTCACCCAACAGTGAAAGAAGCTGAATTTGTTGCTGTTTGGGAAAAAATTAGTAAAAAACTTGGTTATAAATTTAAGTTTGGATATCACAGTCACGAAGATATGAAGCAACAAGCCGCAATATTCGCATTGGAAGGACTTAAAAATTACGATAAAAGTCGCCCCCTAGAAAATTTCCTTTGGACCCACGTTCGTAATAGACTTTTTAATTATAAAAGAGATAACTATCAAAGGCCCGATAAACCTTGCTTAACTTGCCCCTTTTTTAAGGGAAAGGACTCGTCTTGCTCTAGCCAATGTTCCGAATTCACAGACAAAGCTGAATGTTCTTTATATTCTTCTTGGACCAAAAGAAACGAAAGCAAAAAGAATATTATGAAGCCCGTGACCATAGATAACATAAGTGAAAATAGCAAAGAGATAACGAATGACAATCTGCTCAAAAATATTAGCAATAAGGAAATCATCAAAATAATAGATGAAAATATTAGTGTTAAAAATCGCCCCATATTTCTCAAACTATTAGGAAACAGCAAAGTCCCCAAAACCGAAATAAATAAACTTATTAAAGAGATTAAACAAATATTAAAAGATCATGACATCGATTCCTAAAAAACGTGGCCAACTTAGTCTCGAAGAAGAAAAATTCATACGAGATAATCTACAAACTTTAACAGTAGAAACTATTGCCGAACAATTAAATCGCAATGTTGCCCCCATTAAAAGATATATTAGCGAAACTAAGAATCTCTTATCAGGAGACCAAGCAGCAGAAGATGATCTGCTCAAACAAAAACTATACGGAAAAACATTCTGGCACGAAATTAAAAAGCAATTTGACGAAGAGAGTGGTGAACTAGAATACTTTGAGAATGTTTGGATTAATTTATTGAAGCAGTTCAGAGAGGACGTTCTTCCTGCTGAAGAATTACAGATCAAACAATTTATCACTATAGATATTCTTATCAATAGAAGTATGAAAGAGCGTAAGCGTCATATTAGCGAAACCGAAAAATTACAACGTCTGGTAGATGCAGAATACGACAAGCCCGATGATCAAAGAGATGTTCCACGATTAGCAAATTTAGAAACCCAATTAAGTTTCGCACGAAATAGTATAGCAAATTATACAAATGAATATACTAAATTACTTGGCGAACAACAAAAAATTAGTAAAGATTTAAAAGCCACACGAGAACAACGTATCAAAAGAATCGAAGATGGTAAAAGTAGTTGGGTTGGTTTAATAAGAATGCTAGAAGACGAAGATGTTAGAGAAAAAGAGGGACGCGAAATGGAAATTATTCGCTTGGCGACAAACAAAGCCAAAGACAACCTTATGAGTTATCACCAATATCAAGACGGCAAATTAGATACCCCATTTTTAACTCCAGAATCAGTAATGAAACATGAACAATAGAAACTACAACGATCCTGTTTATAAACAGTGGCGAAAAAATGTTTACAAAAGAGATCACTATCAATGCCAATGGCCAAATTGCACCTTCAAGAAAAAATTACACGCCCACCATATTTACAAATGGGCCGATTTCCCCGCTCTAAGATTCGTAATAGATAATGGAATTTCTCTCTGCAAAATTCATCATGATATGATTAAAAACCAGGAAGAAATATATGCTCCAGTATTTAGTAAAATTTTAGCGAGTAAAAAATGATAGATAATGAATTTACTATTATAATAGATACGCGCGAACAAAAACCCTGGGAGTTTTCTAATCACGCTACTGCTAACCATAAGTTAGATACTGGAGACTATAGTATACAAGGACTAGAAAGCATTCTCGCTATAGAACGCAAAAGGAACATATCAGAATTCGCCAATAATATAACAGAAAGTCGTTTTACTGATGTTGTTGATAGATTAAGCAAAACTAAATACTCATTTATTCTTTTCGAGTTCGACATGAAAGATGTAATGAATTATCCCATTGGAAGCAATATACCAAAACGACTATGGAACAAAATTAGAATTAGTCCGGCCTTTATTATTAAACATATTGTGGATCTGCAAGTTGAACACAATATTAAAATTATTTTCTGTGGCGACAGCTCAAATGCTGAAAAAATAGCTTTGTCTTTAATGAGAAAAATATACAAGAAAGAAAATATCAAAGATGTATGATGATGCTTGGTTGGGATTAGGCGAACTAGATAAAATCGTTATACCAACGAACCCTATGATTCGTCGGAATAAAAAAGATATAGAAAACCCTGATCGACATTTAATCAAGCTACTTAAAGATCCTGAATACTTTGGAGCAACCTGTAAACTCCTGTTTGATATAGAGCTTCATCCTATACAGGTGGCAATATTACAAGAGTTTTGGACAAGACCATTTCCCATGTTCGTTGCTAGTCGTGGTTTCGGCAAGTCTTTTATTTTAGCATTATATGCTTTTTTGAAATGCATATTTGTTCCGGGCACTAAAATTGTTATTGTGGGCGCCGCTTTCCGACAGAGTAAAGTTATATTTGAATATATGGAAACATTATGGAGAAACAGTGCTATTATTCGTAGTATTTTTAGTGGCAATGAAGATGGTCCACGACGCGATGTTGACAGATGCACTATGAGACTAGGAACAAGTTGGGCCATTGCTATTCCATTAGGAACAGGTGAAAAGATCAGAGGTTTGCGCGCTCACATTATTATCGCGGACGAATTTGCTTCTATTAGTCCGGATATTTATGAAACGGTTGTTTCTGGCTTCGCTGCTGTTAGTGCCACACCAATACAAAACGTAAAGAAAGAAGCAAAAAAACAAGCAATGAAAGACGCAGGAATATGGAACGAAGATCTTGAAACACTAAGCCAAAGCATGGGTAATCAAGCACTAATTGCTGGAACCGCTGATTATGCTTTTAAACATTTTGCTAGTTATTGGAAACGATATAAATCTATTATAGAAAGTAGAGGAGAAAAATATAAACTAGAAGAAATTTTTAAAGGAGAAGTACCAGATAATTTTAACTGGAAAGACTATAGTATTCTTAGAATACCATATGAATTAATACCCAAAGGATTTATGGATGACAAACAAGTAGCGCGAGCAAAAGCTACCATTCATACTGGCATATACAACATGGAATACGCAGCATGTTTTACAGAAGATAGCGACGGGTTCTTCAGAAGGTCGTTAATAGAAAGTTGTGTAACAAAAGATAATAGTCCAATTATTATTGGCAATGAAAATATCGTATTTGATGCTAAGATAGTCGGAGATCCAAAATTAAAATATATTTACGGTGTGGATCCTGCTAGTGAAAAAGATAATTTTAGTATAGTTGTTTTAGAATTACATCCTTCTCATAGTCGAATAGTTTATTGTTGGACAACAAATAGAACAAATTTTAAAGAAAGACAAAAGGCTGGTCTAATATCAGATCACGACTTCTATGCGTTTTGTGCAAGAAAAATACGTAATTTAATGAAAGTATTTCCATGCGAACGCATAGGCATGGATGCTCAGGGCGGAGGTATCGCAATAGAAGAAGCTCTACATGATCCAGCAAAATTAGAAGAAGGAGAAAATCTAATATGGCCAGTTATAGAAGAAAAAAGTAAAGATACTGATGATCAAGTAGGCTTGCATATTTTAGAATTGGTTCAATTTGCCAAGGCAGACTGGACAGCACAATCTAATCATGGTTTAAGAAAAGATCTTGAAGATAAAGTTTTATTGTTCCCAAGATTTGACGAACTAAGTTTAGTTTTAGCTTTAGATCAAGAAAATAGAAATATAGAAACAGCAGATCTAACTCCTCTTTATGATACAACTAGTGAATGCGTACTAGAAATAGAAGAACTAAAAAATGAACTGACAACTATAGTAATGAGCCAAACCAGTGGATCATCCGGAGCCAGAGATAGATGGGATACTCCTGATATTAAAATGCCAAATGGTAAAAAAGGAAAACTACGAAAAGATAGATATAGCGCATTATTAATAGCAAATATGTTAGCTAGACAAATAAATAGAGCATTACAACCAGTAACTTATGATATAATAGGAACAGACGCTTCCAAATCAGTTAAAAATAATGGTCAAATGTATAAAGGTCCTACTTGGTTTACAGAAGCAGCAAATGAGGATATTTATATAGGAATACGGAAGTAGTGTGTATAATACAATTATAATCCTATTACAATACTAATAGAAAAAATATGGCCAAAAAATATCCAAAAAGCGAAGCTATTCAAGATGCTGTTTTAGCCGATTCTGAAGCATATGTTACTTGGGGGGATGACTTAAAAAGCAAACAAGACGCTCTCAAACAAACAGCAGGATGCTTAGATGAATACGGTCTTTTCAAAGCTAACGCTGGATTTAACTATCGTAGCAATGATTATTCTAATCTTTTACCCGGAGATATAAGCGGTAAACCAGGATTAACTAGACGAGGATATGATTATTTTCGTCCAGACGAAGCTGTTCCAACAGAAATAAAACAGATTATTCGTAGAGCAGATGATGTTTATCAAAGGGTTGGTCTTGTAAAGAATGTTATTGATCTTATGGCAGACTTTGCTGTTCAGGGTATTAAACCAGTTCATAAAAATAAAAGAATAGAAAGATTTTATAGAAAATGGTTTAAGAAAATTAATGGTAAAGAGAGAAGCGAAAGATTCTTAAATAATATTTATAGAGTAGCAAACGTAGTAATTAATAGACAAACAGCAAAAATTAGTTTAAAAACTGCTGATGAATTCTTTAGAGCAACAGCGGCAGCAGATACTACAGAACAAGACTCTCTCAATGTAGACGTAGAGAAAAGAGAGATACCTTGGAGATATACTTTTATAGATCCAGTTTATGTTAATGTGGCTGCTGGTCCTTTAGCATCTTTTGTTGGTCAAAAAAGATACGAGCTTTCTATCCCAGTTGGATTAAGAAAAATTATAACATCACCAAAAACAGATAATGAAAAAGCTATAATTGCTGGATTACCATCACAAATTGTAGAAGCAGCAAAAACTAAAAAACCGTATCCTTTAGACCCACAAAAAACTCTTGTATTTCATTATAAAAAAGATGATTGGCAGAGTTGGGCATTTCCTATGATCTATAGCATTATGGATGATATTACAGTTATAGAAAAGCTTAAATTAGCAGATATGGCCGCGCTAGACGGAGCAATATCAAATATTAGAATTTTTAAACTTGGTAATCTCGAACATAAAATTGCTCCAACAAAAGCAGCAGCAAGTAAACTATCAAATATTTTACAAAATAATGTTGGTGGAGGAACTTTAGATCTTGTTTGGGGTCCAGATATCGAGCTTTTAGAATCCCAAACTAACGTACATCAATTTTTAGGGGAAAATAAATACATTCCGCATATGAATAGTGTTTATGCTGGTCTTGGCATTCCTCCAACCTTAACAGGAACATTCGGTGCTGCTGGCACAACAAATAATTTCATAAGCCTGAAAACACTTACTCAAAGACTTCAGTATGGCAGAGATACTTTGATCTCTTTTTGGGAGAAAGAATTTGAGTTAGTACAAAAAGCTATGGGTTTTAAATACTCAGCTAGATTAGAGTTTGATAGAATGGATCTAAGTAACGAAGATGCAGAAAAAGCACTATTAATTCAATTAGCAGATCGTAATATTATTAGTGATGAACTTATTCAATCCAGATTTGGATTTGATTCTGAAATGGAAAAAATTAGACTTAATAGAGAAAATAGAGAAAGAGATACAAATAGGATGGTTCCCAAAGCCGGTCCTTGGTATGATCCTATGTTTGAAGAAGCAATGAAAAAAATTGCTTTGCAAATAGGTCTTGCTACTCCGAGTCAAGTTGGTCTTGAGTTGGAAAAGAAAAAATCTGGAGAAAAAACTGTTTTGGAAATGAAAATACCAGCCGCTCCCTTTGGCCAACCAACTAGCGTTAAAGATTCGCCAGAATCTTTAAAAGGAGTGCCAGGACAAGGAAGGCCCAAAAACTTAAAAGATTCTTCAAAGAGAAAAGAAAAGAAATTTTCCCCACAAACCGGAGCCACACTTCAGTTATGGGCAGATAGCGCACAAGATAACATTTCTGAAATTATAAATCCAATTCTATTAGATTTTTATAAAAAGAAAAATATGAGAAGTTTATCTAGCATTCAATATTTAGAGGCCGAAGAAACACGATCTAAAATCCTCTTTTCTGCATCACCTTTCGATAAGATAGATCAAGACTTTATACAAAAAAGTTTTGCGACTATTAACAATAATAATGTCAATAAAATTTTTGATCAATATTCTTATTTTCTTACCAATATTAAAAAGTCTTTTGCCAGAGAATTGACTGTTAACGAACTAAAACAGGTTAAATCTTATTTCTATTCTATGGTGTATGAAAATCTACACAACTAAAGAGACAAAAATATGATTATATACGCTCAAGAAAAACAAGACGATCTAGAAGACCTAATTTTGGCCACTCCACTAATTAGTATAGCATCTATAGTTGAGCCAGCAGATAATAAAAAAATATTTAATAAAAACATTAAAGCATTAGCTTCTTATAATGATGAAGATCTTTATTATGTTCAATCTATTTTAGTTACATCTTCTTGGAATAAAAATGACGATATTTTTCCCAAAGAAGAAGTTTGGGCAGCTAAAGATACTCCAGAGGACAAACCAACAAATTTAGAACATGATGAAAACACTATTATAGGCCATATTGTTTCTAATTGGTCAATTACAGATGACGGAATACTTATAGACAATAATACCGATGTGGATAATTTACCAGATCGATTTCATATTGTCACAGGCTCAGTAATTTACAAAGCATATACAAATCCAGAATTAAAAAATAGAACAGCTAAATTAATAGCTGAAATTGAAAACGGAACAAAATATGTTAGTATGGAATGTATGTTTAAGGGTTTTGATTATGGATTAATTAATGAGGCTACTGGAGAATATAAGATATTATCTAGATCTGATGAGACATCATTTTTAACAAAACATCTTAGAGCATATGGTGGAAGTGGTAAATATGAAAACCATAATATAGGTAGAGTATTGAGAAATATTACTTTTTCTGGTAAAGGCTATGTTGACAAACCAGCCAATCCGGATAGTATAATATTTAACAAGGAAAATTTTACCAGTTTATCAACAACAAAAAATAGCGAAAAAAGTTTTTCGGGTGTATCAGAAAAGAGTACAAATCCTATGGAGGCTAATAATATGAGTTTAGAAAAAGAAGTAGCAGAATTAAAAGAAAAGGTAGAGGCCATGACAGACTGCGCCTCAGCTACCAAGGAAGCTTATGCTCAAATTATTGAGCTAAAAGAAACAGTAGCTTCTTTACAATCAGAACTTGAAACCAAGTCCACTGAGTTAGTAAATACAAAATCTTCAATCGACGAATTAGTTGCTCAAACAGAAGCCGCTAAAAAGATGAGCGAAGAAGAAATGATGAAAAAAGAAGAAGAAATGAAGAAGGCCAAATCGGAACTCGATTCTGCTCTAGAGGCGATTGCTGCTTACAAGGGTAAAGAAGAAGAGATGATGAAGAAAGAAAAGAAAATGAAAAGAATGGCTTCTTTACTCGAAAAAGGTCTAGATCAAGAAGTTGCTTCGTCAGCCGTTGATCAATTTGAATCCTTAGAAGACGTTGCTTTTGATGCTATGGTAGAACTAGTCAGTAATGCGGCTAAAAAGGTTAAAATGCCAGAAGTCAAAAAACCAAAAGCTTCTGAAACAGAAGTTGAGGAAATTCTTGATAACGTAGAACCAAATGATGATCTTGATCTCAGTGCTGGTAGCGACACCCAAGAAAGTGTTAACACCACCCGTGCTGCATTAGTTGATTTTGTATGCGCTAGACTAGGTAAAAAACTTAATAAGGGAGAATAATAATATGGCTCTTAAATCAGATCGTATCGAACTTTTAACTGATATCTCTTTCTTCATGACAACAACTGCTGAAAGAGGCGGTGTTGTTAGTGCAGTAACAAGTGGTTCAGGCGTTTCAATGGACGACGCTAGTGCTGTAGTAGCTTATGCTGCTGCTGCTTCTGGCGCTAAACCATTAGGCGTTTTACTAAATGATGTTGTTAATCTTGATCTTACAAGACAACACATTAACTGGCACAAAGATGAAGTGCAAGTTGGTGGTAAAGTAACACTATTACGCAATGGTCAGGTAACAACAAACCGTCTCGTATCTGGCATTACTCCAACAGCGGGTACTCCAGCATATGTTGGTGCTAGTGGTCTAATTGGTACAAGTAGTACAAATGCTGTTCAGATCGGTTCGTTCTTAAGTAGTAAGGACACCGATGGTTATGCCAAAGTATCCGTAAACATCGCTTAATTAAGGGAGAAAAAAAATATGACTAAGGCTTTTGAACCAACACCAGAACTTACCGATCTTCTAGTTCGTTCTGGCTCATTAAATAAAGAAGAGGCACTAGGTGCTAATGCAGAATTTGCAAAAGCTCTAGAACTTCCACTTCGTCAAGGCATTCTAAATGGCGATATTCTAGACGGCATCTTTGAGCCAATCACACTTGCCCAAAGTGCTACTCCAGAATTCCCACTAGATTTCCTTGCTCCAGGTACTGAAAAGGACTTTGTGGCTTACACAATTCCTAATCACGGTTATATTCCAGAGCGTCACGTTGAAGGCGATTATGTCATGGTTCCAACCTATGACATCGGCGCTTCAATCGACTACCTCTTAAAGTATGCTCGTGATGCTCGCTGGGACGTTGTTGGTCGTGCTATGGAAGTTATGGAAGCCCAATTCGTCAAGAAGATGAATGACGATGGCTGGCATACACTTCTCGCTGCTGGTGTTGATCGTAATATCGTAGTATTCGATAGCGATGCTGCTGCTGGTCAATTTACAAAACGCCTAGTAAGTCTAATGAAGACTGTTATGCGTAGAAATGGCGGCGGTAACAGTGCCAGTAATAATCGTGGTATGTTAACTGATCTTTATGTCTCTCCAGAAGCTATGGAAGACATTCGTAATTGGGGTGTTGATCAAGTTGATGAAGTAACTCGTAGAGAAATCTATGTTGCTGCTGATGGCACACTTAATAGAGTTTTCGGCGTGAATCTTCATGATCTTGATGAACTTGGCGAAAGTCAAGAATATCAACTATTCTATACCAATGTTCTTAATGGCACATTAGCCGCTAGTGACGTTGAATTAGTTGTTGGCCTTGATATGCGCAAGAGAGATAGTTTCATAATGCCAGTTCGTCAAGAAGTTCAGATTTTCGAAGACGATACTCTACATCGTCAAAAGAGAGCTGGTTTCTATGGCTGGGCAGAACAGGGCTTTGCTGTTCTTGATAACAGACGTGTCCTACTAGGCTCTCTCTGATTACTATAAGTTAATAACTTAAATATCAAACAATTAAGCCGCTCTTTACTGGGCGGCTTTTTTGTTTATTAGGTGTATAGTGTTTATATACAACAAAATCTGAGGATATAATATGTCATGGCAAACAGAGTTGACCGCAATGGTCAGAACTTTAATTAACGATGCCACAAAACCATATCAATTTAGTGATAATAGAATAGTACAAACAATATTAGTCGCTGGTAAATACATACAATTTGATGTTGATTTTGATAATCAATATACAATAGATGTTACAAATCTTACCATGTCGCCCGACCCTACTCAAATTAATGATCAATTTTTTATAATATTATTATCTCTAAAAGCTTCTTGCTTAGTGGACCAGGGAACTTTAAGATCAAAAGCCGCCACAGAAGGAGTTAGGGCTGCTCTAGGGCCTGCTAGTTTAAGTGTTGGTGGAGCCGCTGCTGGTTGGGAGATGATTTTAAAACACGGTCCATGCAAGCTTTATAGAGATCTAGCAGAATATTGGGATGTTTCTAATGCTAGTGCTATTGCTGCTATTCTTGGACCATTTAGTGGTAATAAATTTGATCCAGAATTTCAACATGAGAGAAGCAAAAACAGTGATCGTAGTGGCTTTTATCCGTAAACTAGAGGTATAAACTATGCCAGCAGGAACTTATAATTTTACTATAGAACAAGGGGCCTCTTTTGGTCTTAGCTTAACATATGCGGATTCTAGTGGAGTGCCAATAAATCTATCCGGATTCCAGTGTGCTAGAATGCAGTGGAACGCAAATAATAATAATACATATCAATTTACTACTACTAATACAAATAGTGGTTTATATTTATTTGAATTTGGATCACCATTAAGTAGTGGTATTATTAATTTTAAATTACCAGCTAGTATCACAGCAGGATACGACTTCACATCGGCTAATTATGATATGGAATTAGAATCTTATGCTGTATTTTATAGTGGCGGAGGTCCGCAAGTTATAAGATTATTACAAGGCACAATTACTGTAGAACCTGAGATTACGAAAATTAGCTGTGCTGGTGTTTAATGAGCACTATTACGATAGTAACGCTTAATGGTGAAACATACACCATAAATGTTGATCAACCGAACTCAAATAATCTTGAGGTCACAGAAGGTGTTGGATCAACTAATAATGTGTCTGTTTCTGAACTTGGCTCTGAAAGCCAAAATATATCATTAGATGATGCTGAAATTAATGTTGTTACTATACAACCAACAGAATCATCAACAATATCTGTTGCTACTACGGAAATATCTAATTCTGTAGTAACAATTAACGAAGGACAACAAGGTCCTCCTGGAGCGGGCGCTCAAGGCATACAAGGCATACAGGGTCCTCAAGGAACAACTGGAATACAAGGATTTTATGGTATTCAAGGAACTCAAGGAGTTCAAGGTCGTCAAGGGACTCAGGGAATCCAGGGGACTCAAGGAACTCAAGGAATTCAAGGAATTCAAGGGGTCCAAGGAACTCAAGGAGTACAAGGAAACCAAGGAACACAAGGTACTCAAGGTGTACAAGGCTCTCTTGGCATACAAGGTATCCAGGGAATACAAGGTGTTCAAGGAAATCAAGGAACTACAGGCATACAAGGGTTAGTTGGTAACCAAGGAACACAAGGAATCCAAGGAGCTCAAGGAATTCAGGGCAATACTGGTACTCAAGGATCTGTTGGAATTCAAGGAACACAAGGCGTTCAAGGCGTTCAAGGCAATCAAGGCACTCAGGGCTTATTAGGCATACAGGGAAATCAGGGTATACAAGGTGTTCAAGGAACTCAGGGTACTCAAGGCATACAGGGCAACACTGGCGCCCAAGGATCTAATGGTACACAAGGTACTCAAGGTACCCAAGGAACTCAGGGGATCCAGGGTGTTACTGGAAGCCAAGGAAACACTGGTAGTCAAGGCTCTCAAGGATTACAGGGTAGTCAAGGTACTCAAGGAACAATTGGAAGCCAAGGAAGTCAAGGAACTCAAGGTAGCGTAGGCAATCAGGGTACTCAGGGAATCCAAGGCACCACTGGCTCTCAGGGATCTGTGGGAAGCCAAGGGAGTGTTGGATCTCAAGGCTCTCAAGGAACACAGGGAATACAAGGAGAGCAAGGCATTCAGGGACAGACAGGTATCCAAGGCAGTCAAGGTGCTCAAGGAACACAAGGAGTACAAGGAACTATAGGAGCACAAGGACAGATTGGTTCTCAAGGAACCCAGGGTCTGCAAGGAACTCAAGGAATCCAGGGTATACAAGGAACTATTGGCAGTCAGGGCTTAGATGGCATACAAGGAAGTCAAGGAGTTCAAGGTATACAAGGAGGCATTCCGTCTATAACTAATTATGCAGATAATAGGATATTAACTAGTGATGGAACCACAACTGGCGTTAATGCCGAAACCAATCTTACGTTTAATGGTTCTCTATTAGCTATTAGCGGAAATCTTGTTGCTAATACTGGCAATTTAGATGTTTTATATTTTAATACCAATATAGAACCAACACTATTACAAGGACAAATGGCTTGGAATGATACTGAGGGCACTGTTGATATAGCTCTAACAGATACTGCTATTATAAATCTTGGTGAACATGAAATGTTTAGAGTTAGAAACGAGACAGGTGGCGTTCTATACAAAGGTCAGGCCGTTATGGCTAGTGGAGTTCACGCTAATGGTATTATAGAGCCAAGCTTATATACCGCTAATGGTAGTGTCAGAGAAGTAAGATTTATGGGGCTGGTTTATGAAAACATAAATGATAATAATAATGGTTACGTTATTCATTTTGGTCATGTAAATAATATTGATACTCGTGGAAATGTTGTTAGCAATATTGCTGTGGGCGATGAAACATGGGCTAATGGAGATATATTGTATGTGCATCCAACCGTAGCGGGTAAACTCACTAAGAACGAACCCAAACATAGTATCTCCGCCGCCATAATTCTTGATGCTGCTAATAATGGTAAAATATTTGTAAGACCCATAAGTTATGGTCATTTAAATGATAATCATGATGTGGCTGTTAGTGGTGCTACTAATGGTCAATTTTTACAATACAATTCTGCTACAGACTATTGGGTTCCTAGTAGTAGTGGAAACTTTACTACATTATTAGTTAATGGTATCGGAGTTAGCATTAGTGGTCATACACACACAGCCTCTCAGATAACAGATTTTAATGAGGCCATAGACGATAGGATTGGTAGCGGATTGTTTGTTGCTGGAACTGGTATCAATCTAAATTACAATGATGCTGGAAATATTTTCACGGTTAGCGTTACTGGTCTAGTTAATAACCCAACCAATAATAGAATATTGACTAGTAGAGACAACACAACCACAGGTATTGATGCTGAAAGCAACGCTACGTTTGATGGAACCACATTAGCTGTTAGCGGGGTATTAATAGTTGATAAAGTTAAAATAGATAATAACGTTATATTTGCAGAAACACCAACAAACAATAAACACTATTTAGGTATTAATGTTGATCAACTCTTTATTGACACGTCGGAATATTCTGCTGCTGCTGGTAGTGGAGGAGTAACAATATTTGGAACTAATAATCCAACATTAATAATTACAAATGAAACAGCCGAAGACTATCCTACAGAAATTAAATTAAGAAGCGCTGGTGGATCATCCAATAAATTAATTATAGGTTCTTATAATACCGAAAATTATAATGGAAATGGTCCTTCAGCTAATGTTAATGAAATTTACTCTTTAGCCGATTATGATCTAAGTATTCTTGCTGAGAGCGGTAGTTTAAATCTTAATGCTTTTAATAATAGCGTTAATATCGGACCAATATTAAATGTTGATAATTTAAGAATAGATGGAAATACTATTAGTTCCACTAATACTGATGGTAACATTATTATAACTCCAAGTGGTAGCGGAGCATTACAAAGAGATAGTGGTGGAAATACCAGAGGTTCCTATGCTGTTGACTGGCAGACAGAGAGATTTAATAATAATCAAGTAGCTTCTGGGCCATGGAGTGTTATAGGTGGAGGAACATACAACAGAGCGGCTGGACAAGAGAATGTTATAGCGGGTGGAAATAGCAACTATACGGATGGCCTTGTTTCTGTTATAGCTGGTGGAACAACAAATAAAGCTTTAGGAGCTTATTCTGCTGTTGTTGGCGGAGATAGAAATAGTGTTAGTGGAGACTACTCTTTTATAGGAGCAGGATCTCTTAATAATATTAGTGGAAATTTTAGTTCAATAATTGGAGGAGAATATAATAATGATGGAGGATATAATAATGTATTTATTTTAGGTAGTAATCTTACCGGAGTACAACCAGACACAACATACACACAAAATCTAATTGCTGCTGGTAGTGGCAAATTTACAAATCTTTATGTTAACACTACTCCTGTTAGCGTTAGTGGACATACCCACATAGCATCACAAATAACAGACTTTAATGAGGCTGTTGATGACCGCATAGGATCAGGATTATTTGCGGCCGGAACTGGTATTAATTTAAATTATAATGATGGTAGCAACAGCTTCGCTGTCAGTGTCACAGGACTCATAAGCAATCCTGCAAACAATAGAATATTAACTAGTAGAGACAGCACAACCACTGGCATTGATGCTGAAACTAATGCTACTTTTGATGGAACCACACTAGCAGTTAGCGGAGCCGTAACTGTTGATAATCTAAGACTAGACGGTAATACTATTAGTAGCACAAACTCTAATGGTAGTATTATTATACAACCAAGTGGTACTGGAGCATTACAGCGTGATAGTGGCGGAAACGCTAGGGGAGAATATGCTGTTGATTGGCAAACTGTGCGATCTAGCGGCACCATGGTGGCTGGTGGAAATTATAGTGTTATTGGCGGGGGATATAACAACACCAGCAGCAACAACTACAGCACCGTGGGCGGGGGAAGTAGCAACACCAGCAGCGGAAACAAAAGCACAGTTGGCGGGGGGTATGAAAACACCAGCAGCGGATTCGCTAGCACCGTTGGCGGGGGAAATAGCAACACCAGCAGCGGATACTACAGCACAGTTGGCGGGGGAGGAAGCAACACCAGCATCAACCTCTACAGCACAGTTGGCGGGGGAAAATACAACACCAGCAGCGGCACCTACAGCACCGTGGGCGGGGGAAGAATCAACACCAGCAGCAACAACTACAGCACCGTTGGCGGGGGACTTAACAACACCAGCAGCGGATTCGCTAGCACCGTTGGCGGGGGAAATGGCAACACCAGCAGCAACAACTACAGCACCGTGGGCGGGGGATATGACAACACCAGCAGCGGAAACAAAAGCACAGTTGGCGGGGGATATCAAAACACTGCCAGCAACTTCTACAGCACAGTTGGTGGGGGACATAACAACACCAGCAGCGGCTACTACAGCACCGTTCCTGGCGGATTTAGAGCAGCAGCAACAAAATACGGCGAATTGTGTCACGCGGCAGGACGCTTTGCTAATAATGGTGATGCTCAGCACACAGTACTATTAGCAAGAACATCAACACTAAGCGGAACGTTTACTGTTAGCATAGCTAGTCCAGCAGTATTTACAAAAAGTAATCACAACTTAAAAGCTGGAGATACCATAACACTAAGCACCACAGGAAGTTTACCAACAGGATTAAATACTACCACAACCTACCATGTTATTAGTTCTGGTATCAGCGCCAATGCCTTTAGGGTTAGTACAAGTGCGGGCGGAAGTGCTGTTAATACTAGCGGAACTCAAAGTGGAACTCATTCATTAACTGTTACTAGTAGCAGATTAACACTAAACGGAGCGATTGGGGTAACAGCTCAAGAACTATTAACACTACCAGCAGAAACAACTTGGACATTCGAAATCAAATTGAGCGCATATAATGATACTGATAATGTTGCCGCTGGCTGGATATATCGAGGAGTTATACGACGAAACGCCGCTAACAGCACAACATTAGTTGGTAGTTTAATAGAAGAAAGTTGGAAAGAAACCGCCATGAATAGCGCAAGTGCTAGTGTGGTTGCTGATGATACTAACGAAGCATTAGAAATAAGAGTAACCGGATTAACTAGTAAAAATATTCGCTGGGTAGCAGTTGTGGATATCTCTCAAGTTAGTTATGGTACACCATGATGTTTATGAGTATTATAGGATAAGGATCTGATACAACAGGAGACAATATGAAAAAGTTCTTTTTTATTAGCGGACTTCCAAGATCTGGAAGCACCTTACTTTGTAATATATTAGCCCAAAATGACAACGTTTTTGTTAGCAAAGCAACAAGTGGCTGTCACGATGTTTTGTTTGGTGTTAGAAATCAGTGGGATAAACTGATTGAGCATCAAGCGGAAGGTGTGGATTATAATCAACTAAAGAGAGTACTAAACTCTATATTAAATAATTATCATTCAACAGATAAAAATACTATTATTGATAAGGGTAGAGGATGGCTTTCTTTGATAGAAATGATTGAATTTATAAATGGTTCAACCCCTAAAATTATAGTCCCGGTGCGTAATATTACAGAAATACTAAGTAGTTTTGAAAAACTATGGAGAAAAAGTACTGGTCAAAGTCAGTGGAACTTTGAACAGGGTGATTATATCAAGAGTCAAACTGTGGAGGGACGCTGTGATATTTGGGCTAGTGCTGGTCAACCAGTAGGACTAGCATACAACAGAGTAAAAGATACTATTACTAGAGGCTATCAGAACGATCTTCTTTTTGTGGAATTTGACCAATTAACTAGCCAGCCAACGCAGACCCTCAAAATGGTGTATGATTATTTAGAATTACCCTACTATCAACACAACTTTAATAATGTGGAACAATACACTCAGGAGGATGACGAAGGAGTTCATAGAATCCAAGATTTGCACAAAATCAAACCAGTAGTAGTTCCTGTTCCCCATGATAGTGATAAAATATTAGGTAAATTTTTAGTAGAAAAATATAGTAATCTAGAATTATGGAAAAATTAAAATGAGTATATTAGACAACAACAGGCCAGACAGAATAGAAATTCCCAAAGCTAAAATGGCCGCTAATCGTTTAATTCAAATGACCAAACAAACTTATCAACAAATGGTTCAATCTTTTAATCAGGGTGCTCAAATATTTTGGAAAAATGGTATGGGCGCCACCCCATCAGAGATTGCTGCTGAATTGGGGGAAGACGCTAAAGAAGTTTTTGAGTTGCATCACAAGCTCGGCCAACTTATTGCTACCGTTAAACCAGAAGCCATAGCCGAAGGAGTTGATCTAGTTGGTAACTTTATAATAAATGAAGATGGTACCGTTACTATAGTTGAGCCAGAAACGCCAGTTTCTCCAGAATAAGGATTAAAATATGCCTATTGATTATGGTACAAATAATGTATCTAGTAGTGGCAATATTAGTGTTAGTGGTATAGTTACCGCTATTAGTGGTGTTTTTACTAATCTAACATTTAATGGAACTGTTGTCAGTATTAGTGGTCATACTCATACGGCTTCTTCAATTACTGATTTCAATGAGGCTGTTGATGATCGTATAGGCAGTGGACTATTCGTTGCTGGTACTGGCATCAATCTAAACTATAATGATAGTACTAATAGTTTTACTGTTAGTGTAACCGGGGTTAGTTTTAGTGGTCATACCCATACCTCGTCAAATATAACTGACTTTAACTCTAGCGTAAGTGGATTATTACCAACCATATCAAATAGTGGAAATAATAGAATTCTTACAAGCACAGGAAGTACTGTTGGCATAAATGCTGAGTCGAATCTTACATTTGATGGTACTACTTTTGTTTGTAGCGGAAGTGCTAGAATAGGAAATTTAGATTATATAGATGTGGATGATGAGTATGTTTTTATTAGAAATTTCAATGATATTCCTATATTTGAGGGTGAAGAACTTATACTAAATAGCAGCGACGGAATCAATTCAGTAAGTTGGGGCGGTAGAAGTTTAGTTAATAACTATGGACAACCAAATTTCAATTGGAGCGGATCAGGAGTTTCTGTTGGTGTTGGCGCTTCACCGGTAAATGACTATGCTCTATATGTTACTGGTAGTGGTTATTTTAGTAATAATGTAACGATAAATAATCAAACAGCAAACACCATAGCGGGTTTTGACGGTAATAAAAATATTACCTCTCTAGCTACTGGAACATATCCAAGCTTAACCGAATTAAGTTATGTTAAGGGTGTTACGAGCGCACTACAAACCCAACTTAATGCTAAACAAAATACTTTAACAAATCCTGTTACTGGCACAGGAGCAGCGAATCATATAGCATACTGGACTAGTAGTAGCGGAATAGCTCACGATGCTAGTCAATTATTTTGGGACGCTACTAATAATAGATTGGGTGTAGGTACCGCTTTACCATCCGGAACATTAAATGTTATAGGAACTGGATTGTTTTCTACCACAACAGGTATAATTCCAAATGCTTTACTAGATCTGTATTCAGCTACTAGTGGGGATATGATATTTAATGTTGAGGGTACTAATGGGTCATTATTTAGCGTTATAGACAATCTTAGTGGCACTCTTATGAGTGTTAATAATAATGCTGGGTTACCAGTGTTTGAAGTATTTAGTGATGATAGAGTGATTGGTGGACGATATAATCAAAATGATTTTGTAATTAGTAGTGGTGGTAATGTTGGAATTGGAACAGCGTCGCCCACCTCAAAACTTCATGTTATTGGCTCTGGTCTATTTAGTTCAGATATTAATGCTAATAGATTTATTAGCTCACAATCATCTGGCGATGAGGGTGGAGAAATATTACTCAATAAACCAGCAACAAATAGTTCCATTAGTGGTAATCTCACAATAGATTTATGGCAAAATAGATTACGAATTTTTGAGACCACAGGATCTAACAGAGGATACTATCTAGATATAACAGAGGGTGCTGCGACCGCAGGAACTCCATTAAAAACAAAAACTTTAAGATTATTTACAGCTCTAGATAATCAACCTCCAGCATCCGCATTCGCAACATTAGATACGAGAAACAGTATTGCTGTTTTAGATTTCGACGACACGACAGAAGAAAGTGCAGTATTTGTTGGGGTTGTACCAGATAATGCTAATCTAGCATCAGGACTTTCAGTACGAATTCATTGGATGGCAACTACTGCTACCAGTGGTAATTGTCGTTGGGGTATTCAATTTGAAGATATGAATACCGACGAGGATGCCGATTCATTCGATACCGCAACAGAAGCTCATTCTGCTACTAACGGCACCGCCGGAATACCAACCACAACAACAATAACATGCACAACCATAGATTCATTAGTTGCTGGTGATTTCTTTAGGATCAAAATTTATAGAGATGTTAGTGATACTACTAATGACACTATGACTGGAGATGCTGAACTTATTGCTGTGGAAGTTAGGAGTGTTCTATAATGGCATATAATTTTGTTAGAGCAAGCTCACAATCTATTTCTGGTAATGGACCATCTATTTCTGTTTATCCTGTAACTTTTTCCGCATGGGCCTATGCTACTAATGATACTGTTGCTATGACAATTATGTCTTGGCTGCAAGCAGCTACTAATCAAGGATTTCGTACGCTATTTGCTGGCCAAGCAGTAGCAGATCCTATTAGAGGTAATTTATTAACAACAGTAAATTATATTGCCCAAACCACTAGTGGATTCACTATTAATACTTGGCACCATGTTTGTTTCGTTTGTTCATCCTCAACATCACGAACAATTTATAGAGATGGAGGTTCCAGTGGCACTAATACGACTGATGTTACGCCAACTAGTTTAACTAGAGTTTTAATTGGAACAAATACAGTAGAAGGTTTCGATGGTTATATAAGTGACATTGCTATATGGTCAGCAGCTCTCAATATTGACGAGATTAATAGCTTAGTTAAAGGATTCTCTGCAAAAAAAATAAGGCCACAATCACTAGAGTATTATGCTCCTTTGGTAAGAAATCTTTATGAATATAATAATAATACTACTTTAACAAATAATAACGCAGCAACAGTTACTACTCATAATAGGATATATTCATGAATTTATATTATAATGTTGACACTTATGAAATTAAAGATCTGAGTGATGAACTTGTATCTGGTTGGATTGAAAACGACAATCCCAAAAAAAACAAGTGGGCTTTACTACCAGAAAAACCAGCCAATGATTATTATTGGAATAATGGAGTATGGACGCAATATCAACAATCGGTTCCAGAAAGCGTTAGCGCACGACAAATAAGATTATGGTTAATAAATAACGGCATTCAATTAACTCAAGTAGAAAATGCTATAAATAGTATAGAAGATCCAATAACACGAGAAACTATAAAAGTTGAATGGGAATATGCTCCTTATGTGGAAAGAAATCATCCTATGTTAGCTCCGCTAGCTCAGGCTCTAGGATTAACAGAAAATCAGGTTGATACTGCTTTTATAGAAGCTCAATATATATAGGAAAATATTATGTCTATATACGGAGGACCAGATATAGTTACTGATGGATTAGTTTTTTGTATTGATATTGCTATTACTAGAGTTTATAATAAAGAATTATCAGCAAATGAAATTTTATACAATTATAATGCTACTAAAGGAAGGTTTGGACTATAATGACTAATGTATACGGACAACCTCCACATTTTGACAACAATGATCCTTATTTTGATCCGGTAGGAGAAACATATTCATTTTATACCCCCCCAACTCTTAAAAGTGGAGGAAAAGCTATTCTTTACGGATCTGGATCAACAGGTAGTAGAAAGAATCTTTGTATAAGAAGATATGTTTATCAATATATATCCATGAATGACAATTTTAATTACTACAAAACATATAAAGGTGTTAAAAATTTTGAACAGCCCGATAATGTGATCGACATTTCTGAACTTAATTCTAGATCTCTTGTTCATTCGACAGAAGTAACAGGAGAAAGCGAACCAACATTTATTACTCAATCTATTTTAAAGTCTTTATTTAGCTTTCCTTCTAACAATAGCTATTTTTTTATAGAGGGTGTTCACAGTATAGCTATTGAAAAAGAGCCTGGCGATTTTCCTAATCTTCCTATTCCTAATTTTTTTAAAATATATAGATACGGAAAAATTACTCAAAATAACATTGTCATAGTATATAAGAACAATAATATTGAAAGGAGGCCCAGCACCATATGAGAATAGGCCCATTGGGGGTGAATTCGGTGAAACCTTAACAGATAATGCTGATGGCAATACCGAGCCAAGCACAGAGCCATCTCTGTGAAGGTGTAGAGACTACCTGAAACAAAAAGGTTTGTTTTAATAACAGGCTAGAGCGCCCCCACCACAAACGTGGAAGATATAGTCCATGCTTATAGGAAACTATAGGACACAATGTTGGCGGTAGCCATGGGTCAAAAACATTAAACAATTTTACTAATAAGGTTTTATTGAATGAGCTATAATAACGGACCAAAAATAGTCACAGACTCTCTTATTCTATGCTTAGATGCCGCATCTAATAAAAGCTATTCTGGCAGCGGAGCTAATTGGAATGATATGTCTAGTTCAGGATATAATGCTACACTATATAATAGTCCAACTTTTACTAATAATTATTTTTCTCTTAATGGAACAAGTCAGTATGCAATAGTTCCGCATGTTCTTGAGCCACTGTCTGTGGAAGTTTCTTTTTATATGAACAATAGAAATAATTTTCCAATTATATATGCTGGAGCTAATGCTTATAATTCTACCACGTGGCAGTGGAGCATATTCAATTTCGCTTCTGTTACATATTGGGGTCCAGGATCTTCGTCTACAGCAGTAACAAGTTCTGTTCCTATTAATTCATGGGTTATCGCCACGATTATTAGAAAGTCATCATCTAGTTTATTTTATGTTAATGGTAATCTAGTAAGTACTTTTGGATCAAAGGTTACAACAACTGGGAATATCTATATTGGTCGAGCTGATACAGCTTATATGTCTGGTAGAGTATCCACACTAAAATTATATAATAAAGAACTATCATCGTCTGAAGTTTTACAAAATTATAATACTATTAAAGGTAGATACGGCCTATAAAACAAAGAAAATTTACCGATAGGCTCAAAATATCTAATTTGCCTAATTCTCTTTTTTGATTACTATAATCATATAAGGAGAACTTATGATTAGTGATATAGGAAATTTTGTACAAAAAGCTATCCAAAATGGTGGAAATATTTATCCACTATTAATTCCAACCGATAAAATGGTTGGGCCATCTTTAATGAATCCATCTATAATTAATTTAGATGGTAAATTATTAGTTAATTTGCGTAATGTTAACTACACTCTTTATCATTCAGAAAATGGCGTAAATGAACACGTTTGGGGACCATTGTGTTATCTGCATACCGAACAACACCAAGTATTAGCCACTCATAACATTATATGTGAGCTAGATAATAATTTTAATATAATTCATAGTTCTGTAGTGGATACGTCAACTCTGGATGTTAAACCATTATGGGAATTTGTAGGATTAGAAGATGGTCGATTAATTAAATGGAATAATAAATTATTTTTGAGCGGAGTTAGAAGGGATACCACTACTAATGGTCAGGGTAGAATTGAACTATCAGAAATTGATATAAAAGATAATCCAAAAGAGATTAATAGACAAAGATTACCAGCTCCAGAGCCGAACAACTCATATTGCGAAAAAAACTGGATGCCAATAATTGACAGACCATATCAATATGTAAAATGGACAAATCCTACTGAAGTTGTTGAGTATGATCCAACATCGCAATCTACTAAAACTATAATAATGTCAGAATATAAAAATTTTAATACTTCTGATTTGAGAGGAGGCTCACAAGTTATACCATATGAAAACCACTATCTCGCAATATTACATGAAGTTCATTTATTTACGAGCGAAGCTGGTCGAAAAGACGCAATTTATAGACATAGGTTTGTTTTATGGGATCAAAATTTAAATCCTCTCAGAGTTTCTCCTAGATTTGATTTTATGGACGGTGGTATAGAATTTGCTTGCGGTATGACCGAATTTGAAGGAAAAATATTGATTACTTTTGGTTTTCAAGATAACGCAGCATATTTACTTTCTCTAAATAAATCTATAATTAATGAAATGGTAGGACTATGAATTATTTAATAGATTATATAAATAATCCTAAAAATGATTTATGTAATTTTAATATTGCATTATGGTACGAGTCAATCAATCATTATTCACCAGCACTTTCCTTTTTTCTAAGGTGTGCAGAAGTAACGAATGATATAAATCTAAGATATGAATCTATAATAAGGATGTATCTATGCTATGATAGATTAGGAGGCAGAGATATTACTTGCGAAACTCTACTAAAGCAAGCTATAACGATTGATCCTAAGAAACCTGAAGCATATTTTTTTCTTGGTCAATATTATGAGAAAAAAAATAATTGGATTGATATGTATACGAATGCTTGTATAGCTTTTGATATTTGTGGTCAATCATCAAAATTGATCACCCAATCGAACTACCCTGGGAAATATATTTTTTTACTACAAAAAGCCATATCAGCCTACCATGTTGGTAAACCAACAGAGGCTAGACAGATTTATCAAATCTTATTAAACAATTATTTTGATCAACTATCCGAAGAACATAAGTCTGTTATTGGTAACAATGTATTTTGGCTAGGATCTGGACCGTGTCACATATGTATTAGAACATATTATTCTAAATTTAGAGAGAGGTTAAAATTTTCTTTCTCTGGAATTGAACACGTAGAGAGAAATTATTCTCAAACATATCAAGATATGATGCTATTACATTTATTTAATGGAAAATATAATGGTACATATTTAGAGATTGGAACATCAGAACCATTTAAAAATAGCAATACTGCGCTAATCGAACAGAAATTTGGATGGCATGGAATAGGTATTGAATATGATCAAGATTTAGTTAATAATTATAGACAACATAGAAAAAATCCAGTATTATGCATCGATGCTTTAATTATTGATTATAATAAATTATTACAAAAATATTTTTCAAATATATCTACTATAGATTATCTACAATTAGATATAGAACCTTCTGATAAAACATATGAAGCTTTAATATCAATACCGTTTGATAAATATAAATTTGGATTCATAACATATGAACATGATTATTATGTAGATATTACAAGATCATATAGAACTAAATCTAGAGAATATCTAGAGTCATTAGGATATAAACTTTTAATTCCTAATATTGCTCCAACAGATATTAGCCCATTTGAGGATTGGTGGGTTCATCCAGATATAATAGATAAGAAAACTATAGAAAATATTCAAAAAAATATCATAAGCAACGACTGTAATCAGATAGATCGGTTTTTTCTAAATAATTAGTCATTTTGTTCAATTATGCCATATGGTGTATAATACACTATACCACATAAGGAGAATAAAATGGCCTCTTTCTGCGTTACTCTTTTTGATACTTTAGAGAATCCTGGCGAAAACGATGCGTGTTTTCTATGCGCAACAAGAAATTTAACGCTAGATAAAGGAAGCGGATATAGAATTACATTTCTTTTATCAAAAGACAATAATTCTGTTAATCTAAGTGGATATTCACTAAGAGGAACCATAAAGCTATCTTATACTTCCACAGAATCTTTATTAAATATGTCATCTGCGAATCAATTATTAGAAATAAACAATCAAGCAAGTTCTATATATATGTTTGTTCCAGAAAGTTTTACAAGAAGATTCGATCAAACTTTTGCTGTTTATGAAGTGGAGCTAATTAGCCCAACATCAGAAAATAGCAAAATAGTTAAAGGACTAATTACTTTTATATAAAATATTATGAATATAATAACTACTGAGTTAAAAAATTTATACAAATCTTTCATAGATGAGTTGCTAAGATCTGGCTCTTTGTCTTTACCATGTAAATTGATCTATGAAGGCTCATCATTTTTAGAATGTATAAATTGTGATATAGATCCTATTTCACACAAATCAAGTAATATGTATAAAACTGGTGGGCCAATAACTTTTGCGGATGGACAAATATGTCCCTACTGTAGAGGTATTGGTGGATCATATAGTGAAAATTCTGATACTCTAGATTTATTAGTTATATTTGATTATAAGTACTGGATAAATTTTAATAGCAAAATACATAGTCCAGATGGTTTAGTACAAACTATTAGCAAACTAGAAGACTATCCAAAAATTAAAAATTGCAATAAAATTATAATAGATACAAATATTCAAAACTATACAGAAAGTTTTTATCAAAGAAATAGCGAACCAGAGCCATGTGGCTTTGGAGACAGTTCTTATTTTTTTACATATTGGAAAAAGATATGACTCTAAATTTTAAAGTAAAAGTTTTAGAGGACGATTTCACCATTGCTCAACGCATATCATATGCCTTAGTACCAGAGATTAATAAATATTTAAATAAGATATATCAAAGCATGGCTAGTTCAATATCAGATATTGTTGTTGATAGTATTATTAGTCAACCAGAATATGACTCTTTAATGGGAGGTCAACTACAAGGTGAGTTCGGCATTCCTGATCCATCATCAAGATTATCAGATATAATTTCAACAATAAAGTCAGGATCTAACATAGTAAGAAAACCAACATCTATAGTCAATGGAAAAATTAATGCCGGAATTAGATTTCAAATGATTAGTTCAGATTTTCAAGATCTTATAAGCCTAGGTTCGGCCTCTTTTACTACAGAAAAAGGAACTAAATTAAATTGGCTACAATGGCTTTTGTTAGAAGGAGATACTATTATTATAAGTGATTATGGATTCGTTGCTGGTCCAAATCCTTCATCTAGAACAGGACTAGGTATAATGAAAGGTTATTCTGGAGCATCATGGAGAGTTCCGCCAGAATTTGCTGGTAATATAAAAAATAATTGGATTACGAGAGCCATAGACGCTGCTCAACCATCAATAGAAAAAAAACTAAAAGACCTTATGGACATATAACATGACATACGATCCATCATTCATGGGTGTTGATAATATTGGCACACCATTAATTATTAACGAACTTGAAAATAACTACAAGTCTTTTTTAGACTGGGGATTTTTAAATATTGGTGCGTTTACGAATGTGCATATACCAACACAAAATATAGCTGGATTTGATTTACATATACTCAAACCAACAAATAATCCAAACAAATCTGATCGAACAGTTTGGCAGGCAGCACGAAAAGATTGGGTACACGAATCCGGAGTAAACTATTCTACAGCTGCTCCTATTAACGTCAGCGGTGTTTATGTAAATTCTGTATTTTATCCTGGACCAACAGGAAATGCTACTTTAGGATACTCTATTAATTATCCAGAAGGATGTGTGGTTTTTAACAAGCCCGTAGCTTCCAATAGTAATGTGCAAGTATCATATTCTTATAAAAATATTCAAATCTATAAAATGGAAGAATTTCCATACTGGAGAGAAATACAATATAGATCTTTAGAAAATAAGACCGGACTATCTCTTAGTGATAAGGGCGATTTTGCTATCAATAGTGAACACAGAATACAACTACCAGCAATAATTATAGAAACGATAGCCAGATCCAATAGCAAGCCATATAGACTCGGAGATAAGTCACTAATAATAGAACAGGATATGCTGCTTCATGTTTTATCGGATACTCCGAATCAAAAAAATAATATTATTGATGTTATTAGACTTCAAGAAGATAGAGTAATTTGGCTATATAATACTAAAGAAATTATTAATAGTGGTATTTATCCATTAAACTATAATGGTAGCAAAAATATAAATGGTCAAAATTACTATACAATTGTGAACAATCCAAACTATAGATGGATTAGATGTCAAATTACAGATGTAAATATATCAGAAATTAACTTCACCAATATTAGAATGTACGGGTCTGTAATAAGGCTATCTAACGAAATAATTTTTACTTCTTTCTGAAAATGTGTGTATAATAAATATGTCCAATACAAAACTCTCGTATATAGTGGAGAAATAATATGCCAAATCGTGTTTTTTATGCTAGTCAAGGCGTAAGGGTAGGCGGTACAACAGTACAAGGCGCTCAAAGTGTTGGTATCTCAACAACATTTAATCTAGAGCAAGCTTTTCAATTAGGTCAAGTTGCCCTATATGATAATATCGTGGTTGATCCAGAAGTAGAAGTTACAGTTAGTAAGGTTCTTGATAGCGAAAGCACAATTTGGAATTTGACCACTGGCGGCGGCACACTCATAGCAAATGCTAACAAGTCAACACAAGTTGTTGTTGGTATTGGAGAGGATACAAATGCTACACTAACTACTTCTGCCAGTGTCATCTGTAATGAAATGTTTATTTCTAGTTTAACATATACTTTTCCTGTTGATGGAAATTTTACAGAAGACGTAACATTTGTAGGCAATGCTAAAACAATCGCAGCAACAGGTGTTAGTGCTCCAACTACAAGTGGTACAACTGTTATGCGCAGACAGAATCTTGATATAGCTGGTTCAACTTTACCATCAGAAGTGGCTGGTAAAAATATTACTAGTATCACTATTAATGCTGATCTTGGAAGAGAAAGCATGTACAAGCTTGGTCAATATGGCCCATTCCATCGCTTTGTTAATTTCCCACTAGAAGTAACATGCGAATTCGAAGTTAGTGCTACTGGTGTTGATGGTGTTGCTCTTGATCTCACCGCGATAGGCTGCAGTGGCTCGCCAGTCAATGAACAATCTATTGTTGTAAAGGTTTGTGATACATTAAGCAGTGGAACAGCATACACATTCAATCTTGGTAGTAAGAATCTACTATCTAGTATCAATCAAACCGGTGGCGATACTGGTGGTGGTAATGCTACAATTACATATAGTTATTCAACATATAACGAATTAGATATTGCCGGCTGATTCGATATATAAACAAACTCAAAGGAAAAGTTTGTGCCAGGAAACAACAGAGTATTTTATGGATGTTTGGGTGTTGCTGAGTGCAAATCAGCAGCATACCAGAGAGTTATTTCAGGATCTTTATCTCTGAACAGAGCATTTAGCAATATTTTTGCTAGAGGCAGAAGAGATCCCGTATCAACTTATGGTGAAATGCCAAATGTAGAGTTTACATACTCTCAATATTTATCTAGTCTTACCGGGTTTGCTTCTGAAAATGGCATCAATGATCCAACAGGATTTGACTTGATTATAGGAGACGATACCGCCCCATTCCTTTCTGGTAATAAATCAACAGCGAGATGCTCGTTTGCCCTATTAAATAGTGTAACCTATAATTTACCAGTGGATGCTCCATTTACTGTGGAAAGAAAATATATAGGATTTTCTAAATTGACAGGATCAGCCGCTGGATTAGCAGCAGAATCCACAGGAACTGTTCTCAGAAGACAAGCCTTTGCTAGCGGACTACCCGCCGGATTGGGGCAACAGGCACTTCAAAATATTTCAATTAATTTTACTATAAATAGAACACCAGTTAACGAATTCGCAACAAGAAAACCATATGCAAGTTATGTTAATTTTCCTCTAGAAACAACAGTAACTTTTGAGGTTCTGACACAATCTGTAGACACCTATACCATAGATGCTCTACAGTCTGCGTGTCAAAATCCTTCAACCTACAAACAAAATATTACTATATCTTTAAACTGTGGAGGAGGTAGCATTACAATACCAGAAGCATATTTGACGAATTTAAATTATTCTGGAGCAGACGCTGGTTCAAACAGCAATCAAACACTATCGGCTACATTTACTAGTTATAAAGTTACTAATAGTCAAAATATAAAACCAGTTACAATAATGCCCATAAATGATCCGTGTGCGTAGATTATGGAAATAGATGTAGAAAAAATTCTATACAGAATTTTATTAGGATACTACTATATAGTTATACATAATATAACTTATAAAATTATTTATCCTAGTTTGGATATAAAATATAAAGCTCAATTATTATATGAAAAAATTATAGAGGACAATAAATATGACAAAGCATGGTTAACTCCAGCAGAGATATCTATTTATTTGGATCATAATAATATATGGAACAAGACTAAAGAAGAAGAACTGGAAAATAATAATAAAATTTTAGAGGATCTAAAAATAGATCTATATTTAAATTATATAAATGAGAAGAAAAAAAAGAACATAAAAAATAGCATAAAAACACTAAATAAGTTAATCAATCAACAATATACTCAAAAAACATCAATGAATCATTTGGGCATAGAAGAACAAGCTCTCTCTATTAAAAACGAATTTATTATAATGAACACTATCTATCTTGATGATAAATTGTATTTTGATAATCCAGAAAAAGAAACCCATGATAGTTTATATTTACAAAAATTTATTCATGAGATAGTTATCAATACTATTGATGCGACCAAGCTTAGATTAGTAGTAAAGTCCGACCTATGGAGATCCTACTCTAATTGTGCAAATTTAATTATGAATTTTTTAGATATAAATGATGACTATAGACATTTAATAGGTTTACATAAGATGTATGATAATGCTAGACAACACCAAGAATCTCCATCTGAGGATATAATAAAAGATGATGATGCTTTAGATGGATGGTTTTTACATCAAAATAGAAAAGCAGAAAAGGAAAAGAAGAAAAACGCTATTCTTGGCAAGGTTGGTGATAAAAATAAAAATAAAGATGAAATATTCTTAATAACAAACGACGCCAAAGAATCACAAGAAATATTTAGTGTGAATGACGACAAAGGAAAACAACAAATACAAGAAATGATTGCTGCTAGTCAGCAAAAAGAAACTAAGTGGCAAGATTTGAATTTTGTAAAAGAAAATGTAAAACAAGAAATTAGTTCTAGAAGGAAATAATTATGAAAAATAATAGAAAAGGAATAGTTAATAGTATAAGTAAAAGATTTCAAACCACAATGATTGGATGCCTCGCTAGATTTGAAGATAATTTTGGACACCTTTGGAACCATAATTCCGATGGTAAATTAACAGATAAACAAGAAGAGCTTGCTGAACTATGGGAATATACTAGAACATCTATACTTAATCATGGCAATAATCAAATGAGAGAAGCTATTGATGAAATTATAGATTATATAGAAAAGGAAAACGAAATATTTAGATATCATTTTATTATTAATAACAAGACAAATAAGGAGTAAATTATGAACTTAGATTCTTTTAAATTTTTTATTGATGGTTCAGAACAGGACTTTACAATTAAATCTCCCTCTCTAGGGGATCAGAGAGAGGCCCAGAAGGTATATAATCAAGCCTTCTCTGATGCTGTAAAGTCAGGATGTATTGTACGAGCTAGACTAGATGATCTATTAAAAGAACAAGGTCTGTGGGATGATAACAAACAGGTCAAGTTCAATACCTTGCAACAACAGATATTAGATTATGAAAAGACACTATCCAAAGGTGGTATTAATCTAAAATCGGCTAAAGAGATAGCCATTAAAATGAAAGGTCTCAGAGAGGACATGAGAGAGCTGATCTCTGTTAGAACCAATTTGGATAATCACACAGCAGAAGGTCAAGCTGATAATGCTAGATTTAACTATTTAATATCTGCCTGCTTGGTGTATTCATCTAATAAAGACAAGAAGTATTTTAAGAGTTATGAAGAATATTTGTCAAAAGCCGCAGAGCCTATAGCGATCAAAGCGGCTCAAGTCTTGGCGAATATGCTTTACGGCCTGGATAATGATTACGAAAAGAAATTACCAGAAAATAAATTTTTAATTAAGTATAAGTTTGTGGATGATAAATTACGTTTGGTAAACGCAGAAGGAAAACTTGTTGATAGTGATGGTAGACTAATAGATACTTTTGGAAGATTTATTAACGAAAAAGGGGAATATGTTGACAAAAACGGAAACCTTGTTGATGAAAATGGAGACTACATCACCGACTTTAAACCATTTACTGATGATGATGGTAATCCTATTGTCGAAGATAGTGCTGAAGTTCAACCAAAACCCCAGACTCCAGAAGAGCCTAAAACAGAATTGGTTAATGAAACTAAGCCAGTATCTGTGGACTCTTGATAATTTAACTTTAAAGATTGAATACAATCAGGCACGTTGTATACGCGTGCCTTTTTGTATTTTATACTAGATTTAAAAGGAACACCATATGGCATCAGCTTTTAATCTAACCGCGGAAATTAATCTAAGAGGACCGTCCAATCTTAGTAAAGTTGTATCTGATATTCGTCGTCAATTATCAACAGTAACTCTTGATCTTAATATTAATCCTAGATCACTATCTAGCATACAACAAGCTACCGGAAATATACAGTCACTAAATGCTGCATTGAAAAGCGCATCAACCAATGCTGCTAATTTAAATACTGCTCTAAGTAATCTTGGAACAGCTATTGGAAATGCCTCTAGAGGAATGAATAATCTTGGTGGTGGCGTAAATAATATAGCTAATCAAGTTAATAATGCTAGAAAAAGCACTGCTCAAATAACATCACAGATGGAAGAGTTTGGTAAGCAGTCAGCTCTTGCGGTCAGAAGATTCGCAGCGTTTAGTGTTGCTACCGGAGGCATATATGCGCTAAGTAGAGCAGTAGCCTCTGCCTATGGAGAATTCTTAAATTTTAATAAAGAACTTGTTAAACTACAACAAGTTACTGGAGCAACAGAAAACGGATTGAAAGGCATCACTAACGAAATAACCAGACTATCCACTAGTCTTGGTGTGACAAGTTCAGACTTATTGACCGTGAGTTCAACACTCGCCCAGGCTGGTTTAAGTGCGACAGAAACAAAAACGGCATTAGAAGCCTTAGCTAAATCCGCATTAGCTCCGTCTTTCGATAATTTAAATGATACCGTAGAAGGTAGTATCGCTTTAATGAGACAGTTCGGTATTAGTGCTAGTGATCTAGAAAGTTCGCTTGGTTCTGTAAATGCTGTTGCTGCTGCGTTCGCGGTAGAATCAGGAGATATTATTAAAGCTATTCAAAGAACGGGCGGTGTGTTCGCTGCTGCTAGTAAAGGAGTTAGCCAAGGCAAAGACGCTCTTAATGAATTTATTGCTGTATTTACAAGTGTTCGTCAAACCACTCGTGAAAGTGCAGAAACAATTGCTACTGGTTTAAGAACTATCTTTACAAGAATTCAAAGAGGAAGCACCATAGAAGCACTAAAAGAATATGGTGTTGTTTTAACAGATTTAGAAGGTAAATTCGTTGGACCATACGAAGCAATCAGAAGACTTAGCGAAGGCTTAAAATTATTAGATCCAAGAGATCTTAGATTTAATAAAATAGTAGAAGAACTTGGTGGCTTCCGACAAATCGGCAAGGTTATTCCTCTTATTCAACAATTCACGGTTGCTCAACAGGCTCTAGGGGTCGCTCAAAGAGGAGCCGGATCTTTGGCTGAAGATGCAGCAATAGCACAAATATCTTTAGCTAATAAAATTACAAAAGTCAGAGAAGAATTTATAGCTTTAATTCGTGATATAGGACAAAGTAAAAACTTTCAAAGATTTGTGGATATTTCTCTTCAATTAGCGAGCGCTCTTATAAGCGTGGCTTCTGCGGCTAAAGAAGTTTTACCAGCAATAGCAGCACTAACAGCTATAAAAGCCATCCCTGCGATTGGTCAATTTGTTGGTGGTTTTGGTAGAAACATAGCTCGAAAAAATGATGGTGGACCAGTAAGAGCGTTTGCTAGTGGTGGATATGTACCAGGATCAGGAAATAGAGATACCGTTCCTGCTATGTTAACTCCTGGCGAATTTGTTATTCGTAAAAAAGCAGTACAAGCAATTGGTCTTAATGGTTTGAAGAATATGAATAAATATGCTGGTGGAGGCCCGGTTAAATTAAAAGATTTAGAAAGAAGAAGTGGTTCGGAAACAATTAAAAAAGCATATAGCTCAAAAATACAACCAAATGACAGCATTAGAGGAAATATTAATCGTAAATCAGAAACCATTAAACCAAATGATCCTAAGTGGACATTTATTCAAAACAACGCAAAACAGAGATATCTTCAATTAAAACAAAAAAGTCCTAAAGCATCCGATAAAAAACTAAAAGATATAGCTGCTGGAGACGCTTTCGAAACAGGTGTTGAAAAATTTTATGGAGGAACAAGAACTCCACAAAGTTATCCTGTTGATATTATTGGTAGAAAAAATCCTACTGAAGTTAAATTTACTAGTAAAAAAGTTCCAATACTAGATCTTTTAAGTAAATTATTTAGATATAAATATCAACAAAATACTCTTTCTAGATATAATTTTACTCCAAATACAGATGATGTGAATATTGGTAATTTAGATACCATAGAGATGGGGCGTGGACAAAAACAAAAATTTATGCAACTATATCCATTTAATAATGGTGGTATAGTTCAAAAATTTAAAAAAGGAGCCAAGGTTCAAGAACTTAGTCCACAATTAAAATCTCAGGTTGAGGATGCTGGTAGTTTTGAAAATCTAATTAATAGAAATATGATTGATAGACAAGGCAATTATAATTTTGGATTAGTATCGTTAAAGTCAGGTACTTCCAAAGGAGGTAGGATAGAGAATAGGCCAATTAAAGATACTGGTAAAAGAGCAAGAATTCATGTCGGAGCTTTATCAGACAATAAATCTCAATATGGCAATATTGAAAAAGATATCGTTGATAGTTTAGAAGGAGTGATTGTAAATACTGGTAAAGCATTAGCATCATCCATAAAAGCAACACCAGCATCTGGAAACTTAGAAAAAAATATTTTAAGTGGAGCAGTATTAAGTAGTGCTACTGGAAGCATATTTGAAGCCGCTTTACAAATGGTTGGTGCTCCATTTATTGATAAGGTAGAATCATTAAAATCTATAGATTTTCCATTTGGCCTAGGTACTGCTTCTAAATTGTTTGGTCAATTTCCAACAGATGTACCAACTGATGCAACAAGAACTTCCGGAGGCGTTGGTAAAGGTATATCAAGTTTTGTTGATCAGATATCTAGATTTACTAAAGCAGTAAATAAAGGAGAATTTTCTAAATCAATAAAATTAGCTCCTAATGCTTTTACCGCTCAGAATCTATTTGATATTGCTAAAAAAAGTCCAACAAATCAAACACAACTTAATAGTGTATTAGGTGAATTCGGATTGCCTAATATTGGTAGAAAAATGCCAAAAGCAACAGGCAATGTTCTTGATAATGCGTTGGCGACCAATAGTAAACTTATTGAAAAATTAAAATCAGCAGGATTAATATCTGCTAATGCTACGGGTGGTTCAATTTCTGGACAAGATACTGTTCCGGCACTATTAACTCCTGGCGAATTTGTTATAAATAAAAAAGCGGCAAAAAGAATAGGTTCATCCAAATTACATCAACTTAATAAAGCTGATAAAACACAAGGATTTAATAAGGGTGGAGCTGTCGGAAATATACAAAGTTTTGCTGGTGGTGGAGGAGTTCAAAGTTTTGCGGCCGGTGGTATGGCTCAAGTATTTAGTGGATTAGTGTCGGTTATTTCTAAATTAATACCTAGTTTTAATCAACTATCTACCACTACCGCAACCGTTACAAAAAATATGGCCGCTCAACAAGTGGCGACATTTAGACAGCAAGGGTTGTCTGGAGCTGCTTTGAAAGCCGCAATGGTTAATGCCGGATATGCCACTGGCGGCATAAATAATATGAGAAGTAGAAATCAAAAAGCAGCCAATCAAACAGCGAATCAAACTAATGATAGTGGTGGCGGATTAAAATCTCTAGGCTTGATGTTTATTGGGCCAATGATAGCAGAAGCTATTAATTCTTCTGTAACTAAAAATTTTGGTAAAACCGGAGCTGTTGTTGGTGCTGGGATAACATCTGTTGTTTCTGGGGCTACTGTTGGTTCAGCTTTTGGTGCTCCCGGAGCTATTGTTGGAGCTGCTGCTGGACTAGCTTCTGCTTTTATAAATGCCGAATCGGCAGCAGACGCTTATACTAAAGCCCAGAACGAACTAAAAATAGAAACCGAATCATCTAAACTTGAAAAAGCACTACAAAATCTTTCACAAAATGTTGGAGACACAGCAAGCAATATATCCGACGCTAGTAATGCTCTTATGGCTATTATGTCATCTGGGGCTGAAAATAGACAAATTGTTACCAGAGAGTCACAAGGCTTATTAGGACTAGAAGAAGGAACCATAGGAAGATTTATTGGAGAGTTTTTTAGGGACGCGTCCGCTAATTTTTCAGAAACATATTTTGGAACAACACCAGAAACAATAGATACAACAGCCCTTAATAGAAATCTTTTATCTGAATCTTTACCACAAGCAACCGCGTTACAAAGAGCCATAGAAACACAATTAACATCCGGAATATCTTTAGAAGACGTTTTTAAAAATCTGAAACTTACAGGAGCAGATGCTAATCCTGAAACAAAAAGAACACTAGCAATTGCTAGAGGCAAAGACGAAGTTACAAAAATAGAAGCAGATATTGCTGCGGCAGAAACTAAGCGTTATACTGGAGGAGACATTAGAGCAAATGGTACTGTTGAGACAGCAGAAGAAGAAAAAACAAGAAAACTAGAAGCTTTGAATGCAAAAAGAGCAGCAGCTATAGACAGATTGTCCTCGGAAGAATTAAAAGAAATAGAGACTCGTAATAAAAATGCAGCAGCAGCAAAAGCTGTGAGCGTTGAAATAGATATGTTCGCTCAACAGATTAAAAAATTAGGAGGGGTTATAAGTAGGGCCGATGCTGAATTTGCAGAAGCTGGTAGATTACGAGACATAGCAACATCCTCTGGTCTAGGAGATGCCAAAATAGTTGGTCCATCAAGATTAGATGAAAATGTATTAGGTAATTTAACAGCATATTCTACAGACGAACTTGTTCAAGCATTAGATAGAACATCAGAAACTTTGGGATTTTCTCCAGAATTTAGCAAACAAATAAAAACTAGCGCTGTAGCACAGCAAACATTAGAATCGGAGTTACCACGAATTCTACTAGAGGCTGCTCAATCTCAAAAAACTCCTGGAGGAGAAGTAGATCAATCTGTTACAGACAGAATAACAGAGGTGTTTGATCCATTAAAGGCAGCACTAGGAGAAGAAATAGATTCAACAACTCTAGATACAGCATTAAAAAATGTTGTTACCGCTCTTGGTAAATCAGCAACATCACTACAAGGAAAGAGTTTCGAAGAGATTGCTGCTAGTGTACCGGAATTACAAGGATTATTAAAGCCATTGGCTGATGTTACATCAACTGTTGAGTCTTCGTTGAAAGCATTCAATGACATGCTAAGCGCAACCAATAATGAAATGAATAATTATACCAATCATCTTGGTAGAATTTTAGATTTACAAATCCAAGCATCTTCTATCGAATTAGATGCTGCTAATAATCTTAAACAAGCTCTTGGCAAAGGAGTTTCAGTAACAGAATTAAATAGACCATTTGAAAACGCTATAGACTCTTTAACAAGTACTCAGGGACCGAATGGAATTGTTCGTGGAACCGGAACCCTAGATCCAGAAGAGATAGCTCGTAGATTAGCTCAAGCAGACAAAGAACTTGCTCAAACACAAGCGGGTGGTCAGCAAAAGGGTGAAAGTTTAGATGAATTTTACACTAGATTAGCCAAAAATAAAACAACGGTCGATAGGCTTGCTAAAGCACAAGAAATGCTTGCTAATAATACCACAAGAGCTTCTAATGCTCTTACTAGAATCGGAGAACTACGACAAGCACAAGAAAGTAGACGAGGAACCTTTGATGAAATACTTAAAAATCTAAATAATCCAGAATGGATATCGGAATTTACTAGTCAAGTTGGCTCTCTCGTTAGAGTTGATCAAGGAGCAGGCACTATATATGATATAGGCCCAGCACTTGAAGCCTTTAGAACAAGAATTGCTGGTATGGATCCATTAGAAAGAGAAGCAGCAACAGAAAAATTCTATAATAATATTATTAATATTTTACAAAAGGCCGGATTAAAGGTAGATCCAGAAGTTATACGAGGATTAATAGGAGTTGGCGGTCCGGACGCTAAAATGACCCAAGCAATTGATCAATATAATCAAGCAATAAAAGCTCAAACAGATGCCACATTACTATTATCTGAACGTATGGAAGACTCATCTGAAATTTTAAAGACTAAAGTAATAGAAGCAGCAGATGCATTTCTAGATAGAATAAAAAATGCTGGAGATTTACCATTAGAAGCGCGTCCGGTTGGTGTTGGTATAGATGGAAATCCTGCCAATGTTGCTGGTTATGCTTCTAGAGGAGGAATGATTTATGCTAGCAAGGGCCAGCTAGTTAATTTTCAACCAAAAGGAACCGACACTGTGCCAGCGATGCTAACTCCTGGCGAGTTTGTTGTTAATGCTAGAGCCACCAAAAAGAATATGGGATTATTAAAATCTATAAATAATGGATCTAATAATACTGGATATTCTAAGGGGGGTATGGTTTATTTAGCTGATGGTGGCGTAATAGATATCAATAAAGGTAAACAATTATTTAGTAAATTTTTGACATCTAGTGGTGATGACAAATATTATGCTGATCTATTAGGATCAGGATCCCAAGCTGACTTAGATGCTATTTTTAAAGATTTGCGAGCCACTAGTGAAAGACCATTAGGATACGAATCTTTAGCTCCAGAAGATATAGAATCAGTAGACGCTGCTATAAATGAATTTATTAAGAATTATGAATTTGGAAGATCAAAAGCAGCTAATGCTGAAGGAGACAAAGTTAGAGAAGCTAGAGCAGCAGATGCTCCAAGATTAGCTCAATTACAAGCCGAAGAACTTCGAAAAGCCGTAAATGCTGGTATAGTTAGTGCTGATGATCTTGGAATTAGGGATGGAGATTATTCAACAGCATCTAGACCACTAAGCATTGACGAAAGAGATAAATTAAGACAAGCGCAGATCAACGCTCAGGCGGCTGAAAGAGAACAACAAAGAAAACAAGAATTTGAGGGACGTTTTGCGGAAATTGAGAAAACTAAAAGACAGATGGAAACTGTGAAACAAGCAGATACTCAGGCAAGAACAGAAATTAATCCACTAACTAAAAAACCATTTTCAAGCGATGCTGAAAAACAGGGTGTTTTAGCACGACAGGCTTTTGAGGCTCAACAAAAGGTTCTTTCCGATGATAAAGCAAGAAAATTACGTCTGAAAGAAGAAACAAAAATGTACCAGGCAGAAAGTTTTGGGGCGTCTCTCGTAGATATGTATAGAAACAGTAGCTATTATAACCAAACATCCGATCCTATTTTAAGAGAATTTATTGAAAATAGAATAAGAGAACAAACACCATCTATTTATGGTACTGATTGGGATAGAAGGAGAGTCAACGTGCCTTTAGCCAAATCTAGGTCATCATTGAGAGCTAGAATAGGAGAGATAGTAACGTCAGCTACTGTTGAATATAATAGACAGGGACGAGCAAGACAAGAGATGGTCGCTAAATCTCAAGAAGACTTTGCTAAGAAAAATATGGATACGGCCTTGCAACAATTTGGCGAAGGTGTTGATAAAAGTCCAGTTTTAGCTGCTGTTAGTGCTGTTCCAAAGAATGTTGCTAATGTTATAAGAACAACTGTTGGCGGAGCCGGTGTTCTTGCTGGTGGACTAACTTATGGAGCTGGCAAACTTACTGGAAGTGATATGCTTACTCAGTTTGGTCAAGAGTTAGCAAAATCCGGCGGCGCTCAGGCCGGAATGGGTATAGAAGGAATCCGACAAGTTGGCTCAGGATTAGGATCTCGTTTGGGCTTTGGAGAAGCATATGGTACTGCGGAACAAGAAGCAATGAAAAGAAGAGAAGCTTTGATATCTCAAGAAGTGGAGAGAGCTAGTGGGGCCTATCAAACAGATAACAGAACAACGTTGGGTAATCTGTTAACTCCTGAAAATGTTGTTAGAGGAGCCATTACAACAGGAGATATTTTCGGTGAAGCAGCTGGTGATATTGGTGGTGAAAAGTTATTTGGAAGATTGTTTCCAAATGCTTTCAAAGGAATGGCAAAATCTGTCGGACCCAGACCACCAACCCCTGTTAAAACAACAACAGCTAGTGCTGATTTATTTGATAATACAAACGTAAGATTTCCAACAGGAGCTTCTAGTGATATTGCAAATCGCACAACATCTGGCACAGGCACAAATTTTGCTAATATGACAGCAAATCTATTGGATCAAAAAGCGTCAACAGAGTTTGGACAAACAGTTGGACGAGGACTTGGTATTCTTGGAGGAGGAATTAAAAAAGGTTTTTTTGGAGGTGTTGATTTGGCCGAAAAAGGTCTAGCTGGTTTACAAGATTTTACCGGCAAGGCACTTATGGGTACGGCCAGTATTTCTGGTAAGAGCGTTATGGGTGCTGCTAGTATTGCTGGTAAAGGAGTTATGGGTGCTGGTAAAGGAGCTATGGGCGCCGCTAGAGGTTTGTTACAGTTTGAAAAAAGCCCAATTTTAAATTCATTACGAAAAATAGGCGTCCTTCCAAAAATAGACTGGATGAAGAAACAAGCAAGAAAAACCGCAAGAGCGCAAGGAGCTGGTCGTTTTGGCCTTGGTGAAAAAATTATGGGTTTTGGTGAAAATATAAGTAATATATTTAGAGATAGATCCACAAGAAAATGGTTTGAAAATTTACAAAAACAACAAAAACTATCTGAAAATCCTTTAGAAGATCTGGTAAAATTAGGATCAGAGAAAAGAACCAAAACAACTCAACCAATTCCAGAGACACCAAAACCAATAACTCAAATTGAACAACCAAAACCAATAACTCAAGAAAAACCTTTGTCTTTTGGAGATGCTATACGAGCAAGAGCAGCGGAACAAGGAATTACAGTAGAACAAAAATTAGAAGAATTAAGAAATCTTTTTCCTGAGGGTAGAAGCACAATCAAGTCTGGTCTTTCTAGTCCTATTGGAGCAAGATCTTCAAAATCTATAAAAGATATAGCTTTATCATCTAAAGCAAAAGCATACGCAGAAAATATACCTCAGGCTCAAAGAGATGCCTTTGAAGCTTTGTCACGAAATGTTAATCCAGATAAACAAGAAGCATTTTTAATAGACATGCTAGAAAAAGCATCCGCTGATGAGTTGGCATGGATAGATGACCCAGCCGCTTTTGAAACACATCTCAATAAAGTAGCAAATAAATGGTCTACGAACTTTAGAGCTCGTGGATTACCTGATACATCATCATATATAAAAAAGGCTAAAGGAATATTTACTAAAAAAGGTAGTGTATCTTCAAATCCGGTTATAGGAGTAGGTCCTGGATCGCAAATGTCAACAGGGGTTCATGAATCTACACATTTTGCCGCTGGTATGGCTGGTAAATTGAATATGACATATGATGAACTGAAAAAGATGGTTGATCCAAAATTATTGGACTCTTTTTTGGATACAGAATATAATGATATAGCTAAAGGACTAAATAGCGCATATAATGCTAAATTTGTTAGAAATCCAAACTCTAATGTAGCTGGAGCAGAATTTTTTACTACTCTTAATCAAGCCGCTTTCGACCCTGCTACTAAAGACTTATTTGAGAAATCCTCTAAAGCTCAAGAAATTTTAAGACAAATGTGGAAAGCGCATGGATATAAAAAGGGCGGAACTGTTTATGCCAGCAAAGGCACACTAGTTCCATATCAACCTCGTGGCACAGATACTGTACCCGCTATGCTTACTCCGGGAGAGTTTGTGGTAAATGCCAGAGCCACTAAAAACAATCTTGGACTTCTCAGATCTATTAATGGTGGCGCTAAGGGATATAGTAAGGGTGGGGTTGCTTATTTACAGGATGGTGGAGATGTTCAGAAGCCAGAACAAAAAGATGGAGATGGCTTATTGGGTATGAGACATCTCGGAGAAGGTATGGACTTGCTTTTCGCATCGTCTTTCACCGATCAAAACCTAACTCCAGAACAATTCGAGTACGCTGCTAAAGAAATAGAAACTGGACTAGGCTGGATTAAAGGGCAGTCAGAACTATCTCCAAATACCATAGATAATCAGGCTGTTATGGATTTCGAGACTGCTATAATGAGCTTGATACAAAGCAGTGGCGAAGAAATTAGCAAAATGTCTAATATAGAGTTTGATGCTTGGAGAACACCATATAATGACGCGTATAATAAACTTAAACAATCTTTACAGAATCGTCAAGGTCCACCAACATACATATTAGACGATATGGTTTCTCTATTCGATAATCAGACTCCAACACCTACTCAACAACCCGCTGGAGTATCAGCGCCTCAAACTATCGGTTCAAAATTAATTGGAATGCTTCCAGAATCTATTAGAGGAGTTGTTGGTACTACTGCTGCTTCTATCCAAACTATGCAAAGCATGAATACTAAGGCTGAAGAAATGCTTGAGAATGTAAGTGGTGCTCAACCAGATTATTATGATGAGCCAACATACAGAGAATTTATTAAAGGGTTGGTAGGTATGACGCCACCCCAACCACCCGTACCACCAATTAAAGATAAATTTATAACAGACGCTAGATATATTAAGAAGGCTGATGAAGAATTATTCGGTGAAACAACTCCAGGCAAGACACAAAGAATTACTGGTCTAGACACAAGAGAAAAAGGAAAAATAGTTCAAAGCGATAATGATGAAACAGCTCAGACCGAACAAAAAAATAGAGAAAACATATTTGCAATAAAAGAGTTTGATCGCTTAAGATCAGAATTATTAATAAGAGCACAAGAACAATCGTTAGAGGAGGACCCACTAAAGACAGATACTACAACATATTTAACTGCGGTTAATGATTATATAAAAAATAACTTCGGTAAGACAATAGAATCTTTTGAAGAGTTTGGATTACCTTCTATTTATAGTTTAGAAGATTTTAAAAACAAATCATTAGAAACATTTTTAGTTCCAAAAGATTTTGATAAAAAACGTTTTGAGGAAAAAAAGAAAGCTGATGCAGCTTGGGCTTTGGAAAATAATGCAGAAGACCCCTTTAAAAATCGAAAACTATCTGGTGTTAGAGAAGGGGATTTATCTTCTTTAAGTTTAGGTCTGAAAGCAGGAAGTGCTTTAGTTGGCGAGCTGGGGAATGAATCTAATAAAATAGTAGGTTATAAATCAGCTTATAGTCAATATAAGGACTCTTTAGCGTTTTATAAAGTACAAAGAGGTAAATTTAATTATTCATCAATGCAAGAGGATAAACGTAAAAATTATGAAGATTCAAAGAAAAATAAACAACTAGCATATCAACAAGAAATGGAACGAAGACGCACTCAAAATATGTCTACTGGTGGTATTGTTTATGCTAGTAAGGGCCAATTAGTAAACTATCAACCACGAGGAACCGACACTGTTCCCGCAATGTTAACTCCGGGAGAATTTGTGGTCAATCGTAAAGCCACTAGACAAAATTTAGGCTTATTACAACAAATTAATAGTCAAAACTACAATACCGGAGGTATGGTAAAACCCAAATATTTTGCTGATGGTGGAGTTAATGGTGGTAATATTAGTTCATCCGGAGGATCATCTGGCGGTGTATTATCAATTGATACTTCTAATTTGGATGGTTCATTTTCGTCTTTTGATTCTATTGTTGGCCAGTTATCTGGTAGTATTCAAGAATTTGTTAGTGGCGGATCAGCAATAATAAGTGGATTTGGAGCATTAGATAGTATCGTAAGTGGATTTACAGCATTATCAACAGCAGCAGCATTATTAGGAGGAGCATCAACAGGACTAACAACTTCTATCGGAGAATTTAATACTGCTGTTGGTAGATTACAATCTGCCCTCGACGGCATACCAGATTCAATAAGCCTTAATGTAACAGGGTCCATACCAGTAAATGTAACAGTAACAGTTAATGGCGGACAAGGATTGGGAGAAAAACTTGAGCAGTTTGCTGACGATATTTATAATACAATATCAACCGAATTAAGTAATAAAACTAATGGTGGAATTAAATTAGATTTACGCACTTCTAAAAAATAGGTAACATTATAATGTCTATAACATATTATGCTAATAAAATTCAAGAAACATCAACAACAAATGGTTCGGGAAATTTTGTTCTTTCCGGAGCCACACTAGGATCCAGATCTTTTGTTGGTGCAATAGGATCGGACAAAAAACTAGCCTATTATATATATAGACGAGACACAAACTTGGAGTGGGAAATTGGTATTGGCTATATTAGTAGTGGTGGTGGAGTTAATCAGTTAGTTAGAGAGAGAGTATTATCTTCTACAAATGGTAATAATTTTGTTAGTTTCTCATCTGGCACAAAATATGTAGAGAGTGTTGTTGCCGACAATCTAATTAATAATGGGTTTGTTAATTTAGAAGAAAAATCATCATCTTTTACCGCACCATATGCTCCTGCGGTTTATGTTGTGGATGCTTCTGTTACCGGAGTAACAGTAACTCTACCACAAGTAAATTCCGAAGATGATCCTGTAATTTTATCATTTTTATTAAAATCCACAATAGGTGGAGCTTACGAACAATCAAACGCTATAGTTTTAGATCCATATGGAACAGAGACAATAAACGGCTCGACATCTTCTGAAACAGTAACAATACTAAATGATTATCTACAACTGATTTCTGTACCATCACAAACAGGATGGTTAAAGTTAGATCCTGTTCAAGATTCCACCAATCCATACGGTAATGATGGCTATGTACAATTTAAATATGATGGATCATTTAGTGGAGTCAATAATTTTGTGTGGGATTATTCTAGCAGTTCACTACTAATAGGCAATTCTGGAAATGCCACAGCAGATATAGTTCTGCCATCATCTTCTGGACAAACCACAATTTTTAATCAAAGATTATATGATAATGATCTTAGAGTAGCTGGTACAGGAAATACCCATCTGCTATTTGTTGATGGCGGAGCAAATACTATAGGAATAAACACATCCGCCGCATACGATACTTTAACAATAAATAGTAATAATAAAAATGGAATAGTTATCTATAAGAGTGGTGTTGGTCCATCAATTGTTCTTGGAAATACGTCAACCAGTGGTTTAGCCACAAATAATGTGGTTGGAACAATAACTTATTCTGGATTAAATTCTGCTAATGCTCCTGTTGCGTACAGTAAAATCGTAACAGAAATAGAATCAACAACTAGCGGATCAGAAAAATCTTTAGTCAATATTGGTATCATGAATAATGGATCGTTCGAAGATGTGGCAGTTTTTGCTCCTAGTGGAATAACTCTTGGTTTTAATAATTCTAATCTTGACGGAACAATCATAGGTGGAGCATCATCTAACGAAGGCAATAACGTTGTTCTCGGATACTATAATAATATCTGTGGAGAAAACTGTGCTGTTATAGGAGACAACTGTTCCTTATCGTCTGGTACATTTGGTGGTTTAATAGGTAGCAATCATTCAGCGTCTGGAAATAACATATGGGTAATAGGTGGGGAAAATGTGAGTGTTAGTGGCAATAATAAAATTTATATAGCCACAAATAACGATAATCACTTCTCAATCACCAGTTCCGGTAATGCAACATACACAACATTAACAGATAATAATGTGGTATTCAGTATTAAAAATAAATCAATATTAGCAAGCGGTATTGATGAATCTTTAGTCTTCACATTTGTAAACTCATCTGGTGTGGAAAAAACAGGTTTAGCCTTAGTATCTAATATAAATGCTATTACAAACAACTCTGAAAGATCAACATTCATTGTTAAAAGTCTTAATAGTGGAGTGCTTTCGGAAATTATTAATGTTCATGGTAATGGGGCCTCTATAGGTCGCAATAGTATTAGTGGCGTAAATACAGTAGTTGGACACGATAATACTGTTATAAGTTCTGGAAACTTTATTTTTGGAAAATCAATAGTTACTAGTGGTACAAATAATATTCTTTTTGGAGATGACATAGTATGTTCAGGATCGAACATGAGCATATTTGGTATAAATAACACATGCTTAAGTAGTGGTAATTTTGGAGTAGTTATAATTGGCAATAATAACGAAGTCAATGAAGATTATGTTACCGCAATAGGTATCGGTAATGCTAATAGTGGTTTGTACTCGGTTACTTGTGGTTATCTTAACGGAGCGCACGGTGACTACTCTGTTGGTTTAGGAGAATCTAATCTCGTTACAGCAAACAACTCTGTTGCTGTTGGTAAAAATAATTCTTTGTTAGCAACCGCGAACGATGGTTCTCTTGTGGCTTTTGGTATAGGAAACTATGGCTCAATTTCTAACACCGGATTTATGGCCGGATACCTCAATCAAATATACGGATCTGGCGGATTAGTTTTTGGCAATAACATAGTATCGTCTGGCAATAATAATATTGTTATCGGCGCTAATACAAAAGTTTCTGGAATTAACAATATACTACTTTCTAATAATAGTTTAGCATCTTTTTCTGGTAATAATATTATAAGCCTTTATACTGATGCTAGTAATTATATCAATGTTAGCAACACCGGAGTTGTTGTTAAAACATCATCAGATTTTGTTGTGGATTCTGGATTGATAGTTTATGGTAGTATATCTGTGGATAATCTAAAATTGGATGGAAATACATTAAGTTCCACAAGCGGTAACCTAATACTAGTTCCTAGTGGAACTAATGCTTTTCAATTAGATCCTTCTGGTAATCTTAGAGGATCTTATGCGGTTGATCTACAAAGAGGACGATCATCTGCTCTTAGTGTAGCATCAGGAACTTATAGCTTTTTAGGTGGCGGATATAACAATAGAACAGCGGGATCTTTCTCTTCCATAATTGGTGGAAGCCAAAATATTAATAATGCTCAAGAAAGTTTTATTGGTGGTGGTCAATCTAATACTATAGGTAGTAGTGGCACATGGAGCTGTATATTAGGTGGAGCAAATAATAGTATTAGTGGAATACATAGTTCTATTATAGCTGGAGCAGTAAATAACTCGACCGGCGATTATACCACAATAAATGGTTTTGCTAATGTTTCAAGTGGGGATTTTAATGTAATCTTTGGTGGGTATAATAACGATGGAGGATATGATAATGTATTTATTTTTGGACAAAATATAACTGGAATTCAACCAAATACAACATATGTTGAAGATCTTATAGCTAAAACTGGATATCTAGATAAGATCGTTGTTGGTAGTGGGACTTCCGGAAATAACGCGAAACTTTTTGTTATTAATGATGTAGTTAGTATTGGAACAGGCGTTTGGAACAGCGGCACAATGGAAGTTAGTGATGAGGGAGATTTTATTGTTCGTAATAGCATCTCAAAAGTAATAGATATAGATTTTGATGGAACATATGCAACCGGTGACTTTACATCTTTTAGTACCGATCAATTAATATTACCCTCTATGATTTCCGTTTCTGGTAGTGGAAGTGTTCAATCATTATTGTATCAAAATAATCAAGTAGAATATAATAATTTAGCATCGTCCGGAACTTTTGTATCACCCAGACAGTTAACACACACAGACGCCGAGTATCAATTTTTATATCCAACAGGATCTTCTATTGTTTATCTACCAAATGGCACGGGCTTATATTTAGGTAAAAAATTTACTATAGCTAATATGTCATCTGTTAATACTATAGAAATTAGAAAATCAGGAGCAGGATCCGCATTTGAAACGTTATCCTCTCTATATAACATAACACTAGCTCATGGCGGCAATGATAATTGGATTAAAATTACAGCATCAACACTTAATACATAATTATGTCAATTACAATAGGATCATTGGTATTAGATGAGGAACAATATGCTCCAACATCTAATATATCATTTGAATACTATACATCAGACTCCGGAGAAATCATCGGAGGAAATATAATTGCTAAAATAACAGGAATTGTATCTGTTTCGGATCAAGACGGCTCGAAAACCGGAAGCGTAGTCATGTCCAGACTAGCATTAATCAGAAAATTAGGATCGTCACCAAAGTGTGTGGTTACTACTGGTATACCAAATTTTAATCCACTAGGTGACAAAGCGAGGATTACAAATGTTACCATAGACCAAGGTCCTGATCCATCATGGGTAAACCAGGGCGCTTATAGTATAGAACTAAGAGGATTAATATCTTCTATACCATCAAATAGCTTTGGAATAACAGCTGCTGATGGTGTGGTTGAACTTAGTAGAAAAGAATCAATTACCATAGGGGAAGATTCTCACGGATATGTTTATGATGAAGTTAATGGAGTGTCAAAAGCATTTATAAGATTTTCTAATAGTATTAGTTTAAAGTGCGAAACATATTGCGGATCAACAAATACTACTATCAGTGTTTTGAAAAGACTTGTTAAATACGGTATTTCAAATTCAAAATTAATAACACTGTATGGAGCGTATAAAAAATATTTACAGTCTAGATCTATAGAAATAGATAACGATGGATCTATAAGTTTTAGTTGTGATATGATTTTATTACCACCAACATCTACCGGAACAGCATTGGTCGATTTAATTTTTTCATATAATCGAACATACGAATCTAAAGATATAACATATGTTACATCTGGAACCGTAACGGGTCTTGTTAATGTAGATTGGGGAGACTTAGTTACTCTGGTATCAACATGCTCTGTTTCAAAATTGGCTAATGCTATGGGAACTTTTACAAAAGTAAGGGGAAAATATGAAGATTTAAATAGTTGGGCTGGTCAAACATTAGAACTTAATGAAAAACCAAATTGTCCACCAACAAGCAACACTAATATAGGCAGATGCGAAAACAAACCAGAAGATGGTGGTAATGAGGACTCGAATTATATAAAACCATCCTCTGGCACAATATCAGTATCTAGAACAGATGGAGTAATCAACTTTAATTTTGAATGGTCAACAACTCAAGATAGTAGCGGAGGTACATGTATAAAAGATGGAATCAAAACAGAAACAACAGTAGAAATTATCGAACCACAACCTCAATATGTCGAGCATATTTTACCAGGAAGAGGCACCCTTATACAAAATTTAAATTGTAAATCAGCAAAAAAAGTTAATATTACTGTGGCAACATCATATCCAGAAGATAATTGTGGCAATAAAACAAAATGCACAACAAACGATGGACTAGCAATAGCAATAAACCAATATGTTCCAGCAAAAGCACTACTAATAGAAAATACCACCACAGAAACTAGAAATAGCTATACTATTCGACAAAACTTTATAGAGTGCTTATAATGGCAACAATCACCCCCAGTTCGGTTAAAATAGGAAATACAAATTTAAAGCCAGCTCCGTTCGTAAGTACGTCGTACGAATATAATAAAAGCGGAGAATATATTATAGGTGGAGTATTAATTGTAAATTTAGATGGAACTATTGTTGGAGAAGATATTGTAACACAGATGAGTACCATCGGCGCTCTACAATCCACCCAGGACTGCGTAATGGTAACAATAGGCTGTCAAGGAACTAGTGACTTTTTATCAGGAGCTGGCCGAGTACGATCTGTAGAATTATCCCAATCTGACCAGCCATTCGTAGCAACTTATTCTATTGTTATAGCGATAGAAGCATTAGGCGATGGTCCGGCTGTTAATCCAGATCCTGAATTTTTAACTCGAAATAATTTAAGTGAAAAAAACGCAAGATTTATCAAAGCATATTTTGAAAAATTATCTTTTGAAGGAAATTCTGATAACTTGGGACTAGTAGATTCCGAATTGGGTTTATCAAAATCATATGTTAAAGCACAAGGAGAAATCAACGTTACATGCTATGGTAGAAATATCTGTGGTGTTCCCGAATATGATGGCATGAAGCAGGCTATTGCTCTTATAGAAGAAAGAGCCGCTAATTTAATGAGTTTTATATTTAGTGGCCCAGAAGCAGCAACAAATCCGCTAGCTAATTATTCTGGTTGGCAAAAATGGATAGATACAAAAACTTTCGAAATAAATGATTCTGGGGCCGCTATTTGGAAATTTGATCTATATATGTCCTCTGGGAGCTGTGCTCCAAGCGCATGGGTGGATCTTAATACAGATGATAAAGTGTCTTTAGAATCAGAAACGCCTAAAAAAACTAGAACAATTAGCGGAACGATCAAAGGATTATCTCCGGCAACTCTGAATTTTTTAGGCAATAAAATTGGACCCGGAGAAAGATTAGCTAATGCTAATGTTGCTTTGGGTAAAATATTACCAAAAATTATCAATGGTAATTGGCCTGAATTATCGCCAAATCCAACAGGAGAGCGAAACAAACCAAGACCAACTCCAAACTCAACTTGCGAAGAAGATGACACAGAAGAAGTTTGTTATCAAAGAATATCTAGCAGTATATCAACATCTGTTGTTGCTGGAGAAATTACATTTAACGCAGAATATGCGGATATACCAACGTGTAAAACATTAGGAGTAGCAGCAATAGAAACAACGATAGATGAAAAATTGCCATCTGTTAGACATCAAGAATTTATTGTGCCAAATAATTTACGATCTATAATACATTATATTGGAGACAAACCTCAAGAAGCTACTGTTACGGTTAGAGGAACATTACAAGGATGTGATCAATCAAAAATTGCAGAAATTATAAATTGTGTTGATAGGCAATTTACACTTTCTTCCAGTAAATATAATGGATGGTTAGTTAAAGAAGAAAATAAAACTATTTCTACATATTCATATAGTAGGAATAAAACCTTTATTAAATGTGGATAATGTATGGAAATAATATATTCGACAATCAACAATACTTGTTTTGATAATAATATTGCTAGTATATTTATTGAAAATATAGAATTCGATGAGTCCGAAACAAGCGCTTATGAAAACTATGTCATACAATGGGGTGGCAATTTTTCTGAAAGCTCTTTTATATCTAATGATGGATTTATAGCAACAAATTTATCTAACGGCACATACACATTCAAAGTTGTAAGCACATCATCAGATGCTGAAGGAGACGTATACTCTGTAACTATAACATCTCCTCCAGAGTTATCCATAACAGAATTAAAATATTCAGAATATGCGTGTGAAAATAATAATGGCTATATATATCTTGAAATAAGTGGTGGAACCCCACCCTATTTTTGCTCAATTGATTCTCAATCTACAACAACAGAAACAAATAATATAAGATTTAACGATATAGTTCATGGAGAATATACAGTATTATTATCTGATAGCGCTGGATGTTCTTATCGTTGGCCACGAACAATTGAAATTAAAGATAGTAGAATTGTGTTTTCTGTTACTAGAACATTACCTCCTAAATTATTAGATAGTTATGTTTATCTAGAGTGTAATGTTAATGGATATGGTCCATTTTCTTTTATTTTTTCCAATACTACTACAGAAGAAAAGATATATGTTCATCCATTAGAAACTAAATATTTAGATAATATAAACGAAAATAATTATGTATATATATTTAATGATTTATTAACTCCAGGAACATACGACCTAACGGTTAGCAATGATTATGGATGTTCCACTCAAACTAGTATTGTTTTACCAAATATCAACGAGATATCTGTTAATCTTCAGATAGAAGCAAACAATGAAGATAATCAAATTTATATATATAGAGAACCAATACCTATTTTTAATACTATTCTAGTTCCATACAAATTAATCGTTTCTAATTCTGAGGTTTGGCAAAAAATCAAAGACAAAAAAACTAAGGATAGTATTAATTTATCTATCGATGGACAAATTTATGAATATTCCATAGTTAAAAACTTGCTAAATAAATATTGTATTGGAGATGAAAAAATAGAAATTTTAAGACTAGACAATAATTCAGATAATTGGTTTTACTATTTCTATATAGCTCCTTCAATCAATCTAAATAATAATCCTGAATTTATGAATTCTGAAATTAAATTTGTTGATAAAGATCAATCTTTCGACGTTACTCTTGGACTAGACAAACATGGTAATCTAGATCCAGAAAATATTAGTTTAGTTAGAGGTAGTTTTATTCTTAATGGTTTAGAATATCCAGAATTTTATAATGGTGGAAATATAAATATAATAATTGGAGATATAGACTTAGACAATACAGAATATTATCTTGAGAATATTAAAAAAATTACTCAAATAAACACCTACGAAATTGGTGCCGTTACAGTTATTAATTTTCTAGAACAGTTCAATATTCTGAATGAAAATGTCAACGTTAACGCAACATACTGCGCTATATCTAAAGATGAATATTTATACATTATTAATATTAAAAATATTTTAAAAACAATCAATAATTTTAATAACATAAATAATATTTCTTTATATAACAAAGAGAATGTTGAATATACGAGTCTTATTAATTTTAATATTATTGGTAATAACGCATTCGAAAATCCAGACAATACAATAACAGAAAATATATACAATATAGACTATTTCTACATAGATCAAGGGTCGGAATCATTGTTCTCCTTATATAAAGGACAACAGATTATAAAAAATGTCACATCTGTACAAAATATTCAAAATGGATTCTATATAATTAGAATCAAAGACTTATATAATAATATTCCCAGAAATATAAGATACAACTCAAATCAAATTTCCTACGACGATCACTTCCTTACTGCTAAAAGAACTATCCAGTCCTATAATTCACAAGTATTAGATAAATTTTTATATGGAGATATTTTTGTTTACCTGGGTTATGATCCTATTATAATTGAAGAAACAAAATTACCTTCTAGTCCCTTGATTGAATCAGAACCGGTGGTTCTATCCACAAGTATTTTAGATCAAACATTTGTTGTCGTTGATCAAACATCAGATACTACTAATACGTCTAGTATAAGTATAAATTTAAGTAAAAATATAAAATGTTATATATATGGGCCAAAAAATTATAAAAAATCCTTTAGTGTGTCAACAAAGTTTGCAAACTTGATTCCGGGTGTATATACAATTATAGGAGATCAAGATAATCTTAATTCTTTAGGACTATATCAGAATGAGACGAAAGTTACTATAGAAAACAATTCTGGTGAGGAGGTTTTCCTGGACTTTGTATCATATAATGAAAAGATATTTATAAGGAAATAATAATGTCAACACTATGTACTTCCGCACCAGCCTCTTTTAGTTTTACTTATGTAAATGGTGGCGGAGCAGCCATAAGCGGCTCTGTTACATTACAAGACTTTTCTCTTAATTTAGGTGTTGGATCAGGATCTTCCACATTAGAATTATCTTTTTTATTCGGTGGATGCAATAATGTATCTACTATTCCAACAATTCTACCACCAGTAGGTAAAGCTGTTAGATTTCAATGCAATGCTCTTGTTTTTGGAGGCATTGTTAATGAATCAACATACTCTATTACAGCTTCAGGATTTATTTTTAAAATAAAAATTATTGATCCAAAAAGAATTCTTGAAAATGTTACTGTTATGTATAAAGACTATTACTGTCCTATCAATGGAATAGCTAATTTTATAAATGTTTTTGATAATTTAGAACCAGGAGTTGCTGTTTGTCCGCCAGGAGAGGATTCTGAAAATTGGCCTAGGGTTGGATCTTGCAATGCTTTCGGTAATTCAGCATTATCGGGATATAGTCCAGAGAATGGAGTACAAACATATAAGGTTTTAGAAGCATTAGGAGGACAAACAGTATATACAACCGCAGGAGATCCATTAAGAATAGAAATGAGTCTCCTAGCATCGACAGTGAGAGGCAAAGCTTTTTGGTCAAGACTAAGCGGTGAAAGCGAGTCTTTGTCTGGACTAATAGATAAAGCCTGTCAAGATGTAGCTTGTGATTATTTTGTAGAGCTTGTTGGTTCGGCAATAGTTGTTTGGCTGATAGATAGATCTATAGAGCCAAGCTTAGGAGTTATACAAAATATAATAGGTACAGCTAAAGGAACAGGTACGCTCATTAGTAGTGAAGAAGGATCTCAAGAAATATACGAACCTAGTAATAAAGTTATAATAGGAGATAAAGTACAATACCTAGCAGACGTGTCAGCTTCTAGAAGACCAATAGCTATGTTTATGGGATATGACTCCAAAGGCAATCCACAAAGGATATATAACAGTAATTTTACATTTGTTTTGGATGTTAGAAGTCTAAAATCTATAGGAATAAACTTGGGTGTTGATGATTATTATGTTTCTGAAGAAGAAATCATATGTTCTGGATCACAACAGATGTGGTTAATGTATGGTTTAACAATGAATAAAAAAGGCTTATCTGGAGCTATTATTAAGGCTCTTGGTTTAAACGATAGTATTGGTCAAAGTGTAATAGATGCTTATAACGTACTATTCAAGCGTGATTCCAAAACTATAGATTGGAAACAAGCAATGAATAGTTTATCTAAGATTCCATCAAAAGCTAATTCAGCAGCAAAATATGCTTTATATGATCAGGCATATCAGTGGTTTAGATCTTTTATTGATGAATATTATGCTAAAAAATATATAATACCTGTGAATAATTTTTGTAGATATCCACGAAGTAATGCTAGCATTGTTTATAGTGATACTGGCCAATATTATTTATCTGATGTGCCTTCTGATGGAGGATATCCCAGCGAAGGTCAACTTAGTGGAGGAATTAGAGGTCTTGTGGTTGGTCAAGATACTGTTTTATTTGAAACGCCAGATAATAGAATTTCTGGATTTGTTGATTTTTCTAGTCTTGGAGGTAGCAAAAAAACTATAGCAGGAAAAGAAACTCAATTCAGAATAGCTCCAAGAGAAATGACTTCTACATCATATATTATAAAAAATGATAGAATTTATTTAAAATGTAGTGCTGCTGGTAATCCTATTTTTACCAATGCCAATACTTCTTTTCCAGAAATTTTAATACAAACAGAAAGTGCTGTAGCATGCTTGCCTTATTTTGGAGAAGAAAAAAATTATTTATTAAATAAAGGACTTCGTGCTTTTGCTGTTCTTTTTGGAACAGATAAATATGATGAATTAATAAAGAGAGACAAGGGATTCTCTGATGTAACATCATTTAATATTTTTGAAATGAATTTTGCTGCTGGAGCGATAGAAAATGCAGTAGTTCCAATGAAAAGCAATGTTTATGTTTATGGTCCATTTGTTGGTGGTGGAGGAGCAATTGGCTCAACAAAAGTTAGTGTTGCTACTGATCTTAATCCATGGAATTATGGCGGCTGGTCAGGACTATATACTGTGGGCAATGCCCTGGCGTCTCAAGGAATTAGAACATCTAATATCTCGGAAAATGGATCATTCACTCTTGCAGAACCTCCAGGATATAATGTTCAATACTTTTTACAAGCTGGAATTTTTGTAGATAATATTAATGTAAACTATAATGGTAGTGGAGGTGTGACAACAAGCTATTCATTTAAAACCTTTTCTAAAAAATACGCAGATTATGGACAAGCAATAGCTTCTTTGGTAAGAGAAAATAATACTGTAAGAAGTCAGGTTCTTGATAAAATTAAAGACCAAAGAAGAAAGATGATTAGCGGTATATATGGTGCTTTATCCGCGGTTTCTAAAGTATTAGATAAACTAAATTTGCCACAGCAAGGTATGCAACATGCCGCTAGTCCTGGATTTTTACTCATGGGTGGATTTTATGATAAAGACACTAATACAAATACTAGTGGTGGATATGGAAGCAGAACCGGCTGGGCCACAGAAAAAAAAGCTAAAGACAAATGTGAAGTTACACAGGGAACTCCTTCTACATCAAGTCCATCATCAGGTAGCGCAAGTAGATCGAAATTATATGAGATAGGATTAAATGCTAAACATGAAATAGAGGATGCTGTAAATGGCGCGGGTTTTAAAAATATCGCTATTATGTCTATGGATGGTCTTTTAACTCCTATTTCTCTTGGTGGAACTCGTGGTGGATTGGCCAGATTTTCGAAATATAATCTAGATTCTGCTAATGAGTATAAAGGTTCAATGACTCCAGCAATAGATAGAACAAAAGAATCTGAAAATAGATTGACTAAAAGTAGACCACCGATGCCTCCCATTTTCAAAAATGGAAATCCGGAAAGAATACCTATTAATCAAAAATTTTTAAATCCTATTTTATCTAAGAAATTACTGCAAGATTGGGGAGGTAGGGGAGTTTCAGCAGAAGGATTTAATATTCAATATGTGGCATTTGGAGATAAAGTTTCTGAATTAGAAGACAAGACTAAAAAACAAAATGAAGAAGATTATGGGTTTGCTGCTTTGCGTGGTCCATTAGTATTACAATCTTGGGGATATGATACTGAGAATAAACCAATTCCAAATATTATAGATTCGCCAGCAATGGCCGAGGCTGGAACATTTAAGTCAGAAGGTACCAAAAATAACTTTATGACCAACTGGTTAGAGAATCCCAAAACATGGCCAGCTGGTCCAATAGATTTAAGATGGGATCGAGATCGTGGTGTTTGGGTATGCCCACCATCAGACAGAATTATCGTTGCTCAATTATTATCTGATTTGTCACCATATGGCTCTACCGACGCTATTCTTTTAAATCCTCATAGTAACGACGGTCCATTTTATGAAAATTATGGAATATATGGTCCTAATGGCGAAAATTTAATGACTGATATTACTGCCTCTACAATCTTAATATCAGATTTTCTAGGAAGAAATTTATGTAAAGGAACTGTTGTATACGCAGCTTTTAATGATGGCAAATATATTGTTTTAGAAAGCTCGGCTGTTAATCAAGAACCATATGAGTGTTTGTGCTCTACTACTACGACAACAACAACCACAACAACTGAAACAACGCCAACTACTACCACAACTACCACAACTACTACTACAGAAACGACTACAGAAACGACTACAGAAACTACTCCACCAACAGAATGTCCGGACGTTTGTGGTCTTAAAGAATGTTTAGCTGGATTAGGATCAGGTGGTGCTGGAGTGCTTGGCTTAGACAGTAATGGATGCTTGACTATTTATGAACTTACTGAATGCGCTTCTCCAGAAGAAACGCCACCACCATAATATTATTTATCTATATAGTCTATAAGAGACTGTCTTGCTGGTGTCATTTTTTCTGATCCTTTATCTATGTGTAACCATAGATTATCTATTATTTGTGATTTATTATTATAAATTAATTTTTAATTAATTGCACACTAGCTATATGTCCAGGGCAATCGTCAGGTTGCCATCCTGCTAATTCGATCTCACATCCTTTGGTACTATCACCAAAATTAATAGCGGTTTTGCTTGGCTTAGTGTAGAAAAAGTAACAGGAGGAGATATTGATCTTATAGGAAGAACAATCAAAGTTTCAAATAGTGCTGGGTATTCTATCCTAGAAGGATGTACCGCTAAAGGTTTTGCTTCTAAATTTATATCCGCTTCTTAGCATTACCTATAGCTCGTTTAACTAATATTCTTCCTGCCATATCAATAAAGGGCAGTTTTCTTTTGGTCGCTTCTTCTCTTAACCATCCAACTATAGTATCAACATTCTTTTCGCACCACTCTATACCATTAGTATCCATTAGTAATGCTTTTTTATTACATGAGCAATTAGGAGTTGCTTTGATTCCAATTTTACCTAAAAGTTTTTTTAATTCTGTGCCGACGCCAGAGATAGGGGTGTGTGGATTTGGTGAAATCTTTGTTTCAGAGGATAGTCCCGGCTTCGGCACACTCGGGTAAGCCGGATGTGTCTCGTCAACCGTGATCGTGTCGCCGTCTTGACTCACGATGCACGGCCGCACCTCGTCGAGCGTGTAGCCACGCTGACGGCAGCGGGCCTCTAGGTGGTGCAGGTGGCAGCGGATCATGGCAACGGGTTCTCGACGCACCCAATCTGTATGACATCAGCGGGGTACGATGAGGCATAGGCACACACGGCGTCCGGGTCAACCAAGTCCGATGGGATTTGACCTGACAGCCGCATCCACCACAGGCTGCAAAAGTCTGATTGCTCTTGCGTCACGTTGTCGCCGCAACAGTAGTCGGGGATTCCGCTTACTTCCTCGCCGCACCAGTACCGGTGGCATTCAAGGACGCGAATAAGTCCAAAGCCTAGGTCGCCCTCAAACCAAACTCTGCTTTCAAAGCCATTGCAGCACTCGCAGGGATCTCCAGGGTTTGAACCGAACGCTTGCACCCACTCGCCGCCAACCTGTTCGCAGTAATCGACCTTGTATTGGTAGTAGCCACAGCACGTTGAGCCCGGCGGGCATCCGCCGCCGCAGCAGCAATTGCTGTTAGTTGCTAACTTACCATTAACTATTAATAATTTTCCATTATTAAAATAAAGAGGACTCATCACCTATCCTTAACTTCTTTATTCCATTTATGCCAGCCTTTATTTGGCAAATAGTTACCCTCATCATCTTTGCGTTTTGGAAATAGAGTGCCACCCTTTTTATGCTGACCAAATGCTAGTATAGCACCACAATCACATCGTAGTTCATAATAATCATTATCTTCAACATTACGAACCACAAATCTGATACTATCCTTACCGCACAAACCACAATTTTTCTCGCCAAAAATTTCTTGAATAATAGCTAATTCCTTAAATACTTCTTTTTGACCAGCACCCTCAAGTTCAAATTGTAGTTTATCACTAACCTTGTAATTTAATTTCATATAACACCCTACTTCCAGTTTGTGTCATATCCTTTTATATCCTCAGTGATTGCGGAAATATCTTGCTGATATGACGATAATAGTTTACTAATTTCAATAGCATTTGCATGCTCTATATTATAGATATTCTTGCTTTCGTATCCAAGTTTTTCTAGCATCTTATTAACATTGATATCTAGTCTTTTACTAAGAACATCAATAAAATTAATCTGATTATTAGTAATCTTATTTACAGTATCATGATCAGGATGGTCCTCAATATCTTTGGCCAATTCTTCCGCAGCCACTACTTTGCGTAGTTTAAGTGCTCGTCTTAATGCTCGTCCTTCGGCTCGTGTTTCGGCAACGGCAACCGGATGATTTCTAAACACCTTGTCGCAATTACCCCAATAAACGTCCGCAGCGCCGCTCACAGTCCTCATATTTAAAAGCATGGGATCGCTGTTGCTGTCGGAATTATTTAATATATAGCCTATGGTATGAACCACAGTTGCTCGTTTTTCGTTGTTAATATCGGGGGTTTGAACAACATTACTAGTAGATTCTACAACAGCACAATTTAATGCTATTTCAAAGACACGCCTTAATCCGTCCGTAGTAGGGTTGCCGCTTATTTTCTCGTCATCAGACAACAATCCTAGAACATAGTCTGTCCAACCAATATCGTTTTGATTAGGCTTATTCATATCATTTGTGTTTTTGGTCGATTCCGAACACACCGCCTCTACCTCCGTAGTTTCTGTAGAATTCTTTTTTGGTCTTGCCATCATTTTAGTCTCCTATTTCTATAGTCCTATTATTGGGTTCCGGAAATTTATTTTTTATTTTTGCAAGCTCGTCTAGAACTGATTGTGCTATTAAACTCGCTCGTGCTGGTGAGAAATCCTTGGTTTGCTTTATTCTTATGATAGCACAGCCTTTGCCGAGCAAAAGTCCTGTTTTTTTATTGTCATACTTGATGTTTCTTTTTAAAGATTCTTCTCCCCAAACTGGCAAGAAATGCGACGGACCATCAACTTCTATAGCAGTATTAATTTCTGGTAAAAATATATCTATCTGTAGTTTTGTATTCAGTAAGTTTTGTTCTTTATGAAATTCTACTCGATATCCATTTTTAATCAAACTATCCAATAAAAACTTTTCTAACTTAGACCCAGTCTTACTAGACGATCTTACAGCCTCATTGGCTAGTTTTACCATTCGTTCTTTTTGATCTTCGCTCATGGACTCCCATGTGTCTTTGGCTTTTTTTTGCCTTTGTTTAAATTCTTGCTCGGTCAGATTCTCCCAACTTTGCATAACAGACAAACCTATTTTAGCTTTGACATCATCTGGTCTTTTTTTACCCTTGGTCGGATGCTTTATCGTACCATTGCTTAAAGCATTTTTTTGAGCTTCGCTTTTTGTTCTAATTGGTATATTTAATTTTTTTGCATCTCTCCGAATCTTATTAGAATAGGAGCCTAAATCATCCGCAATTTGCTTAAATGATTTTTGTTCTTTGATGTATAGCTTTTTTAATAACTCTGTTTTTTTTTCATCGGATAAATTTTCATAATTCATTTTATTCTATCCCTATATCTTTTAGTTGACGTAATTTTATAATCCCATGACTTTCGTAATCGAAAGTATCATTTGGATCGTCTAGAACATAATAACGATTATTATTAAATATTTCTAAAAGCCAAAGATCCTCACTATTTTTTATCACCACATTATGACTGCCATTAGCCAAATACATAGTATGAAAATTTGGTATATAAATATTAGTTTTTAGTAAATATGCGTCAGTATAGAACGCGTATTTATACTTATAAATTAATTCTTTTTTTACAAGCATGTTTATAAGTTCCACAAATGCTTGTTCTTTAAAAATATTTTCGTCTATAGTTTTATAATATAGACTTATATCAATTATTTTTGATGAATTTTGTAATTCCATTTTTTTGTCTCGCATTATTAAAAAAGATGAATAGGTTTTTATTTATCGGTCTGGTGGCTATTAACGAACCTTGATTTACCAAAAAATTAATAATTTCAAAATATAATAAGTTATTTCTGTGGATGCTGATATTTTTTAATATTCTAGTTGTGTCTGATTCTGATAGATAAAACATATTTGTGAATTTGCAGTCTTCTAAACCAAAAAACATATGTGTTATAATATCAGTATTATCTTTTGTAATTCCAACATCTAATTCGTTACTGGCTTTATTTTTAATAGATAAGATAAAAGAATCAGCAAATTTTAAATTATTGATGATATCTTTTGAGTATACACAACCATAGTCTATAAAAAAGATATTTTTATATTTGGCTTCTTCCGATATTTGAACTATTGGATTAACAAGTTCTTTGTGTTCAATAATCTTTGCTTTTTCTGAGAAGTGTTTTTGAATTTTTTGAGTTTCAAAATTAGTTATAATAATAATTTCATATGGTATTTTTTTATTATGTCCAGATATTATATTACCTATTTGATAGTCTAATAATTTTTTTTTATTAAACTCCATCAAACATTTTGAGCCTTTTGATTTCATGCCTTTGTCTATATAACAAGCAATAATAGCATACGTTATACCAGTCATAGCTTAGTACATTCTATATAATAGTTTATGCCATTTATAAATTTTATTTGATTAATTTGCAAATTTTGTCCACTTAAAAGAGATTTGATGTTTCCAAAAGTAAACATATGTTTTTTACCCAAACCATAAACTATCATATTAAACATCGACGGAGTAATCTGGTTGTTTATTAAACTAGAGCATACAGACAATATATCCGTACCCTGCACATACAATCTACTGCCCTTTTTCATTTTAGATAATATGCCGGAAAGAACCTCTAAACTATCCGCTTCACTAAAATATTCTAATAGATCGGATATTAATATATCATTGCAAGATTCATTTTTTTTATGTTTTTTAAAAAATGTTTCTAGATCTATAAACTCAAAATTATCTAGATCTTTATTTGATTCAAAAATATGAATAAAGTAATTAGTGTCTTTTTGTATTAATTTTGATATTTTATTTAATTTAGTTTTTTTTGCCATTTTATTTTATCTTATTTATTTTAATTTTAAAACTTTGCTTACACATATTATACATTATGTTTTTCCATTTTGGTTTATTTTCCAATGCTAGATCAATAATATCATCATGTATTTTATTCCAAGAAAAATATATATCCTTAGATAAAGCTATTTGAGATACAGGACTAATTAAAAACTCACTTTTGGTTTGATTTGTTACCAACTCTGGTTTTGTGTCGTGGTCTATAATAATTAGTGGAGTATGAAAAAATTTAGCTAATTCTATACTTTTTTCTAGGTGTGTTAATCTATTATTACAAATTATAATAGTGGGCTCCATATTCCCATAATAAGAATCTTCAAAATCTACCACAAAAGATTTTGGAAATATTTCTTTAAAGTAGTTTTTGCAGTATTGACTCTCATGACGCGACATACATATGTTTATTGTCGGATCAGCCGTCACAGCTTCTTTATTTATAATATTGGCTATCATATGTTACTAATTAATGAAGAAATTTTATCTATAGAAAAATCTAGTATTTGTTCTTTTTGTTTTTTGATTCTTATTTCTTTAGATTCTGAGGATTCATTTATAGCATTGCTCATTTGATCAAATATGCTATGTATCACAGGCTCGTGAATAAGTTGTTGTGGCGTATTATACATAGGAAATAGTCTATCCGCATCAAAACAGTTATTAGTAACGCTATCTACATAAAATCCACAACCATTTTTAACTATGTCGTGACTGCCTATTTTTTTGTTTACTATTATACTATTTTCAAAAGACATAGCTTCTAATGTTGAGTGTCCAAAACTTTCTCCGCTAGAAACATTGATAAAACAATCATTATTATTATGTATATAGTACATAGCCTCTGTTTTAACATCTCCAACAACTATTTTGGGTTTCTTCTTTATTTTTGATGTTTTATATAAATCGTATATTTTAGAAAATTCGTATTCGATTTTATCTTTTATTATAATTTCTTCGCCTAAATAAGACTTGGTTTTAATAACTAGTTCCACGTTCTCATACTGTCTTATTAGATCTATAAAACACAAAAGAACTTTTTGTATATTTTTTTTGTCTATAAAGTCGGCTATGCAATAAAAATTAAAAGTTGTCTTTTCTGTTTTTTTTGTACTATTTCTATATTCTCTAATACTATCAAGATCTATAGGCTCTGGCACAATATGTATATTAGCAGATGTTTGTTTGTTAAGTTGATTATAAACAAAAGAGGATCCAACAATTATATCATCCATGATATCCAAATATTGAAAGACATTATTCTTATAATTAAAAGAATCCAGATGAACGATCCCTATGTGTTGATCAAATTTGCTGTTAAAACAAAACTGATGAGGAAAACAGTGTTGAATAACCTTATGGTATTTTTTACTAAAATTGGATTCTAGTTCCAAAATATCTTGATCAATTTCTTCTTCGGGACATCCTTTAAAAATATTATATATTGGTCTTACGCTAATATTATGTCCACTATGGATAAGGGCCTTTAAATAGGATCGTGATGCGTTTCCTATTCCGCTAAATTCTCTATATGGTCCGATATATAGTATATTATCCATTATTATTTATTTAAAAAGATCTCGCCAGATATGTCTATTTCACCATTACGAAGTTTTTCACAATAAATTTTATTATTTAGAAATACCTCTAAAGACTTAACAACATGTTGTTTTGGAGCTTTATTTTCTCCAATATTATTGGTATCATAAGATTCATCCATATATCTAATAAGATTTTGTACAAAATGTGTTTGCTTTAATCTGGGTTCACATAATATATTCTCAACGATAAAATTAACAAACTCTCTATTAGATAGTTTATCTGGAACATTTAAATTTTGAGTTATCATTGGTTTATTCCAACAATTTTTTGGTTCAAGACTATCAAAAACATCACATAGTTTTTCTGCCGTTTTATCCCAACTATAATTTTCTAAAAGAAGCTTTCTTGTTTGTTTAGAAAGTTCTGTTTTCTCTTTTTTACTCAAAGAGATCCAGGATAAGACCTTGTTTACAAGATCAGAATTTATAGGAGTGGCTCTATCCGACCCAGTCTCTAGTTCTTTTGCTAAAACACAATCTATTGGCGTTCCATTTACTTTAGCCAGTATTTCGCTCATTCCACTGTAATTTACGGCAAACAAAGGTACGCCGCATGACACAGCCTCTAATTGTGGAATTCCTAATCCTTCACATATGGCATATTGTACATAGATATCAAATAAATTATATATTTCTGCAAGTTGATTGTTGTCTAAACCATTAATAACATTTGGAAATATGCAATGCCCAGCATCATCTGGGCAATTTATTCGTGCGCCTTTATATAGAGAACAATAGGCTTTCTTATTATTTGGATTATAATATGTAAATAATACATTATTATAAACACCGTATTCTTGTAAAAGCTCTGGTATATTCCATCCTTGGGCTTCCGGAAACGAAGTGTGCAAATAAAGAAAAATCTTTTGATCTGTTTTATTTATTAGATCTCTTAGTGAGGCAAATAATTCTGGTATTAGCTTTCTTTTTTGATTTCTCATGACCGACCCTATTATTATAGCATCGGAAGGAATGTTGTATTTTGCTTTGTGATATGATTTGGTCCAAGTTACTGGTTTAAATACATCGCTATCCACAGAATCAGAAACACACCCAGAAAACTTAATTTTATTATTAACAGAAAGCAGATAGTTTGCTGCCCAGTCGGTATGTGTTAAAACCGTGTCTGCGTTATTAAACGTTCTAAGCCATTCTGTTTTTTGTGGAATAGAATCTATAGTGGGAGCAACAACCCAATGAAAATAACTTAATAGTGGAGACATTTCTTGATACGAAAACATCCAATAGTCTCTTATATCAAAAACTATATCTGGCTTGAAGTGTAAAACAACCTTTTCAAATCTCCATTGGCCAAATTGATTAATTGGATTAGACTTATATACTTCAAAGTCTTTGTGTCCTTCGGCTACGATATTGGGATATACTTTCCAAGGAACATCTTTGACATAAGAATCACTACAATAAGACGCGAATTCTGCTATTTCATAGTTCGGATTTTTATGTAGTCTAGATAAAATCTCTTTTGTATATCGACCGAATCCCGAATTTATACCATGAAATTCGGCGCACATTAGAATTCTTTTTTTTGACATGCTAATTAAGATAGGGTTGATTGTTGATATAGCATTTAAAAAAGACAGGGGATGTTTCCATCCCCAAGTCTTTAATAAATATTTAGGATTTAGAAAGCGACAGTTTCTTCTGCTGACTCTCGCTTCTTTAACTTTGTAATCTTTGAGAAATTATTTACTCTAACTTTAAGTGTCGAGTGCTTGACACCATCCTTTTCCCAATTATCGTTCCTCAGACTACCTTCGATCATTACCAGATCGCCCTTCTTAAAGGACTCACCAATAACTTCTGCTCCGGTATCCCATGCTTCACATTGAACATATGAAACAATCTTATCTTTAGTTCCATTAGCTCTTGTAAAATCCTTTGATACAGCAACGGTGAATGAAACAACAGATGTTTGCTTCTCTCCGCTATTAACTGTTCTTAATTCTGGATCGCGCGTTAGATTACCTCTTAAAATTACAATATTCATGTATCAACTCCTTATTTTTGCTAAAATTCAAAACCATTACTTTAATATAAACGAAAATTCGCCAAAGTCAAGTCAAACAACAAAACATTTTTTTACAACTGGTGTATGGTCTTTTTTTGATTTTTGACCATTAAACATTAAAACTCTTCCAATTTCTAATAAATTTTTCATTTCCGAATATTCATCCGGAAAAACAACACAATCTATGCTTCCATAAGAATCTGATAGTTTTAGAAAGCACATTTCCTGTCCTGGATTTTTCCCTCTTTTTGTTTTTATAACATTGTATCCATCTATTTCGGCTACAATAAAAAACTGCTTGTCTGTATTAAAAGATTGTATATTACCACAATCTGTGTTAGCATACGAAGAATCGTAAGAATCTGTTTTTGTACAGGTAATAGATGCTCCTAGTAGTTCTCTCTCGTTATCCGATAGCCATTCTATACTATCTTCTAGACTATAAGATGGGTTTTCTAGTTGATTAATAAGAGATAAAACCTTTTGTTGTCTTGGTTTGCTTACCTTTTGGGTTAGTAAAAATCTCAGAATATTTTTTAGCTCTGTATTTTTTATTTCGCTTTGTAGACATATAGCTATTTCTTTATTGGTTAATTCGGAAACCATTATATATTCATGCAACATTTTATTTCTAGATATTTTATAATAGTCTAAAGCCCCAGAAGATATTAGTGCTTTTGCGGCGGTACTGTTAATATTTAGTAGAACCTCAAATAGCATATTCAACCAAGCATACTGATAAAGATCTTTATCTTTGATTAGATCAAACAATTTAATAAATACCGCATCTCCAAGACCTTTTATATTGGTCAAACCAAAGTATATCTTTGTATCATTAATAACAAAGTCCTTATTCTTTAATCTCAGATCTGGACCAAAGACATAGATCCCCATCGTTTTTGCGTTAATAATCAACTCTAATATTTCTTCGTGTGGCTTAATTTTATCTTTTGCTAATCTTAAATACGATAAGAAAAAGACTAATGGAAAATGAGCCTTTGCGAACGCAGAGATATAAGCATTAACAGCATAGCTTACCGCATGACTCTTATTAAAAGAATATCTTTGGCTTTTTTCTATCCATCCGAATATCTGCTCTGCCTCATCAACAGAAACCTTATTTATCTTTTTACAGCCGTCAATGAATTTATTTTTGATTTTTGCCATTTCTTCTGGCCTTTTCTTGCCAATGGCTTTTCTAAGCATATCTGCTTCTTGCAAATTAAAACCGGCTATATCTTTAGCTATTTCCATAGCCTGTTCCTGATAGACCATTTCTCCATAAGTGTTTTTTAGTATAGGCTCAAGAGCCTCATTAAAATAATCTATAGATTCTGATCCATTTTTTTTGTCTATAAAATGATTACTTACGCTTTTTCCTTCCCTAAAAGCCTCTAAGCATCCCGGCCTCATAATACTAATCAACGCAGATAATTGTTCTATATTTTCTGGTTTTAGTTTTTTTGACATACTTTGTCCAAGTCGAGACTCTAACTGAAATACTCCTTTTGTATTTCCGTCTGCTAGAAGGTCCCAAGTTTTTACACAATCAAAATTTATATCGTTTGTGTCGTAAATGATCTTATTTCGGTCTTCGGAATCTGATATTCTAAAAGAACATCCACACTCATACTTAGCTAGCATTAGTAAAAGATCCTTTGAACTTAATCTTTGACGATAAATTTCTATGTAGTCTTAAAAATCTTATAAGGATATTTGCGGAATCTATAACGTCCTTCACAGCATCATGCGCTCCTTCTTTATCTATCCCTAAGAAATCTCGAACATTATCTAATGAATAGCTTTTTATATCTAAATTTTCAAACCAATAAAATACTAAATTCATAATATCTATTACGTCTCTAGGATAAAAAAGATTAGATACATTCTCTTTTGTCTCTAGATTTTTATATTTTTCTGATAGTCTGTTTATAATTTTTAAATCAAACCTATTGATATTGTATCCAGCGGCTATTGGAGCAGAAAACATATTTTTCTTTTTCCTGCCACCGCAATGGTATTTTTCTAAATAGTTTATAAACGATGTCCAAGATATTTCTTGAGAAGGATATTCTTGCCATTGTTTATATATCTCTTCTTGAGAACATCCTTTTACTCTAGAATGAAAATCAATAATATCTGTTGTATATTGATAATCTGGATCTTTTTCTATTACCTCTGGCTTGAAAAAGACATTAAACTCTGATCCTGGTATAATATCAAGTTTAATCGGATCTACAATAACAGCAGATAACTGAACCGGACTACAGACATACGGATCTGATCCGTCGGTTTCAAAGTCGAATACGCAAATTTTTTTGGTTAACATATTTAGTTTTGAGCAATTCTTTCTACTTCGTCCAGTGGCTTCACAACAATCTTAGATCCGTCGCTAGAAGATTGAGCATTCTCTTTAATCTTGCAACAACTAAGTTTAACTTCAGGAATTTTTTGATATTCTAGATTGTTCATTTTAAATTTTTCTCCAACAGCAAGCTCATGAAACTTCATAATTATAGTCCCTCCGTTTTTAAGTATTCTGAAATAAACATAATTTTATCTAACATAGCAACACCTAAAATATCGAATTTAACAACACCGATATTTTCTAGATCTTCCATTTCCATACCAGCTATTTTTGTTTCGCTTTTGGTATCATATATCATTGGACAAATATCTGATAGGTTTTCATCAGCTATTGCAACCCCAGCGGCATGTTTTGACTGGTTCACCTTGGTGCCCTCTAATCTTATAGCCTGTTCAAATCGCTTGGCAAGAGGCCCTTGTAGTTCATTATTATCGTCAATAAAGCACCAATCTTTAAGTTTGTCGGACTCGTTTTCTAACGACCATCTTATGATAGAAGCTTCTCCAGTTTCATCTTTCATTTCTTGTAGTTCGTCAGCAATTTTTGCTTCGTCCGGAATATTTTTTGTAATTTTATTCATTTCATCAAAACCTATATTCCCATAGACTCTTAATACATCTTTTATAGCGCCTCTACCTTTGATGGTATTAAAAGTAACCATTTGAGAAACTTGGTTTTGCCCATATTTATTTTTGATATAGTCTATAATGTTTTCTCTTTTTTCTATAGGAACGTCCACATCAATATCTGGCATACTAACTCGGTCACTAGTGTTGCGTCCGGAGTTGTAAAATCTATCAAAAAGTAAACTATATTTTATTGGATCAATACTAGTTATTCCTATTAAGTAAGAAACAAGACATCCAGCGGCACTACCTCTTCCTGGACCTGGAAGCCAATTGCTATTTCTAATATATCGCACAATATCTTGTACTATTAGAAAGTAACTACTCAACCCAGCCCCTTGTAAAATTCCTAGTTCATACTTAATTCTATCAACATATTCTTCTTGTTTTTCCTTTGTTATGAAATTAGCTATCTTATCTTTCCAGCCATCTCTACATAATTGTCTTAAAAATTCGTCTGGATTAGGCTTACAATCAAAAGGAGGTAGCTTTGGACGGCTTGTAATATCATATTCTTCACACATATCAGCAATTAATTGAGTATTAGCAATCTCTTCTTCTGTGTGCATATCCGACATCTCTTCTTGAGATAAAATATGAAAGTTGTCAGAATTAAAGAAACAACCCAATGGAACATCTTGATTATTTGCTATTTTTCTGCTTATATCAGGCAGTGTTGTTTTTAAGTTATTACAAAGCAATATTCTTTGATCAGAGGCATCCTCTTTTTTCGCATAATGAGCATCTGGTGTGCATATTACTTTAGTATCTGTAATCTTGCCAAGTTCTCTTATTACATCTGTTAAGTTTTTTTGTATTGGAGTATTAACCACATCCATTAATTGTGCTTCTAGAAAAAAATTATCATTACCAAAGATATTCTTTAATTTGTTAACAATTGAACTACCAATATTTTTCCAATCGGGATTAATCTTATCGTTATCAATTATTTTATCCGCAACAAGAGAGCCTAGGTGTCCACAAAATCCTATAAGATTACCATCTATAAATCTTGCCAGATTATTTAAATCTAGTCTTGGCTTATGATAAAAAAAATCGGGCCTATTAGATTCTGACACAAGACTAATTAATTTTTTCCAACCTTTTATATTTTTGGCCAAAATAAGAAAGTGTGTGAGACTTTTATTGTCTTTGGTTTGATCTGTTGCGTCTTTGTCACACAAATAGATCTCACAACCAAGAATTGGTTTTACTCCAACTTTAGTCATCGCCTTATGAAATTTAATTGCTCCGGCTATATTTCCGTGATCTGTTAATGCACATGCTTTAGCTTCAATATCAACACATCGGGACGCAATCTGTGATGGTTTTGAAAGACCATCAAGCAAAGAATACATTGAGTGACAATGTAACGGATTATATTTCATTCTATTGATCCTGGGGCTTTATATTTACCAAAGTTATGTTGTGGGTTTTTATATTCAGATATTACCTGATCTATCCCTTTGATTTCGATTTCGTGTTTAACCTGTTCACATTTTGTCATATTATAGCCAATGTTACAGGGTTGGTTATCTCTGTACTCGACAATGGGTTTTATATTACTGTTGTCTTCAAAAGTGGTTTTACCAAAATGACAAAGCTTACTACACATCCATGTTTTATGTAGTCTTGGCTTTTTTGTCTTTTTTATAATCTCAAACTTATTTCTTAACATATTTTCTGTTCTAGCAAGATCGCTCTTATCAAACATTATTGAAAACGGACCACCATCATTGATAAAGTAAATTGTAACTATGATATGGTCGTATTCTGGAAATATTTGACTTATAGCATAGTGATATATCATTAACTGTGGATCGTTTTGTAGTTTTGCGTGAGTTTTTTCTTGTCCTGTTGCCCAGTCCAGCCTTTTGCCTGTTTTCCAGTCTATGACTTCTATAGTATTATCGTCGATCCTGGTGATCAAGTCAATAGTGCCTTTTAAAGCCAAATTTCCATCCAGATCTCCTTCGTCAGTTTTATAACTATATTTTGACCAAGGTTTATCTATAACTATATCAAAATGTTGTTCTGGTTGAAGAATTTGTCTATTTCTTGGATCAAACATGCCACCATTAAAATCAATTACTTTTTGACACCATAGTTTACAATCAGAGAAGTCTTTGCTTGACCATTCGTGATGACCAAATTGTTTGGTATAAAAATCATAAACTTGTTCTATGATATCGTTTAAAGAATAGTTCTGTGTATCAATCTCTTTTAAAATATCATCAACAATTTTACTTTTTTTATTTTGCTGTGCTAGTTTAATATCTGCTAAAACTTCTAAAACTTTATGTACTATAGTACCTTTGTCTGCTTTTTTATTTGAAGGGCCACGCCACCCAAGTACATATTCCATAAAATATTGCTGTTCACACATATTATGTGTGTTAAAAGAACTACTTCTAAAATATGTGATTATAATGGTACTATTCCTTTATGTTTTAAAAATTCTAAAATTATATTGTTTTGATCAGCTATTCCCAACACATTATTGTGTAAAACTAAATCAAAATTGTCATGATCATAGTTGTGCGTATCAAGAGAAGTTTCACTATCATGATCAGAATTATATGGATTTCTCATAAGCTTTATAACTAATCCACCAGCAGATTTAATCGATTCTACTTCATTAGGAAATCTACAATCAGCAATTATGGCTAGTTTTGATTTTTCTTGATTAATTCTATTGATTGTTGCGTTAGTCCAAACATCTGTTTTCATTTTTCTAAAGATATCTGTTCCAATAAATTGCATTACTTCTCGTGCTGTGAGACTTTTGCCATCCCATTGAATATTTGTAATAGTATTTTTATCTATATCTTCCCCATAACATTGTTCATAAGTTAAACCTAGTATATTCATGCAGATATCTTTTTTAAGAGGATCCGCAAAATTATATATTTTAGCACTATTAAGTATTCCATTAAAATAACTTAGAACAAATTCTGAGCAGGTAGTTTTACCAGATTGTTTTCTTCCGGCAAAACCTAATATCATAGTCATACGTATGCCTTTATTTCTTTGTTAATTTCTTCTTCCGACATTTCGGCTATATCTGGTTTACTAATATTTAGATTCATAATATTGTATGTATTTTTGCATTTATCTTTTATAAGAGATGCGGCTTTTTGACCAGCATCATCATTATCCATTATGGTAATAATAGTCATAGCGCCAGAACCATCCAATAACATTTTTTGTCTATCGCTCAAATTTGCCCCAAACAGAGCAACAGAGTTTTGTATTCCACATTCTTCTAGACGCCAAACATTGCCTGGACTTTCTACTAAGATTACTTTTGTGGTTTCAAGAATTTTGGTTTTTGCAAACCATATGTTGTATAAATGGTTTTGACTTTTGAATTGGTAGTTGTGTTTCCATTTTGGAAATTTCCATCTATCTTCTTCAGATGGACAGGAATTATTTTCGTCATGATATGATTCACATAAAGAGCATTTGTTAAAAATGCTACGACCAGTACAACCAACCATATATTTATGATCAATGTCGTAGATAGGTGCGACAGCACGATTATACATTTCTTTTTCTTTTTTGTCACAGAGTCCTACGTCGTATTTATCTAAAATTTTTGAACTAAATCCCCTGTTTATAAAATACTGAGCAGGAATTATTAATGATTTTCTTATACTGCTTCGACTAATTTGTGAAACATAATCAATATCTTTTTGTGTAATATGACTTATTGCAGAAGAGAATCTATTTTTCTCTTTTTGGGTTTTAGATATTTTTATGTTCTTTAAATCGTCTCCAAGAAATTTTTCTATGAATTCCATAGTTTCTTGAAAACCTACGCTTTTATTTGTGTTATTTTCCCAATTATGTTTTTTATTCGACAAAACACCACGAATAAATCCAATTATAGATGCTTTGAAATATCTTTCACAATTGTGTGTTCTACACTTCCAATTGCCTCTATACGTATCTCCATCTGGATATAGATTAAAAGCGCTCTTATTGTCTCCATTATGTATTGGACAACATCCAACATACATCTTACCATTATGATGTACATCGTCTATAGATAAGACCTCAAATAAAGATTCTATCTTATCACATAAGCTATCGCATATAACCTTTAATTGGTCCTGATCATATGAACGGGATGTTTTTGCTGTCTGGTTCATTTTCGATTGTAAAGTCATTACCATTATTATTTTTGCTCCCAATATTATTAGCTATTTCTAATTTTGTTCTACCTTCTGTAATTTTTGCACACCAACCCTTCATATGACAGTTAATATAATCATTGTCATCAAGACCGCCGCCATGACGGCTTATGATTGGAACCAATTTTCTATTACCTTCATTCGGACCATCTTCTGCTATTTCGTCATCACTTTTGCGTTTAAAAATTGTAAAATTACTACATAGCCAGATAATTCTATCTGATCCACTAGCAGTATCTGTACTTTCTTTTGTAATACCGTCTCTATTAAGCTGAACAAAAGCAACAATAGGAACCTTATATCTTGTGGCAAAATTGTGCAAGGCGGTCATCATGAAGCCTAAGACTTGATATTCTTTTAAGTCCTGGCTCATACCTTGAGTATCCATAAGTTTAAGATAGTCATAAAATATTACGCAGGGTTTTGCCGATCCATCATCTTCTAAACCAACGTCTTTAACTATCCATCTGCGCATTAAGGCTAATTGTTCTTCAAATGGTTTACCAGCAATAGACTTATAATATATTTTTGATTGCTTCAACATATCAACAGCTTTATCTATTTTAGATTTTTTATCTTGAGAATTTGCAAATTTTCCAGTTTCAATAGAGTTTATTTCTGTTTCTGTTATCATAGCTAATAATCTATTAATATGGTCTTCTTTGGTCATTTCTGTATCTAGATTAAGAACAGGTATCCCTAGTGTCGATACATGCCACCCCATATTGTCTACTAATAGAGTTTTTCCTGTTTTGGGTCTAGCCGCTATAACATTCACAGTGCTTCTTCTTAATCCTCCACCTATAGCACTATCATATACTGGAAATCCTGTTGGAATACCAACTTGATCAATAGGATTATCAATAAGGTTTTGTATATATTCGGATATACCATCGCCCATAAATACAGGATTGTTGTCTGTATCATTAATTAATGAAGTAAAATCGAAAACAGTATCTTCGGCTATAGCCAAGATAGAAGACACAGGTTCGCTACCATTAACATCTAAGAGTTTTTCTTTCGCTGCTTCAAGTTGTTCATGTAATAGTCTGGCTATTTGTAGTTTTTTGATTTTTGCAGCAAACTTAGGTATATTTTCTCTGTTTACTGGAAAGTCTAGAATAGCTTTTAAGTGTTGGCTTTCTTCTTTTTTCAAAAGAACGTGAGAAACGCCTATTTCTTGTGCGGCCGAATATATAGAAGCTATATCAATGGAAGAAGATTCTTGCTTATCACATATATGCTTTATACAACTATATATTATCTTATTACTATCAATAGTAAATGATGAGTCTTGTAAAATATCTGCTACGTCTAGATATACAGACTCACCATATCTACAAATTCCAGAAAGAACAGCCCTTTCTGCGGATGGATCAGCCAAAATCATTTTCAATTAACCTCCAGCGGAGCCAGAACATTTGTTACATTTATATCTGTCTATGGAATCAACTATCAGATTTGGACTAACCTTCTCTTTTTTACCACACACGCGACACGTTGTTTCAACAGCCTCAAATTTTCTAGTTCTCGGTGTTGGAGCATTGACAGAAAGCTTTTTATCTATTTCAATATCTTCTTTGTGCATCTTAGATTCTGGCATACTTAAAAACTTATTGTTGCTTTGTGTGCTTTTACTAGATCGTGTTTTTGTTTTTATATTTGGAGAAAAGTCTTCTGTTGTTTTTTCTTGGGGTAATAGACTTTCTAATAAAGATATTAATTGTTTAATTTGTTCGGGGTCTTTAAAATTAAGATCCATGTTTAACCTTCATTCTTTGAATTGATAATATAATATCGGATAAATTTTTAATCGAAGAGGAAATATATGTCAGCCTATCTGATCTTTGTTTAGCGTATTTTTTTATTTTGTTTAATGCTGATGCTTTTTCGTTATGCTTAATAGCCTGTGGAGCCTTTTCTATATAGCCATAACCTTTATAATTATTAATCTCATCGGCTATGGTTTCTTTAAGTGTCTCATCAGCCCAATTGAATCTAGCCAATTCTCTATTTATAGTTCTTTGAATGTGGAAAGAAAACTGGCCTAGCCTATAAGATATTTGAGCACAGTCTTCCGGAGTTAATTTTTCTAATACGTTTCTATCCATTGTTAGGTATTGATTAAGTTCTTCTTCTGGCAAAACCTTTGGATTATATTGTGGCAGTCCTAGAGTGGTTTCATATTCATCTAATACTTTGTCCCAATAATTTATTTGATCTGAAGATGTGCTTTTAGTTTCTGTTGTCACTTGATATCCTTTCGACCCATTGTTCCTCTGATTCGTGATGAGGTAGTTCTATATACTGAATATTGTTAATTTCGCACCATTCTTTTTTCTCTCTGTCTCTTTTTTGAGACTTTATAAAACCCAATTGGTTGTTATGATAAAAGGCCACAAATTTATAGTGTTGTTCACCATGAACTTCAATCGCTGTTTTCAACATAGGTATATAAAAGTCCAGAAAATAACTTTCTGATTTTTTAACAGGTATGGGTATTTCCTCTAGTATTTGCAGTGTTGGAAATTTATTTTTCAAAATTTGTCTTGCCGAGATATGTAAAGACGACTTGTTCTCTAGTTTAGCATGAGCGAAATGTCCTGTCAACTGCCAATTTTGTATCTGTCCATCTAAGGTCTTTACTTGCACTTAACACCCATTGTTTCTTTAACTGATTTTTCTAATGAGGAATATTTTTCAGGATTGTCTACGAAATATTGACGTAGTTTTTCCATGCCTTGAAATTTTTCTGACTCATAAGTATACCAAGCTCCACCCTTATTTATTAATCCTACATCGACAGCAAAACTTATAAGTTCTGTGTGCTTGTCGATTCCCTGACCATATCTGATATATGACGTTATAGAGCCTCCCGGCGGTCCCAAAGCAGAACATAGAACTTGCCACTCTATCTCTTGACCTATTTGTGTACTATCGGCACTTAATGTCCAAGGCTTGAATGTTTTTGCCCTAAGTTTAATATCTGTCTGATAAGCAATAGCCTGACCACTCTTTTCTTTAAATTCTGCACCATATCCTGTTGGATTACCCATTAAATGAGTAATGCCAATAACTATATTTTTATTTACTGGAATAACATTAGCAACCTTACGACAAAACTTTGCAAGTAATTTTGCTCCGTCTGCTCTTTGCATCTTATCCATATCGCTTGTAATTTCTGCTTCAGTACACAGAGCAGAATATGAGTCAATTATTACAACACTTCCAGGAATCTCATTAATGATTCTTTCAGCTATTTGTAAGTATTCTTCTGCGTGTAATATTTTCCCTTGTTGACTACCTATCACATGAAACCTAGAAAGATCCAATCCGGGTATCCCTTCTAGGTCACGCTTTTTTAATCTACCTTCGATATTTAGGTAGTACACTTCCCGACCTTCTTTAAAAGATCCGTGAGCATATTGTTTTTGTTGTGCTGTTGCTGCAAAGTCTAGGCTTGTTGTGGTCTTGCCACACTTAGGTTGTCCGGTCAATACAACAAAACTTCCTTCTGGGATTCCGCCATTCAAGACTATATCTAACGATGGACTTATTGGTATAATTAATGTTTTTTTATCAACAATAGCATTACCATTTAGAATAATGTCGGAACCAAATTGTTTAGTAACATCATCCTTTAGTTTAACACTCATTCAAGTTCCTTTAATTTAGACAGTACTGATGACTTATTTTTTCTTTGTTCGAACTTTTTATCTGACCTATCATACTCTTTTGATAAAATAGTATTCTGGTTAGAAAGCTGTTCCTGCTCGTATTCTATGATAGGTATTAGATGTGGCGCACGCAAAGAAAAGATTCTAGATGCTTTTGGATTCTGTAGCGCTTTGATAATTGCTTGTTCTGAATATTTCTTAACAAGTTTATTGGCCGTTGCTATTTGATCTCTATAAAATTTTGACCATTCCTTATTTGTCCAAAATCTAAAATATAGATCTTTTTTATCTATTTTAGCTTTATTCTCACATATAATTTCTGTAATATATTGTTGAGCAGTTACGGTTTTTCCGTTAGAATATCTTGATGAATATTTCATTTATTGTTGTTGGGCCTATAGATAGCATTTCTGGTTGTTCGAGAAGTGCTATCTGTTTCCATAGTTTGTCGGTGAGCATCATTTATTTCTGATGCGGCTTTAGTCATAATAGCAACATTATTTATTCCTTTTGCTGCTGTTTGTGTAATCATTAAATCCTTGCTGTTAACTTTTGATGATGTTGTTTTAATAGCATCAGATCTTTCAGAGTCTCTTTTAGATAAGACATCCCTTACTTCTTTAGTAGAAATTTTGATTTTCTTGCCTATGTCAGCAGCAGACAAACCCGTATCTGCTAGATGATATATAGCAAATATTTGTGTTTCGTTTACTTCTTGATTTTTTTCTGATTTATTCATGATAGTTCCCTTTCCGCATTGTTTAACCATGCCATATTTTTTGTTCGTAAAAAATTTAGATACATACTAAACACCTTATTGTTGACTCTTGTAAATGAGTATTCTTCCTTACCAATTTTTGATAAAAACTTATTTTGTCTTCCTTCTGAGTATAGTCCAATAGGATTGAAAATTTTCCCATAAGTACCAACTTTCAAATAAAAATGTTCATCCTCATTACCATGTCTAATATAAGCTAGGCATTTTTTCTTATCTTGGATCAATGGATTTCCATCGTTGTCCAAGTCTTCGTGAGAACCAAATATTGTATAGTATGTATAGTTATATTCTTCTGGCGTCTTAGACTTATCTACTTTAAACATATCATCCATTTTTTAGTTTCCTTCTTTTCTTTGTGTTGCTTATTCCTGGCCACTTTGGTTTTTCTGGTTTTTTAATTCTGCCCATTCCAGAAGGCAAATCTTTTTCTATTTGTTCATCTCTATACGAGTTATGTTTCTTGTGCAGGCTCATCTTCTCATCGTCGCTCATTTTTTCTGCGTTTCTCAAGGCCAAATCCCCAATTGTTTTCAACTCCGTATCGCTTTTTTTAACAGATGCTGATTGTGTGGCAACATCTAAAGCATAGAGACGCTGGGTATTGGCTTTATTACAGTGTATACACGATGGTTTATCGTTATAGTCTTTGATATAGAAAAATAATTCAAAATTTTTTTTACAGTTTAGACATTCGTATGAGTATGTTGGCATGTTATTTCTTTATAAGATTCTGGTATATAGATAAGCCACTCTTGTGGTACTCTGTCCTTTATAGTAGATAAATATGACGATATCGGCAAGAACTTTATATTTTTTTGTGGCTTGCTTGGCAATTTTTTAAGTGGCATATTTGCTTGTGTTGGTGTTCTATTACCCTTTTTTCTATTACATTCGATACAGGCTGTTACTATATTTGTCCAATTTGTTGGAGAGCCATTATTATCTAACCATTTTGATTTGGGAATAACATGATCATATGTTAAATCTTTAAAAGAATAAATAATATCACAATACTGACAAGTATAATTATCTCTTATATAGATATTTTTACGAGAAAATGTGATAGAAGAATTATTGATTCTAAAAAATCTTTTTGTTCTTGCTACTGCTGGTATAGGATATTTTTTATTAACACCATTGATGTGGTCGTTTTTAAAAAAATCAATTATCTCTATTCCATATGTTATATCACATTCTGATCTAAAAGACCATACAATAGCCTTTTTCCACGAAATGATAGACAATGGAGAATAGTCAGAGTTTAGCAATAAACATTTACTATTCCGGTTTTCTGTTTTCATACGAATCTAGCCGTGTTAAAATTTTACCAATAATAGGATTTCTAATTATATCTTGATTGAATAATTCACTAATTCCGATTTGATCGACACCGTATAGGGCTCCAATTAAATCTATAAAGCCACCACGCATACTTCTGTGAAGATCTGACTGGCTAACGTCGCCGGTCAATACCATTTTACTTTCATTTCCAATACGTGTCAACAACATTTTTAGTTGATCATACGAAGCGTTTTGACACTCATCTGCTACTATAAAGGAGTTATGAAAATTACGTCCTCTCATTAATCCAAGAGGTACTATTTCAATCTTATTATTTAATTTCAGACTTGCGTAATGACTCATTGGTATAAAATGACAAATTTCATCCAGTATAGGCAATAAGTATGGGTGTAACTTTTCTTCTGCTGTTCCCGGCAAATATCCAATTTTTTCTCCGCTTTCTACTACCGGTCTGGTAATAACAATCTTTTTTACTTTTTCTTCCAAAAGATGTTCTAAAGCCATTCCAACAGCAATATGTGTTTTACCACTACCAGCAACACCCTGACAAAATGTTATGGTGTTTTCTGCTACTGTTCTGATATATTCTTTTTGATTATCTGTTCTTGGTTTTAATCTATTTCTATAGATCATACCATTTGGTTGGATATCATTTGTAGCGTCTAGTACTTTTGGTCTTTTTTTATTATTTTTATTATTTTTTCTCAATGGTTATCTCCACTGGTAATAGTTAAATTAGACACGCGCCGCCAGCACAACTAATCTCTTCTATTCCTAGTGTATTGTCCTCTGTTTCTAGAAGTTGTGTGTAATCAACTCGCTTGAAAGTATTGTAAAGATCACAATATATTTTCCAATTATAAACATCTTTCATACAGTATGTTAATCGTCTTATATCTCCATTAAAGTATTTACCGGCAAAATTTTTCATTTTAGTAACAAACTTTAGTTTGGACTCATGATGATCTTTTTGGGCTTGATTGAGTGTTACATAATCACAAGCCGCCCAAAGATTATTATCAAAAGCATTTAGTGCTAGTTCAATAAGACCAGAACACCATAATGCAGCATCACCATATTCCTTTACTATTTCTCTACTAGTATAAACCGTAGTAAATGGTGCTTGTGGATAATCTTTATCTCCACTTTGAGGAATAAGGCTGATACCAGCAAAATATTTACGATTATCATAAATATATTTGGTAACATCGACCCATTCATCTGGCTTGACTGTAACTGTATTGCTAACATTATGATTTAAATATTCTTGTGTACAAATAGCCTTGTTCTTGCCAGAGTATACCCAATTTTTTTGAGTATCTTTTACAATTGACAACATTTCAACAGCAGGCAATTGATTTTTTAATTTTGACCCGTCTGGAACTTCGATTGGAAATTTGACAACCTCATCAGTATTATTGGCCGACCAACTTGATTTTTCACAAGCCTGCGGGTTATAATTTTTAAAGTGTTGGTATGGTGCCTCCAAAATATTGGCTTGTACATGCCTTATATAACGCTTGGCGTGATGTGGATGGATACCTGAACTAGTTCCCAACATACTTGATGATGTTCCTTCTGGCTTTAAACAGGTAACTCTGGCTGCTTGATTGATTCCGATTTTTTTAGCCATTTCTTTATTAGTTTCTACAGCAATTTTTGCTCCGGCTTTGAGTACTTTTTCGGACAAAATTAAATCATATTTTTCCATAATTCCGGTCAAAGAAACACCCAGTAAAGATTCTCTTTGAAAAATCTTACAACTAATTTCTCCCAAATAATCTAATTTTGTAAAACCAGCTTGTAAAGTACCAATAATAGCTGCTGCTTTGCATCTATCATAAAAATCGTTTTCATCTTCGATAGAAGAACAATTAATGGTAGATAAATTACATCCTTGCCATCCGCTTTTGCCACTTTCTTCATCAACAGGCCACATTCCAACTTCTACACAAGGATTGAATGTCATTTCTGTAGAATCGCTCCAAATAAAGCCGGGTTCTCCAAATTCTTTAACAGATTCCATAAGAGACTCAAATTGTTCGTATGTTGTTTCATCTTTTAACAATAGTGCAGAATTATTACTACGCGCTCTTTGTGGATTGTCTATATACCAATTTCCAGTTTTTGCTTTAGCCATTTCTTCATCGTCTGGACTAAATAAAGCCAAACTTGCAGAACGTCTTACTCCGCCACTTAATACAGCATCGCTACTGTGCATAACAATATCATACGCATCAATTGGACGAAGTTTTTTCTGACCATTAGCAACACAACGATCTAGTAAAGTTCTAATTTTTTCTAGCCCCTTGGCTAATGGTTCAAATCCTGGGGCTTTGCCTACGCCAGAACTGAGATTAGATCCTTGAGGTCTAATATTACTATAGTCAAATAAAATATGACAATTTTTATATTGCTTATATTCATCTATTGGTTTACTAAAATAACTACTAAGTAGAACTCCGAGAGCATCCGCCCAACCTTCGATACTATCTTCTATAACATAGACAGTACCTTTATCTTGTGGTGGATCATGTTCTAGTGTTGGTAATTTGGCAACATGGTGCTTTTGTACACTAAAACCAGTGCCACTACCACAAAGCAATAACCAAAAACATTCCTGAAAAAATCTTAGTCTATCACAATATGAACTTGTGCAATTATATATTTTAGCATGTCTTTTTAGGATAGGATCTCCACCAAATTGCAAACCTCTTTGGCTTCCTAAAACCTTTTTTTTGTACATCATGTCGTACGCCCAATTAATATCTTCTGATATATTTTTATCAACATACATTGTGTGCATCATGTTTTTGACTCTCTCGACAGCTTCTTTCCACGTCTCTCTTCTGTTTTTATCTTCTAGCCATCTAGCATACTTGCTTACAAAGGTATAATTCTGTAATTCTTGAAGAGCAGACATATTATCTCCTATCGATTAATGTTAAAAGACCTAATATTACCAATCCTTTAAAAGAGTTTTCTATCATTATAGTATTGGAGGTAATATTGAAATAAAAATAAAAAAATAATACTATGAAAAAACCAATATGGTATATCATAATACACCGACCAATTGTTTCAGCCATGAAAGATTTGGTTCAGCATATATAATTTTGATGCCACTCATAGCAACAAAAGTTGAGAATCTTTGTTTTGCAGATTCGTCGAAAAGGTGTGTTCCGTGATTTTTTGACATTACAATTGTGGTCACACCTTCTTGCCACAATGCCATAGCACAATCATTGCAAGATTGTCCCGTAACATACGCTATTCCATTTTCTGGTCTAATTATACAGTTTGACAGAGCGTTTCTTTCGGCGTGTATCATCCAAGGATATTTTTCTGGTCTAGTATTTGGTAATAATTTATCATCAAGACCCCTAGGGAAACCATTATATCCTAGTCCTAGTATCCTGTTATTTTTGTCTGTTATTACACAACCATGTTGTGTTTGAATATCATGGCTACGTTGAGAAACTACTGTAGCCAATCCTAAAAAATAATCTGTCCAGTTTGGTCGTTCCATAAGGATATTATAGTGCGATCAGTGTGCTAGTCAAGATTTTTGTGTTAACTTATTATACAAAACAAGACTTAGTACGCCGCCAGCAACACCCATAAATATTCCAGATGGACTGATACTTTCATAAGTTCCAAGCAAATATAATACGGCGCCGCCCATATATGATCCGGCAACACCAACCGCTATTGTTTGAGCAAATCCCATTCTTTCTTCACCAGGAACTAGGGCTTTGGCTATACTGCCAACAAACAAGCCATATACACACCAGACAATTATATTAAACATTTGCTGCCTCCACTAAAGTTATAACTTCATCATCCTTGATATTTTCTCCTGTATTTAGAATTGAATTCATTAATGATGAACCGTATTTTGCGTATTGCTCTTTAGACATTTGTTTTCTAATAGCTTTTTTAATTCTTAGTTTTGTAAACCATCCCCTTTTAAGGGAATAGTTGTGTATTTCAGAACCGTAGAATGTGTACTTGTCTTCTGATGAGTGAAGTTCTGAAGTTTTATTTTTATTACATTCTTGTAACACTCTAACTAGTGTTAATATTATACTAATAATCATAAGTATAGCAATTACACTACCAAATTTTTCTTCTTCTGGTATATCAGATTCAGCTCTAATTTTTTCTGCTATGCTGTTTAATTTATCATTCATTTTTTATGAACCTTAGTTTTACAATCTGGTTTTAAAATAGCTGGAGGATGAGTAACTTCCGACTCTTTGTTTTCTGGCTCACAATATCCACAGTCAACCATTTTAATACCATCTCCACTTAGATATTTTCCTGTTCCTTTACAAACAGGACATTCTTTTCTAGGATACTTTTTTTCTTTATCTATATGAGATGTTTTGATAACAGAGCCAACAAGAGTCACAACCCCTGTTGTGGAACCGTGATAGCCATAGTCTGACGATAAAAAAATAGACGCTACTAAAAATAAACCAATAGCTTTATTCATCTTGCTTTCTCCATCTGGGGCGCCATCTTTTATCTGGCTTTGGGGTATCAATTTCTTCGACACTTTTTGGTGATAGTATCTTAATAATACTTAATATAAAACTTGCTATAATACTTAGTAATCTATTAAGAATTACTTTATCTATTATTTTCATAAATAATCCTCAAAACCATAAGACGGAAGTTTTTGAACAGGAAAGCCATCGAAATTACTAAATGCGTATGCTCCGCTTTGACTAAGCATCCCTGCTGCTGTTTCGGCATGAATTAAAAATGAACCGTCTGGTATTTTACCCCACGCAGGATGACCACCATCATTCCACTTGCCCCAACTATTTTGGACAAGAAATGCTGGCTCACTACCAGTATCATCACACGCTATCCATGCCATAGCATGAGCCCAACTACCACTTACTTTTGCGAATCCTTTACTATCGCGTTTATTACTGAATCCATAACTAGAACATACAGATAAACCATAACCATTAGCTAATGCGTCTCTTGCCTCTTCTATTGTTCTAACAAGACTAACGGTTGTAATTTGATGGTCATTAGCAAGATCTATAACGGGGTCTGGTAATCCTCTACTACCCCAGCCAGCACCAAGACCACCATTATACTTGCTAAAGTCGGCCACGCCCTTATAATTTTTTCTAACAACAACGCCGCCGCTTTGACTAACAAATGTCGCCGCTCTTGAACAACTCATCCCTTGACCACCATGACCTCTGGCTCCGTAAATTGCTTCAGTAGCACCTCTTGCTACCCAAGACTCCTTATCTCTATGCACATCTATCTCTACTGCTCGACTAACATCTACGGCATTTCGTGTTGCATGACTAACACAATCTCCAGTAGTTTGTCTTTCATTATAAGGATTTTTATCAAACTTCAATACGCTTTTATATGGAGTACTGAGCTTACTCTTGCCACTATTTTTTATCCTTTTTGAACCATCGGCAAAATATGCGTATTTAGAAGTTTCGAGTAACTCATCAAATACGTGTTGTTCCCAAAGGCAACCCTGGTAGCCCTTACGATAGTTTAGATATAAATCATTAGGAGAAAACTTAGACATTATTTACGACTTTCATTACAAGCCCATGCTAATGCTCTAAATGCGTTAGCAGACTTTGATCTTAAATTAGTATCTAGAGGAACCATGTCATCACCTATCTGCGATGAAATTAAAGACTGACAAGCGGCACTAAGATTTGGATAGGCACCCTTAAGATTAAGCCTTAGCATTACTCCACTTAAAGAGTTTGCCTGACGAATCTCTTCTGTTGTCTTAACAACTTCGTTTTCGCCATCTAGTTCAACTAGAGTTGCTAAATCCATATACAAATCAGATAATCTTTTTGCATCTTGTTTTTTATTTCCAACATCTACATTAAAGGCATCTATAACTGGTTCGCACAACTTTTTAAGTTCTGGATCAGATGGTGGAGTTATAATAACTATGCTATCGACCACATCGACTGGACGATTTATTGGAAAATTAAAATTTGGTTTTGTAATTCCGAATACTACAAGAACTACTGCTACAAGTAATAAAAATTTATTATTCATCGACACGATCCTTTCCGCAAACATTGGGACTTAGATATGGAAACATTTCATCAGCCACATCTACAGCTTTTTCGCAGCCACACTTAAGAGCCAAATCACGAGTTTCTTTCCATGATACCACAAGTTTAAAAAATAAATCTTCTGGTTCTACTTTGGAATGCTCTGAAATAGTATTTGCTAGAATAACTGGAGCAGTATTGGTACTAACAGTTACGACATTTGGTAACATTGGTTGTTTTTTTAGAAAAAGATTTTTTATATTTTCTAATACAAAACTATATAGTCCATTCATTGGAGCAAGTTTATCTTTGAATAACACCCATATAACCAAGCCAATACCAGCATACAGCATAAGATCTGTTGGTCCTAAGCCCTTACTAAACTCCTCAAAACTTTGAGTAAAATTCATATCAAGTCCCCTCATTCATTTTTTTAATAAATACGCCCGTGTTTCTAAACGTTGTAACAAGAGCATCTATTGTTGCGCTTACTAGTATCATCAAAAACGCTTTGACGTACTTATGTATAATAGGTTCTAAAAAATTTGGAACAACAGGAATGTCAACAACAACAAAAACACTATCATAAAACTTATTAAGTAGTTCCATAGCCAGGGCTTTTTTATCTGGACTACTAATATCGTGGCCTAATTTTTCTATAATTTGAATAACACTAGCTGTTGCTAGTTGCAGAATCTTCCAAGCCTCATTTACCGCTAATCTTTTTACTGTTGCTAGGCTGTTTTTTACGTTTAGTATTAGGTTTTCTACTTCTGTTTTTATTAGGTCTTGGCTGACTAGTGGTTTTACTACTTTGATCTGGCTCATGAGCTACTTCTTTCGTTTCGAATTGTTGTTTAATTTTTGTTCTACCATTTACATATTTATAAAGAATAATCAACTGTCCACCAATTAATATACACGATTCTACAGCATGAGTAACTATCGTTATAAGTTCCTCTTTTTGGTCATTTTCTGAAATAAGACCAGTTAAATATAAACCACTAAAAATAAAACTAACTACTGTGAACCAAAATTCACTAGTTTTATATCCTGGTTTTAATTTCATGAATCATTATCTCCACTATAGTATCTTGGCTCGTCAAATCTACTATCATACTTTGCTTCGATATCGCTTATTGTCGGTGTGTTTTTAACATAAGTATCTATGGTTGAATACTCACCAGTTTCGGTACATGAAACTACTACTGTTCCGTTTTTAACAACAACACCACTAACTGCTGCTTGTATATCATTTGCCATAATTTATCTCCTAAGTTTTTCTTTCTATTCTTTCTTCTAGAGCTTCAAGTGTTTTACCTAGTGTTGCTATTTGAATTTTTAATTCATGCATTACTTCTATAACTTTTTGAAGCGTTATAGATAGTGCCACTTGTGTTTCTTTATTAGTAGCCAACCTCTCCATAATAAATTCTCTATCTTTACAGTATGGGGTTTCATTTTGAATCATTTTTGTAATTTCTTCTTTAGTAACAATTTTTTTCCCGATACTTACCCAAAACCCAATTAATGTTACTATGATACCGATAGACGCTGTGGCTAAAGATTGCCAAAAATGGAGTATCTGTTCATTCATATTGGTGATCCATAATGGTGGCGACACGTATAATAATACACTAAAAAAAATAAGCCATAGAATTACTCTATGGCCTATTTCTATAAAATAATATATTTATGATAAACTCAGCCTGTTTTGGCTTTGTAATCATCATTTACTGGATTTGGTGAACCGGTCATATATGTTAGTTCACCAGGAGAACTTCTACTTGGATTAGCCGCATCGTCTGACGCAAAGGTGTCTACAGCGACTGTTGGAGTACTAGTGAAAGTACCACTGTAGATATTCCAGGAACCAGCACGAATAGCTGTTGTTAATCTACGTGTTCTAACAACTTCTAGCTTGTGAATACTTCTAATTAATTGTGGTTGATCAGCACCACTTCGCAATACAGTATTTGTTACGCCAGATAAAGATTCTGTTACTCTTTTAGCGATTGGACCTCTGTTGTTAAAAGAGAAAGTACCAGCACTTAAGGCCTTATCTGTATCAGTGCCGTCTGCAACAGAAGAACCAAAAACACCAACATTGGAATAGCCTAAACTAACTTGATCTAAAATTGTGGTTGTGCCGCCATTAACAACCGCACCACCCCTGTTGTTGGTTGATGTCGCTGTTACTGCGCTACCATTTACTTGTTGTGTTGCCATAATGAGAATGCTCCTTGTAATATTTGGCTTTTACTATTTTAGTATACACATTAAGTTAAAATATTTGAAAACTTTTCATTAGTAATTTAGCCATTTTAAATAAAACAACCATTTTCGTTAGCATACACACAAGACGTATCGCTACTATCCAAATTCCATTCAATAGTTATGTCATTATCAGTATGTTGTATAACGGTTCCCAGAACATTATTGTCAATATTATATATTTTTTGGTTATTTTTATTAAAAAAGCAATAACTTTGAACTAATCCAAGATCTTTGCGTTCGTTAAAAAAAGCAAATAGACATTTATCGTTTTCATAATTTATTATATCTGGAATATTTTTATGATCAATAATATCGTGTCCCACAATGTGTTTTTTAGGCGTTATATTTTTTATCTCTTTGAACAAGTTTTTATACTGACAATGTTTTCTATTTAGTTCTATAAGATCTTCGTATCTTGCTATTGTAGCCATATGTTTATCTTCTATATAAATACCAACAGGTTCATTTTTAACACCATTAGCTATTGCAACTATTTTTTCTTCGTCAAACACTATGTCTGAATAATGAATAAAAATAAAATGAGAATAAGTATTTTTATATTCGTTTATCATATTTGTTATGTTTAAGTTAAGATCTATTATTTTAGCAAGATTATTATCGCTAAGAATAATCTTACTAAATAACTCATATGATTTATAATCATTAAAAAAACACAAAAGTTTATTTTTTGGTATCTGTTTAGACATGGAAACAGAGTTGTAACTATTCGCTTCGTTAAATTTTGCAATAAAAAGTACTTTATTCATTTGCTATCCTTATTGATCTTATTACTTGTGTTTGTAGTGATGATTTGTTTTCTAAAAATGGTATCAGTGTTACTCTATGTGGTTTCGACTCCATACTTCCTATCAATCTTAAAATATTGGTATTAAAATTTTTAAAATCATTTTTTCTAATATCTTTTCTATAAGAAATATTGTCTTTGCTATCGTGTAAAATTATAGCTAGTGAATTCACATTTTTATCTATCAGATTTAACATATAGTTATTTGGCATATCAAATTCTACAGAATATTTACTGAGCATGCCAGATGACCACTCCTCTTCTGTCATGGGATATGGCTCTTTACATGTGTCATTAATATCGTAGGTATCCTTATGAATAAGTCTTTGTCCAAAATTTAATCCAGCATATAATTCATATTCATGCAAAGTCCTTTTGTCTCCAAGACCATATTTGCCAAACTTGGTAGAGTTTTTTTCCATTCCTAATAAATGTCTAGCTCTTTGTTTACCTATATTAGATCTATTTTCAGACGTTACTATAAAACCATTTTCTTTTGTGTGGTCGTCCCAATGCTTGATTTGTTCCGTTCTAAGATATTCATGCCAAACTATTGGTGTTGTTGGATGAAAAAAATCGTAACCATTAGTATATGCTCTAGCAGATAGACTTATTTCTTCTCCTCTAAAATACATATTTGGATCATATATACATTCTTTAACAAAAGTTTGTCCAGCAAATATAAAGTGCCCGGATAAGAATCGTGCTTTTATTAGTTTTATCTTTTTATTTTGTAGTTTTTGATAATCTTTAATAACTTTGGGAATAAACATTAGGTCGCCAAGATCGGTAAAGTCTGCAAAAGAAGCAATTCTCATAGGTTTTTGTTCCAAATTTTTATCATTTTTTGGAACATAGCCCGGACAATATCCTCCAATAATTGGCTTAGAGTATGTCTTTTGTGTTTCTTCAAACATTTCAATTAATTTTTCGTCCCAATTTTCACAAAATCTATGATGTGAATCAAGTTGTAAATAATATTCTTCGTTATTGAACAACAATTTTTGAATAGTATTTCTTGCCCAACAAGTTCCTTGGCTTTCTCTCCAATCATAATCTAAAAATTCTATATTAATACCAGACGACAGTAGTTCTTTTTTGGAAAAACCTTGATCTTCTTGAAGAAGAACCCCAAATTTTAGTTGATCTTTATATTTAGATTTATTATATGCGTCAATAATAGTTGGGATAGTCTCAGGATCTCTATATGACGCTATACTGATGAAAATTGACATTATAAATTATAGATATTTATGAATTAGTTTTATACTTTCAATACTATTGGTGCATACATAAGAAATATTATTTTTTCTTAAATTTTCCACATGCTTAACCGTCCAGATGTTTCCTGTAAAAATTGTTTGTATTTTTGATTTATCTTTCAATAAAACTGTCGCGATAAGATTATCTTCTGGATTATCTAGCATAAAACCAGTAGAAACATATGCTTTTTGTATATTGTTTTCTAATAATATTGCACAGGCTTTGATCAGAGACTGGTGGGTAAAAGTTCTATACTCTACATAATAGTTCAGGTCTACATTTTTTTCTGTGCAAATGTTATTATTGTTTTGTATATCTTGTTTTATTTTATCATATTTTTTTGAACATAATAGATTATTTTGAATAACTATATTAATTTTTTGTGCGCCGTTATCTATAGCGTTTTTTATAGCAAATCCTCTCGAATTAGTATCCATAATACCTAATGGATAGTCTATTGGGTTCGCTATCTTAATTCCGGTATCTTTGACTAGAGACTTGCATAGTTTAGTATAAGCAAATGGTACTGATATCGAGGAGACGCTATATTTAATAGCTTCTTCTATTTTTGCCTTAAGCTCTATTTCATTATAGTCTATATTATATAGATTGTATTCTATATTCATTATTTTTTCTTCACTATATCTTTTAACGACTCTATACTTGTATATCTCTTACTACCAAGTACACCGTCGGCAAAATTATAGTTGACAGCTTCTTGTGCTGTGAGTATCCAGTCGCATTTATTAGCTAATTGGGCTATTATATGTTTTTTTGCCATCATTTTTTTTAAGTTTTTTGCTTTGGCTAAATCGCTATCAATATATTTTTCTGTAAAAATATCTATCATTTTTTCGCTTTCTTTTTCACTCCATTGAACCCAACTCAAAGCGGCCTTATGTTCGTTATCAACACTAATAGATCCGTAGTGAATTAATACATTGGTATTTGGCATTAAAATTCTCAAATCCGCCGACTGTAATATAACACTACTGGCCGATTCCACACTACCATAGGCTAATATAATAATCTTTGATTTAGAAAGTTTTATGCAATCGTAGATGCCCATGCAATCACCCCAAACACCGCCAGGAAGGTGCATATGAACCAATATAGGTTCTATAGATAAGGAATTTAAATATCTAATATTTTTTTCAAAAAGAATAGCCGATCTAAAGTCTACTCCACCCTCTTCTTCTACATCTAAATATGAATGCAAATACAGTTCTCTATGTTTTGTATCAATATTATAATTATGAATATTGCTGAGTTCGAATTCGTTTTCTTTATTGGATGTTGAGTTAGACATGACTATTTTCTATGTAATTATAAACATTATTATTAATTTGTCTCATTACTTTAGAGTCGCTAAATGCTTTACCAATAGCTATTCTAAATCTATATTTTGTAAAAATATTTATGGTTTCTACACCAATTGTATTTTCAATTATTTTGGCAACACCTTTTGTTATAGCAAAATTTGTATGTCCATTCCAAAAATTAAATATAGATCCTGAAGCCGTATTTTCGTTAATAGGAATAATGCCAAATGGTGTCGCTATTATTTGACACTTAATTTTTTTATTTTGCGTCTCGTAATTTTCTTCCTCAAAACTATCTATATAGTCATCATCTGTATCTGAATCTAATTGATCATCAATACCGAAAGGATCTTTCCATTTTTCCCACATTATAGTTGGAATATCTTTCATGTTAAATACTTACTAAAAACTTGGGACGGTTGTATAAATACGTCATCATTACTATTATCTTTGGTGTTGTGAGTAATTTGGTCTACCAAACATATGTTTTCTATAAGAGATGAATTGTCTTCGTTTTTTATTTGCTTATTGATTATTTCAAGAATTTGGTCTTTTATTTTATTAGTAAAAGAACTATTCAAAAATTCAGAACAAACCACAGCGTGTTCTATCTCTGTAAGAGAATTATGTTGAGTGTCTTTTATATAAACAACAAGATCTATTTCAAATTTTTCATTCAAAGAAATTAAGATATTAAAAAGATCGTTTTTATTATATAGGTCTTGATTATCTTTTGAATGGTCTTCTTTTTTAGTTTTTGAAAAAAGATTAAAGATATTTTTTAGCATATTATAAAGAAATTCTTTTTAGCGTATCATCAATTAAAAAGTCTACCGATTTCTTTTTTGATAGATCTGTTTCAAATTCTATTGGTAGCCAATTTAACATAGAGAAGTTTTTATCTAACATAATAGTGCTGGACAACATACATAAATCTTCATTTTGATCATATGAGTATTTGTCATTATTGTCTTCAATGTATCTCATTAAAAGATCATTCTGAATTTCCAACATACAGACATCTATATCAATTATATTTTTTATAGTTGGATCTTGAAAAAAACCTAATATTGTTGTTTTTATTTGCTCTTGAATAAAAATAGGCTTATCTATAATTGAATATGGAACAATAATATCATCACTATTGGTAGATAATATATAGGTATTTTTATTTTTTAAATCATATGAAAAAATCAGGTGAAGAATTTTTATTTGTTTCATATAAGAGTCCTAATTTTAGATATGGCTGTTTTAATACTTTGCCTAACTGCCTCTCTAGTTACTCCTTGAACTCTGCCAATTTGTTCTAATGTCATATTATCATAATAGTACATCTTAACTTGGTCTTTTTGTTTATCAGATAGGATATCTGTATTAAACAGTTGCTCTATCAAAGATTTGATATTATTATTTTTTTCTTCCTCAATAATTTTGTCTACTGGCTCAATTTGAGAATGATCAGCAATAACGCTTTCTAGCGAAACATCGTTATCGTCTGTATAATTAATTGAGTACTTCTCTTTTATTTTTTTAGAACTATTATTTTGTTTATATCTTTTGGTTACATATGTTTGTATAGCCCATATGCCGCATTGATTCCTATATGAATAGAGTGTCTTATATTGTTTCTCTTCATTGGAATTATCTTTAATTGTATCTTTTTTCCATCTCCAATCACCCATCATTATTGCATTAGCAACAAACGATATTGCGTCCTCATTTTTTAACATTTCTTTGGAAAGTCCAGAAAAAAATGTTGGAGCCATTTTAGATATAATCTTTTTGGCTAAATTAAGATAAAAATCTAGAGATTCGAATTTAATATTTTTATGGTCTTGATATAAAATTTTTGGTTTACCAACTGATGGTATCATATATTTCCTTTATTAAGAAGTTGTCCTAAACTCTTTTTGAAATTAACTTTTAATTATTTAGTTAATTTTTTCCACTGCTCTGGATCTGGTCTATCTTTGTCTCCTGGTTTTGCTGGTTTATATTTTTTACCCATGCGTTCTCTTTTCTTACGAATGTTTTCCCACAGGCCAGGAAGATTCTTTGCTGCTTCCGCTCCTTCTGTATCGGTTTCTGTTTCACCGAACATGAGGAAATTGTGGATAGTAATCATATAATCTTCTGTCACAGCGATTTTACCTTGTAACCAACTTTCTGTCAAGCCTTCCTTTACAGAAGGATTTTCTAGAGCGTCTACTATTGCCTGAGCATGTTTTGCAATAGACTTTATCGAGCCTAGGCTCATTTGATAGAAATCATACTTATATTCCATCAATTCCATTTCTGGACTTTCTACTTCCATATCTTCAACTTTTGTAAAGTCTATATCTTCTGCCTTGGTTGTTTCTGAAAGAGTTTTGTTAATAGAACTAAGTATATCTTTGATGCGATCATTCATAATAATTATTCTCCGTATATTATAGGGGTATTACCAAGCTTTGCAAGACCAATATCTTGCTTTCCACTTTGGTCCAGGATTCTCACAGTTATGTCTTGCTCTAAAACTTTTTCTTCTTTCGGGAATATTTTTCTTAATTTTCATATTTGGGTCGCCAAAATTTACTTTAACTACATTACCTTTTTCATTTTTAACATAAACACTCATTTTTTTTGGACCGCTTGGTGTTCTGAAAGGTTTATTTAAAGTAACTTTTCGTCCTTGATATTCACTAGCCTTACCAACATAGACTAAAGATTTACCGTCTTTTGTATAGGCACCACGCATATCATAGTAATACATCTCTCCGGTTCTTGGGTTTTTATACATATAAGCGGCTAATGTTGAAAGATCGTATTCTTCTGTTGCTTCTCCAAAATCAACATAGTCTTCTTTTGCTGGTATTACAATATTTGAGTGATCAAGAGTTTCTTCATAACCATCACATTCTTCACAACCCAATGTAAAGCCTAAAATTTCTAGTGCTTGACTAAAAATTCCTCCAGAGCTTTTTTTGGTTCGTGTCTGACCAAGACAAATAGCGACTCTTTGTTTTTGATCTGGATATTCTTTTTTCATTGTCTCGTTACCCATGCAGCGAGATATGTATACGTTTCTATCTTCGTTTTGTTTTCTTGATGGTATTGGCATAGTATTATCCGAATAGATGATTGTATATAATATTGGCTGTATTAGACCAAGCTAATGTTTTGGATTTTTCCAAACCAGCTTGATTAGTTTTAACATTATTTTTATACACATATCTCATGTGTTCTATGGTTTGTTCGATTTGATTATCGCCAAAATCAGCCCAATTACCAAATCCGTCGAAAAATTTATTGTCTATAGCAGGAGTAAGCCCGTCTATATCAATGAGGAAAGAATTATTTTTATCGCAATATTCTGTATGTGCTGAATAATTTGTGCAGATTACTGGCTTATTTAAGGCAAAGAACTCTGGTATCTCATTGTTCCATCCTTCTGCCCTTGCGGGAAAAATACCACAATCAGATAATGCTATTAACTTAGCAACATCTGAATGAAGATTAATTCTTGGTAAAATTTTAATTTTGGATCCTAGTTTGCTATTTTTATATAGAGTTATCCATGTGTTATTATCTTCTTGAGATAAAAATGGATTGTGATTTAACATCCATAGTTCAACGTTATCTTTTTCATCAAACGCTTCATTAAAAATATCGAGTAAAACATCGTGTCCTTTTCTAATCTCCCACTTGCCTATATTTAGAAAAATATATTTATCAGTATCTTTCTTTACTAAGTTATTTACTGAATCATTAAAAATATTGGGATCTACTCCTAATGGGCTAACAATAATAGGAATATTGATGCCGTTATTTATTAAAATATCTTTTGCCCAATTTGACGCGACAAAGATGGTGTCTAGGTTGTTTATCATCCTAACTTCTTTTGGTTTGAGTTTGTCGGTTTCAAAAAATGTTAGGGCTCCATATTTTTTATTGCCTATTCTGTTCGCCAAATCAAATTGATGCCATATCTTTAGACACGTATCCTCATTATTAAAAGTGTCTTGTTTCCCCATGTCGTGAGATAACATAGCAGCATATTCTTGAGAATCTACTTGTGCGCCACCTATTGGGAATAAACAGATATCAAGTTTTTCTCTTAAACATTTGTATATATTAAATGATGTTATACCATAGCCAGTAAAATTTATTGGACAATTTAAATTAAGTTTTTGCATTTTCGTATACCTTATTGTGAGTATTATTAACTTGTATGAATGTTGTTTTTTTACCAAAGTCTTTGATTTTATTTGCTCCAACATATGTGCAGGCACTGCGTAGACCTCCATAGACATCTTGCAAAATATCTATTGCATGACCCTTATATGAAACAGTAACACATTTGCCTTCTGCTGTTCTGTAGTTTGCCACTCCATCATGGTGTTTATCCATAGCATTTTTGCTACTCATGCCATAGTATTGTAATGATACTTTGCGTTTTTCAACATCAGGAGATTGTGGATCGAAAGGTTGCCATCCACCACTTCTCATTTTCCATTCATATTTCCATTCTCCTTCGCACTCATCAGCACCAGCAAACATACTACCCAACATTACAAAATCAGCATTACCACCAAAAGCCTTACAAATGTCTCCGACTACTTTACAGCCTCCGTCAGAACAAATGTGTCCACCAAGACCATGAGCAGCGTCCGCACATTCCATTACCGCACTCAATTGAGGGTATCCCACGCCAGTTTTTAAACGAGTAGTACAAACACTGCCTGATCCTACACCAACCTTGACTATATCAACTTTGCCATGAATAATTAATTCTTCTGTCATTTCTGGAGTTACGACATTTCCAGCCATTAGAATAATTTCTGGATATAGTTTACGAATATGAGATGCTGTTTTTACAAATTGTTCAGTGTATCCGTTGGCTACATCTAGACAAACGTTTGGAATATATCCTTGACTATGTTTTATAGTATTAAAAACACGCTCTAGTTTCTCGATATCTTTTTTAGATGTGCCAGTCGAATACCAAAAATAGTCGGTGGGTTTAACAAACAGATTGACTAGTACATCCTCGTCATAGTGTTTATGTAAACAAGTAATAGACTGATGTATAGATAACGATCTACCCATAGGTATCGTTCCAACAGTGTCCATATTTGCTACCATTAGTGGTACACAATTTAGTTCTCTAGGGCTGTGAGCAAATTTAAAAGTTCTAATCAAATTTACTTCGGATCTGCTATTTAATGTTGATCGTTTAGGACGAATCAGAACATCATCAAAATCTAATTTAGTTTCGTTAATTATTTTTTGCATTGAAAAAGTACCATCTGTTGTAGGTTTTAATTTCTTTGTCGTTATGTATTTGTAATAAATAAATTTTAACATCATCCCATGATGAGAATATCATTTGATGTGGTATAGTTCCGAACAACCAATCCGGAGCTTTTTGTTTACCTTGAACCATATGTACTATAATAGGTTTTTTCTGACGGTTTGCCCAAAAAATTTCTTCATATGTACCACAAGGATGAATATCCAAATCCAGATTAACAATTAAAAAATCACTGATATCTACTAATCTAAGATCAACAGAACGAATTACTTTCATAACACTAGAAAGTTCATCGTAATTCATTTCTTGTTTAAGTTTTAACTTATACTTATGAGTTTGCTCATCCTCTTGGCCAACTATTGTCGGTTTTTTTATTGGATTAAAAACTACTATTCCTAAATCTTCTAGGAATGGAGTTATATTATTTCTCCAACCGTTGCCTCTATCTACAACTCTATCCATAGCACCGGCTAAATACACTCTTTGATTATTTAGTCTATTGAACATTATTATTATATAATAATTTAATATATGGTTCTCTACTGCGTCTAACCTCTTCAAGACATTTGGCTAAATGTTCTGGATTCGTAGATCTACCCGTTGGGTTTTCGTAGTACAAACCTATTGGGTGATTAATCATTTCTAATTTTGCTCCACCAAATGCACACCTTAACCAAAATTCTCCATCTGCCGCAGAAATATATGATTCATCAAAATATCCAAACCGATCATGAAGACTTTTTTTCCACAATGGCATACAGTGTGGCGAATTATTATTTAATAGATTAATAAGAGAATGTTGAGTACAGGGGTAAATAAGATTATATTCATTATCTTCATATTTTTCATTTGCTATTCGTGAAACGTAAGTAATTCCATAGCAGACATCTAGACTTGGTTTTTTATCGAATCTTTTTAATAATATATCTATACTATTAATTGACTTTCTATCATCAATGTTCCAGTTTCCTATGATTGGAGATGAACATAGTTTTATTGCTATATTCCAAGCTTGATATAACCCTGGGTCTTTTTCTAGTTTGTGATAAAGGATATTATCATATTTTTTTATTAATGGAAGTATGTATTCTTTTTCGTTTTCTGGCGAATCACAATCCAAAAAGACAAATTCTACGTCATTGAAGACTGTTTGTTTCAGAACATCCTCAAGATATCCTTCTATAAATTTTTCACCTTTATAGAAGCTACAAAATATTGAACATTTATAATTTTTCATTATTAATTTTATGACAACAATATCTTAAAGCAGGATTGTGTGTATTGACCTAGGCACTGGTGAAATATTGCCTCATATTTATAACCGGTCTCAAGCAAAAATTCTGCAAAAGCTTTTATTTCATGGTTTCTAAAATCAGGATAATCTGTTAGTTCATCAAAAGCCAATATAGTATTATTTTGAAATCTATCTTTAAGAAGAGTTAGTACGGTTCTAGCTGAACTATATATATCGCTATCTATATGAACAAAAGCGACTTTTTCTGTATGATCATTAAGAAATTCTGGAAGAGTATTCTCGAAATAACCCTTGATTAATTTTATATTTGGTCTCCAAGGCTGTGTTGTTTTTGTAGGACTAGAATTATACATTCCAGGATTGTCATCATTATTTCCGCAAATAGCTCCTTCTGGAATAATACCACCAAGATTAAAAACTCCTTTAGGATTTTGTTGATCCCAAAACTCTGGTAATCCCTCAAAACTATCAAATCCATAAACAATATTTTTGGTAAATTCAGAAATGGCAGTTATACTCCGACCCCTATAAACACCAAATTCTAGCCATAATCCATCAACACTAATCTCTTTGCAACAGTGTGTGAGGTATGTTTTGTGATAATCTATAACACCTACTCTTTTGGCAGTATTTTTAACTTCGAATAAGATTTCGTCTATTTTTTTTTCTAATTCAATTGACATTAATTTTTTCCTTAATATAGTCTATTATATCTTTAGAAGGCTTCCATCCTAAAAGGTTGTATATTTTTTCGTTGTTTGATAGTGTGTCTTTTGCTTCACCGGCTCTTGGGTCAATAAAATTATAGTCACCGCCTATCATTTTGGCAATACTAATGATCGAATAATTTTTTCCAGAACCAACATTGAATGTTTGTCCAAAAGTTTTTTTATTTTCTGTTATTGCTGCGAAGATATTTGCCTCAACAACATCATTTACGTGTATAAAATCTCTACTTTGAGATCCATCTCCAACTATAGTCATTGGTTTTTTATTATTAAACGCATCAATAAACAACCCTAGAACCGGAGCATATGGTCCGCTAGTGGGCGATCTGTCTCCGTAAACATTAAAATATCTTAGAGATATTGTTGGCAACTCATAAAAATTATTGTATAATACACACAAATCTTCACCGGCTATCTTGGTGAGAGTATATGGATTTAAACAGTCTCGTTCCATATCTTCTGATAGAGGTGGAGTATTTTTTAATCCATAATATGCTGATGTTGACGAATAAATTATTTTTTTGATATTATATTTTTTTGACAACTCTAGAATGTTTTGGGTTCCAAGAATGTTTGTTTTTACGGCTTTGCTTGGATTTATTATTGTCGGGCCTATTCTTGATTCGGCGGCTAGATGAAAAACAATATCGATATTTCTTTCGAATATTGGCTCTAAACTGTCATGATCACAAATATCTATATTATGATATTTTGCAAAATCGTTATAGTAAAATCTCTCATTTGATGTTGCGGATAGATTATCTATTACAGTTGTTTCAATATTCATAGAAACAAGCCTATCAACAAGATGGCTTCCAATAAAACCACAACCACCAGTAACAATCGCTGTTTTTATTTGCATTTTATAGACTCCGCTATTTGTTTTTTAAGTTTGGATGAGCTATATTCATGATCTCTTTTATGAAAATGTACTGGTATAGCTAAATCGTGTCCTGTATATTTAGTATTTTTATACTCGTCGCTTAATACCATAAGATTAATTTTATGATCAATTAATATATCTTTAAGATCTTCTTCTGTTTTATATACTACTACATCGTCTATGTATTTGATGGAAGATAAAATTAATTTTCTTTCTTCCAACGATTGTACTGGTTTATCCTTATGTGGTCTTTCTATAGATGGGTCTTCATGAAGTCCAATAATAAGATGATTACAATGTTGTTTTGCTTCCATAAATAGTAATATGTATCCAGGATGTATAATATCGAAATTACCAGAAATAAAACCTTTGACCGATGTGATATTTTTTCTCCAATCATAAGCATTAATAGCTCTATCGTCTATGAAAATATCAAATGATGGTTTTGTGTTCATTATTAATTCATGATATTTTAGTTTCCAGGTTTTAAGTTGTTCTTGAGTCAACATCGTATAATCTATTTTCGACGTTGTTCCTCTTGCCGTAAAAATTTTTATAGTGTTACCAAGATCGTATAATCTATTAACTTCTTTTATAGCTTCCAAAATTGGTATTGCTGTAGAATAATCTTTAGATGATAGAGAGCATAATGTGCCATCTAAATCAAAACAATAAACCTTATTGTTCATATACGATACTTGTCCCATAAATATCTATTCCATAATCCAGTCTTGGATATCCTATGCTTTCCATTTGTTTATCTAAAAACTTATGTCTATTTTTTGGAGCATATACGAGCAGAAATCCTCCTCCGCCAGCCCCAATTATCTTTCCTCCTAAGATTAGTTTTCTTTCGATAAGATCATCATATATACTATCTACAACATTATTGGAAACACTAGCCGACAAAGATTTTTTGTATCTCCAATAATCATTTAATAAAAACCCATAGTCATCAAAATTATTGTTTATTAATGTGTCAAGCATTTCAAGACCAATATCATGTATTTTTTGTAAATTAGAATTAAATTTTTGATGGTCTTTTTTTTGATCGTGTAAAATTTCTGAAGCGCTTCTTTGTATACCGGTATAGTATATTCTTGTATTTTCTATTAATTCATCAATATTTGAAATATTTACTTTAGATGGGAACACATTTCCACTAGTATCTATATCAAATTTATAAACATGTCCATAAGATGCAATATACTGGTCTTGTTTGCCGACTGGTTCTCCCAAAGTATTTATTTCTAAATCACAAGCTAATTCGGCAATCTCTTGTTTAGACATATTTAGATTAGAATATTTTTGTATAGCATTAATTAAGCCAACTAAATAACTACCAGAAGATCCTAGTCCCGTATTAGAAGGAAGATCTCCGACACTTATGATTTCGCATTTATTATAGATTTTAAATTTTTGTAATACACATCTTGCTCTTTCATTAGATAATTTATTTGAATTAGTAACTTCTTCATTTTGTAAATACCTTAATCTGACAAAATTATCTAGTATATTTCTTTTAAAATGAATATAGATATATTTATCTATGGCCATAGAAACTACCGAACCACCAAATCGTGAATAAAATTCTGGAAGGTCTGTTCCTCCGCCAGCCAACGTAACTCTAAGTGGTGTGCGAGATATTATCATAAAGTATAGTTAGACGCAATAGCGTCGTTATAGAACATTTTTACAGTTTCCAATGAAAATTCGTCAAGATTTTTATTTTGTAAAGTCATAAATTTTTTAAGTATAGGTTCTGTGACCGTTATTATATCATAACCAAGCTCACTTGCTTCATAGATATTGTATACTTCTCTTGTGCTTGCCCATAAAATTTTAGCATTTTGTGGTAAATTTTCTTTAGCAAACTTAGTTATGCTTTTCGGATGATAGCCAGTATCGCACATTCTGCCAGCAAAAATGGAAACAATAACATTAGTTGTATTTTGTATATAAGGTAATAAAGATTCTATTTGATTTTGTGTCATAACAGCAGTTATATTTATCATAATATTGTCATCTAATAATTTTTTAATCAAATTTTTGGTAGATTGATTTTTTGTATTTACAACAGGAATTTTTACATATATATTTTTACCATACGACGCAATAATTTTTGCCTGCCTATACATTTCATCTATATCGTCTGCGCAAACCTCAAAAGATATTGGCTTATCTTTGACATATTTTGTAACAGATTGTATGAATTCCGAATATTCTACGACCCCTGCTTGTCTCATAAGAGATGGATTTGTAGTAAAACCAGAAATTATATTAGTGTTGTTATAACTTAATATTTCTAGTTCATTTGAACCATCATAATATATAGATATTTTCATTTTGTTTGACTTAAAATATGTACTACCATATGAAGAATGATTCCCTGCCATTCTTCTGCGTGAGGGGTTATCGTATCATCATCAATACATGGTATTTTTATGCAGGCATGAGAGTTTGGAAGAGAGTATCCGCCGTCTCTACTGACTATTGATAAAATTTTGCATCCTTGTTCCCAGGCGTATTGTATAGACTTGACTAAATTATAGGAAGTTTTTATAGAGCCACCACCAACAGAAAGAATAATTAAAATATCTTCTTTACAGAGTTTACTAATCTTAAGCCAGTTTTTATAGGCATCTTCCCAGGACTCATCATTAATTCTTGCTGTTAATTCAGAAACATTGTCTGTTGGAGTATATGTTTCTATACTCAAAATTTTTCGAAAATCATTGACAGCATGAGAGGCGTTAGCGGCACTACCGCCAACACCAACAATAAATAGTCTGCCTTTTGGTGAGATATTTTTTATAGTATCTATAAATTTCTGTATTTGTGTTTTATCGAGAGAATCACAAATAAACTTTATGTCGTCTAAATATTGGTTAATTGTTGCCATTGATTAAATTTTTTATTTTTGCTTCGACTATTTGGTAATTGTAAACACTATTATACTTTTCGTTTATTTTTTGAGACATACTATTATAGTAATTGGAGTCCTGTAAGGCAATCATTTCATTTTTATACTCTTCCACAGAAAAAGCCATCTTTCCACATCCATGTAATTGTTCTTCGTGTCCCATATTTATTCCTGGATAAGATATTATTGGAGTATTATGAGACATTGCCTCTATTATAGAAGCGGAACAAACCTCTCCATCTAATCTACAATGAGCATAAACATCTATTGAATCCAGAAATGAATGTATGGTATAAATACAAGATGACTGATCAATAAAGATCACATTTTTAATATTATTGTCTCTGACATAATTTCTGTGTGCTTCTCCACCACCCATTATCACATAATAAGTTTTAGGAGATTGTATCTGGCTAAATGCTTCTAGACTGATTGTTGAACTTATAGAATTATCTCCTCTTTGATGTAATCCATATACAAAAGCATCATTTGGAATTCCTATTGTTTCTCTAAAATTTTTATTCCATAATTTTGGAACATAAACGACGGGAGGAACAATTATAAGTCGTGACGCATCGCCACCATTTTGAATCCATCTTTTTGCTTGCCAATCACATAATAAAACATAATACTTAACATTAGATTGATCAAAAACATGATCGCCATGAACAGTATGTATGATAGGTATTTTTTTAAGTGTTTTATATGGATATTCTGTCTCTCCATTCCCCGCAGTAATTAAATAATCGTATTTATTTTCATCAAACAGGTCGGTAAAATTTGTATTATACCAATCATTTTTAATTCTATATCCAACCTGTATCTTTATAAGATTGATACCGTTGTCTTCAAATAATTTAATTCGTTGTTCATCATTGTCGGGGTGCTGCCAAGATTGACAAGGAAATGGGGCTGCATTTGTGTAGTAATAATCTACATTGTGTTCTTTGTGATATATTAAGGCTATTGTTTGTAAATACTTCTCTATTCCTCCATTACCCATTCCGGCAAATTTACAAAATGCTATTTTCATACTAGTATATATAGTTTGATGGAACTGAAATTACCATATCTGAACTTTCTATTAATTCGATAGATTTTTTTTCTAATAAATCTATTAAAGAATTTTTATTACAAAAATTTGACCAAAGCCTATAGTCGTCAATGAGTAAAATATATTGATTTTTTTCCATTAAACTATATATAAGTAAAATTTCTTTATATAAATCGTTCGAGGCATTTTCTGTATATGGCGGTTGTATATGAGAGTCTATCCAGAACAATGTTTTAAAGTTGGTTATTTTTGATAATGATTGTTCGATAAAGTTTATAGATTTTATATTTAAAATTTCTATCTTCTTAGATACATCTATATTCAAAAATTTAGCTTTAGATATTTCATAATACTTTTTTACTGGTTCTATTGTAATAATTTTATCAAAATAATCATATAAAAATATAACAGAATCTCCTTTGTGTGTACCAAATTCTACAAAACAATTACAATTAAATTTATCTCTTACAGATTTAATATAGTTATATTTGAAGGCATCTCCGTCCGGATACTGGCCAGGAATATGTTTTATTTTTGTTATTGACATAAAATATTTCTAAGTTGTATTTTGAGATTATCGAGGGTCGGCTCTTTGTTTGCAAATAAATATTCGGATGTGATTCTCTTATATTCAGAATCATTTTGATCTAAATAAATAATTTTTTCAATAAAATCATCTAAACTACCAAAATCATAAAGATTTAAAAACGATCTAGGATTAAAGTCTTTATGGCAATTATTATCTGCCCAATATAGAGGTAGACATCCAGCAGTTTTTGCGTGAATCATTTTTTCAGTATAGTATCCTGGAGATATAGAGTTTTCAAAACATATGTTAAATTTATAATCTGATATAGTTTTTAATTTGTTGTCTTCTCCATAAAACCAATTTCCAAAGGGTTTTCCGTAGCAATCGACTTTTTTATATTTTCCAAGTTTTTCTATTATTTCCCATCTATGTGGTGATCTACTATTAAACACGATACAACAAAATTTATCTTTATTTTTTCTTGTTAATGGATTGGTCTTAATATATTCTAGTGGAATAACATATTGTGGATTAGTATAGTTTGTTTTACTGAACCAGTCAATCTGTAATATCCATAATGGCAATCTGATATTTTTACCATTGTATGAGTCAAAATCGAAAGTTAAACTATATTGACAATCATTATAGTTGGGTCGTAAATTTTCTCCAGTATAAAATATTTTTTTCACTCTTGTATTAGCGTTACTATGTAACTTACCAAAACAAGAATAGATTAAAATATCGGTATCGTTAGAGAATGGGATAAAACTATATGAATTATCAATAGATAAAATGAGATCTCGAAAAAAATTATTGTTAGGATCGAAGCCATCCCAAAAATCAGAAAAAGAAATATTCATAATTGTACTGTGCTTTCAAACAATGAATTTTGTTCACATATTGGTGGTTCACACCAGTAAGAATTTAAGTTAAGCTTAAGTATTATATCATTAAAATACCAATCAATAGCTTCATCAATATCGTTAATAGTATTTTTAAGTATTTGTAGACCAGATTTTTTTATAGCATAACAATGACAACAACGTGATGCGGATACTTGATAAACATGTTTATCTTGTAAAATATTATTACTCCGTAATCCACAACAACCTCCTAACCAAAATATATCCCAATTTTCTGGTAATTCTTTGGCATATTCTACATATTTATCAAAAAAATTATTATCTAGTATAGCATCATCTTCTAGAATTAAGATTGTGTTATAGTTTTTATTTATTGCATCTTTTATAATATGACAATGTTTGAGAGCCAAAGATATCTCAGATAATCTTAAATATCTTCTATCTCTTTTAGTTAAATTAAAAATTAGAGGATATTCTTTTTTAATTTCTTCTATGTCTAGAATATTTTTATCATAATTTTCTATAAATGTATATAGATCTTCAGATAGTCGAAATTTATCAAGTTGATTCTGTATAAATGGTCTTCTTTCAACTAACTTGGAGTAATGGCATATATAGATATGGTCTATGGTATTGTTCATAAATAATCTAATCGCCACTTTTGTCCACCAAAATGTCTAATTTTTGTGTCTTCTTTTTTAGTTTTCACTATGTTATACTGTTGAATATTTGAATCTATTGTATTATAATCTTCTTCAAGAATTGTTGTATTCCATTTTGTATCTAGTATACAAACATTATTATTTAGTTGTTGTATGCCGTATAGCATATCGTCGTTAATCACAGAATTCCAGCCATAATTTTCTAAATTTTTATAACTTAACCAACTATGCCTTGGTAGACCCGTTAATGTATACCAACATCCTTGCTCCGACCAAGTTTGCCATAATTCTGTATTTTTATACTTATCATATAGGTTTTGATCTAAAAAATTTTCCAATAATTTTCTAGTCCAATCGTTAATTCTCATAGACCAAATACCCATACAATGAGTATTTCCATTATCTATTGCATAATTAAAATTATTTATACAAGGAAAATCGTCTGACATATCAAATATGCAAGCGTCAGCATCTAGGCAGAAGATGATATCGTCATCATTGATATACTTATCTTGCAATAATTCATTTGCTCTTACAATTTTTTGCCAACTATAGTTTCTGTCTCCAATTTTGGTATCAAAATGATGGTAGATATAGTTATGTCTTAATGCAAAATTTTTGGTTTTTTCTTGAAATTTTAGAAAATAGTCTTGTCTATAGTCTTGATAGTTAGCTACTTGTAGTAGTATTTTTTTCACAAATTTTCTCCATGATATACTTATATAATTTATTTAATGTAAAATATTGATTATAGATTTTTTTGCCATAAGTTATATAGCTATTATAATTGGTATTTATTATATCTATTAATGACTTTTCAAGATTATCAAGACCAGACATATTTATTATAATCGCAGCACTATTCCAATCAAATAATTCTGACATTGGTAAAAATGGTTTATCTGTTACGATAATTGGAACAGACCCTAATTGAAAAGACTCATATAATCTAAAAGAATTAAGACCATATCCACGAGGACAAAAGGTAAAATAACTCTGCTGAGTAATTTTAATAAAATCAGCAAGGTTATTATCTGTAACGGTAGGCGTCCATTGTTTTGCTTTTACTAGAAATTTTTCATTATTTGCATATTTATTATAGATTTCATATCTCAATTGATGGGTGATAGACCCAACAAAAGAGGCTAAATATTTTTTGGGTTCGTTGGATACAATCAAATTTGACGGTATATTCGAACATATAAGCGGAATAGGTATTGTGTTCTGTTTTATAATATTTCCACCGGCAGCAAATATCAAACAGTCATATGGTAAATTTTCTTTTGGAGCATCGTCGTGTTGGCAAACAGTAAAATATTTCTTATCTTTTTCGAGACTATTTAGTTTTTCTTGTAAGTTATTGTCCTGGTTCTGAATATAAGTTGTTGTCCAAGAAACAGGAATATAGAATATATGTTCAATATTTTCTTTATTGTATTCTTTATAAAAATAGTCTTCTAAATAAAGACCAGTATGATACGGTGGATATGTCGGATAATTTGGTTCTGGTCTGAACTCAGAAAAAAAATCATTAAGATATTTTTGGTAATGATTCATATTTGTCTTTGACTAAATTTAGTAGTTTGATTTTATTTTGAACACCAACAATCCAATTAGCATGGTGCATAATTATATCGGCAGGAATATTAAAATCTTGACCATTCCATACCATACCGATACTTTGTGCTACTGTATAAAATTTATTTGATAAAAATTTAGCTTTACATTTATTTATATGTATATTTAATGAGGTTTGATCTTCTTCTATATATTCTTTATTTATTGTGTTGAATAAATTTATAGTTCTATCATTAACTCTGGAAATAAAAAATCCAGAACAATATGGTAAATAACCGGTGTCATACTGACAGGCTATGTCATAATCTTGTAATTCTTCCAGAAGAATATCAACTATTTTTGGACTAAAGAACTGTATATCAACATCAGCAAAAAGAAAAAGACTATTTCTGTTTTCTTCACACGCTCTTAAAAAAATTTCTGTTTTTTTGTAACAGGTTTGTTTCCATCCATTTTCTTTAAAATTTGCGGTTTTACATTCTTGAGGAATAAAATAACTATTAAGTTCTACGTCTTTTGGCAATGTTGGTAGAAAGAATTTATCATACAATTCATTATGAGAATCTGAATGGACGGTATAGATTTTCATTCTAAATATTCCTATATTTGTCGTATAAATCTAAATCTTCGCAATACATACACAAATTTTCTCCACACAATGAATCTGCTATATGATAAGGTTTACTCCCCAACCATAATTCAGCGCTCATTCTTTTCCATGGATTACCAGCAACAATTGGTCCATTAATTTTTTGATGATCAATAGGATCTTTTAAGATATTTATCCAATCACATCTAGCCATCCAGAAATTACCAGCAAAATGAGCAAAATTACTGCGCATCCAACTGATACCAAGTATATCTGCTATGTCTAATCTTTTTAAATTATCTTTATAGTTTATTAATATTTGTTCATTCATAATCCATCTCCAATATTTTTTACCAATAATCTCTGGTGCTGACACTCCTTTTGTGTGAAAATATAAAACTCTACCATCTGGATTGTTCTTTGACCAATCATATAACATTTTTAAAGTTGGTGTTTCATATTCATGAATATTTTTACTATGATATTGTATATTTAAGCCTATTGATCTTGTCCACTCGGCATCTTTATTAGATCCTAAGATTCCACAAATAGGTTTTAAATTTAATTGATCACAAATATCTTTTTGTTCTTTGACTACTTCTTTCCAATTATTCATTGCTGCTATGTGATAAAATGGTTGAAAATTAGAACACTCTGAGAATGATCTTCTTTGGCTAACAATGCCAGTAAATGTATTTCTATTACACTTGCATTTTATTTGTTCTTTTACCTCTTCTTTTACTTCTTGTTTTGGTATTTCTAGTGACTTAGAAAATAAAGAGTCAAATTCATCTGTCATCCAAACACCATTGTCCAAGGGTCTTGTTCAATATTTTCAATTAATTTCATTCCATCTCCACCTTGTATATCTGTTCCTAAATGTCTTGCTTGTATAACATTAGTATTAAATGCCATAGCTATAATTTTTTTCTGATTTATATGTTTACTAATTTCACTATCAAACTGTATTGAAATAGGGAAGATTTTTTCTATGCAATATTTACAAAAATTTGGAGTAACAACATAAGCAAATGTACCCCATACATTGCCAGTAATCCTGTTGATCAAGGGATGTACTTTCTTTAATTCTGTATGAGAATGTCTGTGAAAACCAAAATAAAGAAGATCATATTTAAAATAGTCTATATAATCTTCTAAATATTTATCTATTATTGGATCTATAGTAACATCGTCTTCCAGAATCAAAAAATCTTCATTAGTATCAATACATTTTTTGTATAGTTCGTAATGAGACAAAGCACATCCAACAGCGCCATAAGTTAAAGAGATGCCGAATGTTTTATTTTTATCTAATAATTCTGATTTACTTTTTTCTGTTAGAATATTATTTGATATATTTTTAATATCTAATTGAAATCCATCTACCGCACTAAATCTTTTTATACGACTTGATATAATCTTAGATTTTTTAATTTCTGATAAAAAGTGTTTATTCCTTTCTTTTCTTCTGTCTAGATTAATATAGTAGTATTGCATTTTACCATTTATTTTTTGGACAAGCCTGATCCTTCCAGGCTAATTTATTCATAAAGATTTTTTTATTACTTATGTTGCATCCACAAACCAGACACTGATTCGCTGATTTATTCATCATGTCGCAATCATTACATATTTTATATCTATAATTAATTAGTTCTTGACTACTTTTAGGAAAACCAGAGTAGGCATGCCATATTAATGATTTTATAAAATTTTTAATTTTAAGAAGATACATTCTTGTGTTCCTTTTTATTTTCTTTGATTGGAATTATGGTATTTTTTTCATCCATAGTATATATTTGTATATCATCAACTATTGTTTCTCCTGATATCCAGTGAGGGAATCCTGAATCTAAATTATAACAAAGTCTTTGATTATTAGATTTAAAATTAACTGTTATTAAATAATAATTATTATTGTAGATAAAACAATTACCAGCTAATAATTCTTCTACATATTTCATATATCACTATATTTATCGTAGTATTCCATGTCGTCTAAAAGTTCATCTTCCTTGATTTCTTGTACACGATTTTTAAAAGCCTTTTTGGCTTTATTGGCAAGTTTTTGATCATCAGAAATAAATTTTTTAAATTTCTTATTAGAACTTTTATTATTTATTTTTCTGTTTTCTCTATCTAAATCATCTTTCATTTTTCTTCTTTATTTTTCCTATATTCATTTATCCAATCCAAAAACTTAGAAATTCTAGTATGACCAGACTCTTCATTATATTTCGACTGTGGCGATCTGTCAACTGCCATGACACAAGAATTAATACCAGCCAGTCTATTATTAATAAAAAGTCCCCCGCCGCTATCTCCGCTGGCTATTAGAAACTCCATTTTTGTAATATTTTTATCTGTTTTATCAGATGATGAGCATACTAGCATATCTTTTTCTATATTATCTATCCTATTCAGTCCTGCTCTTTTTTTGTCATCATAAAATTTGGAGCCTGTTTCAAATGTTCCGCTAAATCCATAACCACAAATTGCACACTCTTTACCAACTTCATTTTCCTCATTGTATAGTTCTGGATATTTGTCAAGATCAAAAGATAATTTTGACCTACCGATTGCTATGTCTGCTACTCCAAAACCACCATTTTCAAAATTTTTGTGCATTCTTATATCTGGTATACAGTATTCTTTATCATTTATATAAAACGAACATGATACGCTTCCTTGAATAACATGGGCCGCTGTTAATATGTGATAATCATCTATGGCGACAGCGGAACCACAAAATTTGGATCCGTCTTTTGCTAATCCACAAATTTTACCAACAGTTTTAAATGAGTTAGCATATTCTATGTATTCTGCGTCTTTAATCCTAGGATCACGAGTTCCAGCATATATTGGAGATGCTATTACTGATAAAAGAAAAATTCTACGAGATAAACCAAACATATATCACCTATATTTTATAGGATTTATTTTTACCGTACCTAAATACACTTATTATAAATTTTTTTCTTTAAATTCATAAAAATATAATTCTTCTTCACTTTCGCTAACCCATCTGCTTCCAGTATTTTCACAACTAAATTCTAAACTAAATACTTCCCAGTCTGGTTTTTTATCAAATTTTTTGGCTATGAAACTGCCACCATCCATCCAAAGAACTCTGTTATTGGGTTGTAAAAAATATTGACCATCAAACCCCTGGAAAAAATGACCACACTTGTGTCCTGCTGACATTTCGCCGTAGCCATTTTGATATTGTGGGCCTAGACACCAATCTATAGTAAACATATATTTAGCTTTATGTAGCTTCTTATCTTTTAGGAAGATATTAGCTGCTCTATTTTTTGTGTACTGATCTATCTTAATGGAGGCATAATAACTAATACTATCCCAAAGTTGAATCCAGTCTAATGGGTAGTTTGAGCCACCAGATTCGTTTGCTCTCAAATAGTGGATAGGTACTCTTGCGTGTTGACTACCGTATTCTGTCATAACAGAAAAAAGACCACATCTTTGTGGAATACTAGTAAAATTAAAAACCTCTACTACTATTCTTTTAGAGTTAATATCCGGGGGTTTATTATAGAAAAAATTTGTATCTAGATAACAAAAAAAGGTTGGAGTGTCTATATTTAGATAATTACTCATAAAACTTTTGATGCGATTAAGCAACCCTTAGAAACAGCATGAAGTGGGTCTGATGAATGTACTACCTCTTTAACTGGTAGTGGAAAATTATTTTCTACTAATTTTTCTCTAAATTTTTCAACATAACCTTTGGCCTGAGAAGTCCCTCCTGCTATAACTATTTTAAGCGGATTTTTAAATTTTGGCAAAGCTCTGTGACCGGTTAATGCAAATGTTAATTGTTTTGTTGTATAATCAATAAGACGATCATAATAAGCAGAAACAGCGGATAGAACTGGATTATCGTTCGGTTCGCCTATTTTAAATTCGCCGCCTTCTTTTTCTGCCTGAACAACACTGTCTGGTTCTCCTGTGGCTACAGCACTCATACGATCAATCCAATCGCCTGACTTTGTTGTGCTAAAGACTACTGTTGGTTCGCCATTTAACATAACGCAAACATTTGTCATACCAGCACCGCAACTAATTGCTATACCAGTATAATCGTCTCCTTCTAATTCAGCATAGCATAATGCTTCTGCTTCGTTAATTGCTCTAGCATCATAACCACATTCTGCTAATACTGTTTTAACAACATCTTCATGATAACCCACATCAAAATCTTCATCTTCTTGATCTACTGGTTGAGCAGGAACGCAGAAAACCAGTTTTTCCCCTGACTCTGATGCTGTGCCGACTACTTCTTTTAGAATAAATGCGAGAATTCTTTTAGCATCTTTTTCTTTAGCAGAAACAACGCCTCTATACATGGGTCTTTTTGCGGCGTCATTACGTTCTACTGCTTTTTCAATTGCATCTTTGCCAAGAATAATGAATGAGCCGTCATTGTCTTTAATAAAAACCTTACCAGATAAGCCTTTTTCTATCATTTTTGTGGCTACTGGGGTTGTTGGCTTAATAATATAAAATGCGTCTCGAAAATCTTTATACTCTATGTTTCCGTTATTATCTTTTGATAAAACAATGAAACTAGTACCTACGTCAAGACCTTTTGCCATAATTTACCCCTTAAGATTTTTAAGTTTATTTACAGAGTTTGTTATATTATCTTGAGTCTTTTTTATATCTCCTAAAGAATCGTATTTTTTTTCCAAACCATCGGTTTTAATATCTACAACTACTTTCTTATCGTCTATTGATATACTATTATTTTCTTTGATATGATGTTTTTGTTTGGTTAAAAATGATCCATGAGTATTATTTAATACACCATTCTGACTACCAAATCGACCAAAAATAAAGCCAATTAATAGACTATTAATATTGAGAATGATTAGTATAATAATCAAAGGATCCATGTTATATATCTCCTATAATTCTACCCTTTTGTGTTCTTTTCGCAAATCCTTTTCGCACTAGGTATGGTTCGATACTATTTTCTATAGTTTCTATTGCTATTCCTGTTAACGAACTGATAGACTTTAATCCCAACGGATTACCTTTGTTATTTTTAAGAATGTCTAAATACATTCTATCGTACACATCCAAACCATACTCATCAATACCCTGAATAAGAAATATATCGTTTACTGTTGTGTTATCATTACTACACATTTTGTAGTTTTTATACCATTGTAGCCTACCATTTAGGATTCTTGGAGTGCCTTTACTTCTTTTTGCTATTTCTAATAGTTCGGAATCTTCCATTGATAATCCTAGACTATCAGAATTCAATCTTGCTAGTTTAGCTAACTCAATATCGGTATAAAATGATAAATGCTCTTTGATTTGAAAACGATCATAAAATGGCTGACTAAGACTACCACCACTAGTAGTTGCTCCAACTAATGTAAATGCTGGAATCTCTATTTCTTCTGGTTCTTTTTCTAGAACAATATTGATCTTAAAGTCTTCCATTACAGGATAAAGAAATTCTTCCACAAGTTTTGGTAATCTATGGATTTCGTCTATAAAAAAAACAGAACGCTTAGTCATTCTTAACAAATATGGCAGAACACTTTTTACACTTCTTAGATTAGCAGCGTTCGCGGTATACAGATTCACTCCCATTTCTGTTGCTATAGCACCCGCTATTGTCGTTTTACCAAGGCCAGGAGGGCCGTCTATTAAAACATGGGGCAGCACAGAGTCGGTTTTTTTACAGCCCTCTGTGGAGATACGGAGCCTATTGACAACATCTGACTGACCAACAATATTATCAAAAGAACTTGGCCTCTTAATTGAACTCATTTAATTCTCCCAAATTTTGTATTATATATTTAACCAACGAACCAGCACTGTTTGTCTGGTTTTTTTGATATGCTTTTGCTATAAGAACCGAACACTCCTCTGTCGTAAAACCATAACCAGTAAGTATTGTACCACATTGCTTTTCAAGATCAAGAGGAATCTTAGGTTGTTCGACTATTTGTTCTTTATGCGGTACTTGTACTACCTGTTGTTGCTCAATATCTTTTTCATATACTATTTTAATTTTTTTGATAGTTTTTGGTTTAAAAACAGTTCCACAATCGCAGACCACCTTAAAGTTTTTTATTTTCACTTGCTTGAAAGATAACCAATGATCATAGCCACAATTAATTTTTGGACATCTGTATTTAAAGTGGCTATCAATATCAATCGGTTTCTGGTTTTTCTTCTTCATCTTTTTTTACCCAAAATACAAAGTCGTTAGCCTCTTCATCAAAAGCAGTTTCTACTAAACCCTTTTGAACCAAACCACTAATAATATTACTTACCATCCTATCATTAAGTTTATATACTATCTCAGCAAATATATCATCGTTTAGAATATATCTAATTTTTTTTGTGATCTTATTTCTTTCTCTTTTCAGATTTTCTTTAACTATTACTAAACTCTCTTGATGAGATAATACTTTATCAAATTCCGCTTTTTCATTTTGAGCCACATCATCTATAAGGATATCCATATCTGTTTTATTGTTCCAAACGCCAAAATTATTGTAGACTATTGATCTAGCCTTATCTGTAAATTCTTTAATATTTGGTACAACAAACCATTCTGATTGTGACATAATGTTTCCTTAATTTAAGATATCAAATAATCCCTTGTAATATTTAGGTTGATTAATAAAATGAACAGCATGAGATTGTAAGTGTGCCTTGTATGCTGAATTTACAGGATCAGCAACCCAATATTTTGTTTTCCAAATTGGTTCGTTAGCATAATTGGATCCCAAATACTGGAGTTTATCTTTTCCTCCAGTATTGGGATTCCAACTATTCACAGGAAACACTACCATCTTATCGAAGTCATAATCTTTTTTAAAGATATCATTGATCATTTTGCTTATCCATTCCGACAACGGAGAGTTTTGGTTTATATCAAACTTAAAGTAAAACTTATACGGATCATACTGATCACTATAATCATTATTATAGTAGTCATCATCGTATTCGTCATCTTCGTCATCGTATGGATCGTTCATCAATACTCCTTTTAAAAAGTGGGAGGGAATCGAACCCTCTCAAATAGCGTTTGTCGAGTTTCCCAACCAGAGGCTATTATCTTAGTCCCCAGACTCCACTAATTCTTTTAATCAACCAGGATACGAGTTGTCGTAATCATCCTCGTCCTCATAATCCTCATCTTCGTCATCAAACTGATCCCAGTAATCATCACGGATATCATAGTCCTCATCCTCATCATCATAACCAGCATACTCATCCTCTGAGAATGTTGCCGAATACAACGGCTTGAGAAGTTCTCCTTGATATTCACCAACCACAAGATATTCGCATGTGCGAAGTTTCTCACAGTTACAATCACTAGGAACACTCACAACGTTCTTGGGATTAATCTTGACGATCACAATCTTGTCGCCGCTCTCAAGACTACCATAACCAGCAACATAATTCAATGCACCAGCATGAAGTCCATCAGAACAACCTCGACTACGATTATCGTCAACCTTCGCTCTGGTCATCTTACAGATGTTGCCAACACTGTTGTCGAATACTCCACGATATTTATCCTTAAAATCGCTCCTGACTGCCTTATAAGCAAGAAAACAACCGTCCTCAGTAATAGGCAGATGCTCATGCTCAAGGAAATCATACAGTTCCTTTTGACTCTGCATACTAGGATTATCCATAAGATTATTCAGGAAGTTAACTAGGGGCTGAAAAGGCAGACCCTTGCTCATAAACTCCAGAATACGCTTACTGATACTACCATGAACAACCTCACCCTCATAAGTGACTTGGCCGTTCTTAATCTCCACAAGACCATCACTAAAAGTAGCAACAGCCTTTTCCACATCCACAATCTCCAAGAGTTCATCAGCGTTTGCAGTTGGCAACGCCTCAAGAATCATCTTGTAATTAATATGATCCGGCAAAACCTGATACGTCCTGTTATTAAGAACAAGCGTAAGATTACCATCAACCCACATAAAAGGAACTACAGACATTGAAAATCTCCTATGAAATAAAGTTACCCGTGAATATAAACCTAATCGACATTTTTTAATATAATTGTATCCTTATGTATTGTTCCATTCCAATGATATTCTGCGTGATCTTTTTGTGATGGAAAAATCCATAAATTTTCTACTCTGTTATCTGTTTTGATACCGTTAACATGATGAACCACTTCGTTTTTATCCAAAGACCTCCTCAGAATACGTTCTGCAACAATTCTGTGTTCTTTGGTTTTTTTGCCATTTTGTCTAAATACTTTATAGCCACTATCGCTTAACCCATGCCTAAATAATTTGCTTGATGAACCCCTATTAAGTTTTGAAAGTTTTTTGCTATCAGATATATTTCTAGTTTTAATTGCAAACTTGTTCAACTTATCTAAAACCGAGGTATGGTGTACATCATATAGTTTTCCAATAGATAATGTTGATAAGCCTTGAGTTATATATAAGTCATATAAATCTTCATAAGTAATATTAAATTTTTTCATTATACTAACCAATTATTTGACCGAATTGAACCTTCAACTTATCAAGATCATTAATCGTACTAAACCAACCATTGTTATCACGATGATAGTAGCCACGACTTCCATCGTTTTGTTTGAGAGGATTAACATTTCTCAATTCTCTCAAATTGCCACTAACAGGCGTAACACACATAGTATACTTCAGTATCGGATTGTTGTCAAGTTCCGCTTTAATTGTTTTTCTAAGATCAGCGATTTTCGGAGCAACATACTCGTTATCCGATTCTGTTTTCTTAAAAATACTCTTATACTGCGAAACCTTGTCGCTATCATACATACTGTCGATGATACGATTAATCTGATTATAGACAACATTAGAATCCTTAATCTTAGCACTATCCAAATCATTGATTCCAAAATCGTTCAACAGTTTTGTCATGTGACCATAGTAATCGTCCTTCTTGAACTTAGCAATATCAAATTCTTCACGATGAATAGTATCTGTAAAGAATTCAAGGATCATCAGACTATCCAAAGTTGACACAATCTTCTTGTTATTGATAAACTGGTCATATTCCAACCCGAACATATTGAGCATATGGAAAAGAAACTGTCTATCAATATAGCCTTGACCGTACCCACGATTCATTTTGTCATCAGAATTGTATTCGTTCCTGCACTGTTCGACCAGACTATTAAACTGATAAATATCCTTGAACTTGTTATCGTTCAGTTTCTTCAAGCGAGTCTTGAACCAAGTGTTAAAATCCACAAGGTTGTACCCTTCCTTGATTAAACGATCCACCACACTATGCTTGATAGCATAAATATTTGTGTTATCAAAAACCTTATACTTCTCAAAGAAATCTTTGTGACTATACAAACCATTAATGGTGGGGTAATCAGTAGTAGCAGTAGCGTATCTGAGGATAGGAATATACACAATCTCGTCAGCATCCTCTAGATCATTAAGACTATCAATGCTAAGACTACGCATAAGAGTAGCATCATTGTAGTCATAGTTTAGAGGACTAGTATTCTTCTGATCTCCAAAGATCAAGAAAATATCTTGGTCGCTAACACTACCCTTACTACCCTTACTCCCTCTGGCTTTAGGAGTTGACTTAATAAGATCACGATAGTCTGATACATTAAGAATATTATGTTCTCCAACATCCTTAACTAGACTTTTAAAGCCATTAGACACATTGGTATGATCCTTTGTGTGTACCAAAAGATACGCAAAACAATCATTTGTGTTGCAATACTTGGTGACGATCTTCTTAGCAGTTTCTGTAGCACTAATATCACACCAGAAGAACTTCATACCGCCATTCTTCTTACCGCTAGTATTCCAGTAATTATACCCCTTGCCAGTAAGAGTGTCATGATGAATTTGATTGGTAAGATAAATCATGCGACGAGAACGATATCCTGCTGTGCGATAATTGAACACATAAAGATTCTCTTCCTTGTCCAACTTGTATTCAATATCCTGACCAGAACTAATGCTATGATCTTTACCAGAAGCATCAGTCCAACTAGCACCAACACCCCAACCACCAGCAAGATCATTCATCTGGTAATATGTCTGGATTGCTTCTACCTTGGTTTTAGCAGTAGCGATCTTGTCGCTGAAATTCTTCTTCAACTCAACGAAAATATCCTGGGTCTTTTCACGCAGAGTCTTAACAACAGATTTTGTATACTGCAAACCTTCACGACTAACATCCATCTCAAGTTCGCCAATACCAAAATCAAGTTCCAGATAAAGACCCTGATTGATGATTTCACCAACAAAACTCTTCCAAGAAGCAATGTCGGCCTTATTAAAGGCACGATTCCACTTAGCAATATGATCTGGAGTCTCAGCCTTTTCCTCACCAATAAGATGAGAAACTTCAACAGGGTACGCAATATTACCCATCAGAGCAATAACGCCGCTTTGAATACGATGATAATTATTCGGGAACTTCATATTGTCATTATTGAGTCGGCAAACACGCCACCCATCACCATCAATAACCACATTACGCTGGCTATATTCTTTGGTAAAATCCCAATGAACACCACCCTCAATAATAGGCTTATTCTTAAAGTAATGAAAAACCCTAACAGCCTTCTGACTAAACTCTTGGAAATCATATTGCTTAACAGCAAAACTAATCTCAAGACCATTAGGCTCGTTAGTATCTGTACTATGAATAAGATTCAACGTAGGAACACCAGTATCATCAATAGCCGCAATATAAGTATATTGAGTACCGTTAAAATAAGAAGTAGTAGTAAAACTCTTGGTATAAGCAAACGGACTCTTAGACCCTAGACCAAGACAACCCACAAAATCATTACTGTCATTCTTATTGCTTGCACCATAAGTGGTATACAGATGCTCCATGTCCTTTTGATTAAGACCAGTGCCATAATCACGCACCGCAAAATTAGGATTAGCAGCGGTAGGCAACGTCACCTTAAAAGGATTCTTATTACCAGCACTAATATGAGAGTCATAAGCATTGGTGGCAAGTTCACGAATAACTGCCATAGTCTTGTCGGAATAAAGAGAATCCGACAGAATCTTAAACATTTTGCTCGTTTGAGCGATGGTAAACTGATTGGTGCTATTGATGCCAGCACTGTGAACTTCAACCGTTCGATCCGCGAGTTTCATCTTTGTTCTCCAAGGTTTCCTGTGTGATGCTCCAAGTATACATCGTCATTCCGCGTTGTCAACCTTACGCTTTCTGGATTTTCTGGATTGCAAGATTTCTTTTAACTTCATCGTAAAGTAAGTTCCAGCAAACGCCCCTAAAAACAAAGGAATAACATACAGCATATTTTTACTAAAACTAACAACCCCAAATGCCGATAAGGACGTTATCATTCCCGCCATAAAAGAGGACATTAAACTTTGACGAGATTCTATACAAAGAATATAATAAGCATAAAACATATCCAATATAAAATATGTGACAAATATAATTAGAGCAGTATTGATATCAAAGTTGTTCGTCGGTATCATCTTCCCAAAAGTCATCCTCTTTTGAAGCCCAAGATTCGTCAGAGTCATTATCGAAATCATAATTTTCTTCTAAATCTTCATCATCTTCTGCCAGCATAATGGTGAAATTATTTAGTATTTCAAGCATCATATCTACTTTAGCCGACATATCCTTAACTTGTTTTTTAATATCGTTTACTTCTTTTAAGATTTTTTCATGATCTTTTTCCAGATTTGTAATGTCTCTAAAAAATAATTTATCGGATTGATTAATTTTTTTAATTACGTCATCAAATTCTTTTGACATTACGTTCTCCTTATTTAAGGAAATATTATCTCACTAATTAATACACCTAACTAAGACAATTACATTCATACTTTTCACAGTAAGAACATTTTGGGCCGGGATCGGGGTTTGCCCAAGCATTAGCATTACCATCAAAACTTTCTTTGCCAGTATCTATACAAACAACCTTTTTCTTCCTACCTCTTTTGACCACTCCCACATTGTACCAATGACAATCCCAAAATTTTAAGCCGGTTTTATTGTAGATTTCATCAACAAGATATTGAATATTAGCCATGCTAATCTTAGTATTAGCAGCATGGGTCTTAGCCAATTCAGTAATGTATCCCCAATCGCTAGGGTCTGGTTGATAAAGATCATCCTCTTTTGCGAATTCTAGTTTACAGATTTTGCTATAGATTTTTGGTGCAAGATCGAACTTGGCTAGTTTTTTGTGATATTTGTATGACTCTTGTGCCTTCTTTTTATTGCGAAATTCTTTGAATACCAAATCTTTTTTATCTTTGATAGGATATACTTGGCAATATCCACCCTCATCAAACCAATCACTATAATCTATTAGATAATCAGAGTTAATCATGAGTTTTATCTACTATAATAGAACCCATAATTTCTTGAGCCACATGAATGGCTTCATTTAAGTCAGATGTTTCACACAACTTAATTGGGCCTTTTGGAATATCAATCCAGTATGATCCATAAACTCCATAAAAAACATTTCCCAAGGCATGATCGTGCATTAGAAAATCAGTAGCGTCATGGAAAATATCCAAATACCATTCCCCATATTCATCCTGAACTTCTTTTACTGTATCAACTAAAAGAAAACGAAAATTAGGATGTTTAAAATCTGGATCACTATAAACTACTCCTCTATAAAATTTATTTGGTAAACTTACCATAGTGATTGTATCCCTTCCAATCTCCGGTTAAAAATTCTTGTCTATTAGAATAGAGAGGCACAACTTTCTCATCGGTGTTATGAGGATTATCCGTTATTCTCAGATCGTAAAGATCGTGTCTTTCATTTATAAGACCATAAGCAACAGGATTCTCAAACACAGCAATAAGTTTGTTGTATTCTTGTTTTAGTCTGCTAAGTTCTTGCTCACAACTAAACCATCGTTTAGAATCACTACTATCTTCTTTGAGTTTTTGTAGTTTATCTTTAGCGTTATTTACTACAAAACGATCAGCACCATTTGCCCAAGCAAATTCGATTAGAAACTCAATAGGATCAGAATTTTCGTTCATAAATTATTCCTTGTTTAAGTAGGAGTGGTGAGAATCGAACTCACACTGTACGGATTTTAAGTCCGTTGTCTCTGCCTTTGGACTACACTCCCATATAGTAATCGACTACAACAATCAAAGTTTGAGGTTGATTATGCTTGTGTGCCTCATCCATTTAAACTGTTGTAGCCGACTACCAATGATTTATAATATCGACTCTCAGCCGTTATTGTGAGCCTTGAGGCGACGAACAATCTCAGCCATAGCCTCGACATTATCAACTGTCTTGGTAGGCTTTGCACGTTCCATAGAAGGAAGTTCAATACCCTTCTTGGACAAAGCAGCCTTTGTACGAGCGTAACGAGCCATCGTACTAGCAACCTTCTGACCAGTCTTAGTGGCAATTTCAGCATAAGTCTTGGACGAATAAACCGCCTCAAGAAATGCCTCGTCGCTGCAACGAATACGGGTCTGCTTCTCAACATTAGTAACTTCAGCCATAATCAACCTCCAAATCTTAAACAACCAACCGTCTTTGCGAGTCAGTCACGCGACTGATCCTCTCGCTTGGACTCTTGTATTCTATCATCCTTTATCGGCTTGTCAACTGCCCAACTTGAATTTTTTTGTTTCTTACCAAAAATATTTTCCCAGTTATTTTCCCAAACTGAATACGAAACAGTTTTTGGCCTTCTTTTATCACCTTTACCATTACTCATTTTAATATTTCCGATATGTCTATGTTTTCAAAAGTTTCAGTATTTTTACTAATAGTTATTTGTGTGGCGTTTTGTTGTGTTATTGATGATAATTTATTTGTGTAATTAATAATTTCTTGCAGAGTATTTGCACAAGACGGTAAGGATTTAACTATAAAATTATTATATGTTTTATATGTAGATATTTCTGCTATAATTTTAGAAATAATATCATCAACTATTAATAATATTTTTGGATCTTCTCTATATCTATTTACTAGTCTTTGTGCTATCCATTTAAGGTAGTCTAAATCATTTTGGTTTAACATATTTAACTTTCAAGCACAAAACTCCAGTATCTACTATCTTCTTTCTTTTGAAGATTGTCCCAATAGAGACAGCGAGCGATATATGGTGGAATCTTGTGCTTACCACAATTTACCACCCAATGTCGTTCCATCTTCTTGTAAGAATCGGTTCCGCTCTTACTCTTATTATACTTCAGATGTTCCATATCGTAAAGGCGAAGTTGATGAACATCACCACACAATACTCTAGCCTCATTGGGATGAATCATTTCAAGAGCAAAACTAACTTTAGCCAAACCAATACCATTAATCTTGTTTACAATTTCGTCACGCTTCTTAACGTGACCCTTCTTGGTGGTAAAATAAAAGTCTTTAGGATTATCCCAAAACTTTGTGGCAAAATCCCAAATATACTTTGTACGATTATTGTGTAGACCAACGCCACTCTTGTGGAGTTTTTCTCTCAAAAGATTCTCGTCATCAACCCATTCGTTGAAATTCTTGATAGCATTGTATCCTGCACAATTACCCTTCCATGTAGTATGAACGCTACAATATGCAAAAAGATAACGACGAAAAATATCCTCCACGTTTTGCGGACGCACACTCTCCCAATATTCCTTATATGAAACTACCTTGTCTTTAGGAAAAGTAGCAAAGAAAATATCGGCCTTGCTCTTATCAAGAGTTGTATTCTGAATCGGAATAACAGTGTTTTCAACAATCATGGTTTTCTCCAATGGGTATGCTACGATTCTACACTACTGGTATCGGTTTGTCAAGACTCGTTTCTTTAAACGGTTCTCGCAGCACCGTGTAGAATTTTAAATGTGGGGAATCGTAGACTGATGCCACCATCTTGGTTCTTAGTTTCTTCAAAATACTGTACTTCAATAATCTTTCCAAGAATCTTATTGGGATCTTGATAAAACTCTTGACGTTGTTCAATAGAGAATCCGCTTCCAACTCTCACAATATATCCCTTATGTTGAATCATCACACAAGAAAGCATCGTTTCCTCATGCTCTTTACCATTAAGAACATATCTAAATGGCCCCATTTCAACATCGACTACTTCATATTCATCATCAAAGAAACTTTTAAATTTTAGAAGGTCTTTGGATCGCTTACCTTTATATGGTTCATCAGCACGAAGCATCAAACCCTCCCAATCATATTCCTTGGCTTTGCCTATCCACTCACTAAAATGGTCATCATCTTTAATAAGTTCTTGACCAAGCACACTAAGACAAGTACAAGTATTATCTCTCATAACTTCTTGTAGATTATTATAGCGAATAGAATAAGGACGATTCTTCACACCCTTCTTGCTATAGAATTCATCATGCGAGATCATATCAAAAATCTTATAGGAAGGATTAGGAATAGTATGATCCTTCTTCTTTAGTTGTTTCATTACTCCTTGGAAATCCTCATTACCCTCATCATCTACAAGACAAAGTTCGCCATCTAGGACGGTATTAGTAATGTTAAGAGCCTTAATACCGGCCCTAACAATAGCAAGAGTATCAAATTCTTTTCCCGTGCGGGAATAGAAGGTAGCATCACCATTGCTATCAACAATAGCAACACATCTAGCACCATCAATTTTTCTGCTAACATACCACCCATCCTTCCAATCTACAAGTTTAGGCTCGTACTTATCTGCCAGAGCAACACTAAACTCTGGAATATGGTCAGGAATAGCCTTGTTGATAATCTTGTCACCAGCACGGGTTTTCAAATCCTTGTCAATAATGCAATGGATAAGTTCCTCATAGTCTGGATAAACATCCACAAAGGCATTTACTGCACCGATAGCATCGTGACCAGTTATAACACGATCTCTCAAGTCATTAAGAAGCAAGAAAATATCATAATACTTTTGTCCATCCAGATGACTCTTTTTCTTGAGATTATCACTAGTAACATTGTATTGCCACAACGGATGATAGGTATAAAGCAAAATATTCTTGGTGAAAGATGCTGCGGCACTATTGTGTCCGCAATAATCCAGAATAATACCTTCTTTATCTTTAGTGCTACTAGTGGCCCTAAGATCACGAACCATCCCCTCAACATAATCAAAATCGTGAATCATCTAAAAATTCTCCTGTGTTTTCTAGAGTATACCACACAGCAATCCCATTGTCAAGTATCGACAATCCTAGTGATGCTTCTTGAATCTTTTACTTAACTTTGATACTAAATCACTTCCTGCTGTTGGAAAAAAACATGGCAAAACAGAGTGTACGATAAGATAAAATCCTGCCAATAAACAAGCACATCCATAAAAAAGAGCAAAAATAAGATGCTCAGTATATGTCATATTATTCTCTTTTAGATGTTGAATCCATTTTTTGTAAAGATTCATTTTGCTGATTCCTATTTTTAGTCATTATCAAATAGTTCACAGCTTTAATTACACCATCTAGATTATCTCCTAATTTTCCTAGTCCAGTGTTACAAGGCTCGCACAACCATCCCCTAAAACTATCATCACTATGGTCATGATCCAAACACCATTTGAAGGGAACTTTGCCGCAACACTCACAAACTTCTGGTTTTATTGGAGCATTTTTATGTAGTTTGCTTCTTATCTTGCTATGTTTTTTAACACAATGTCTACATCTACTATCTAGATTATCTTTGTACATACTGTGCTTGGGAAAACTTTTAAGGTTTTTTCTTTTGCCACAGTAAGTACAATTTTTTCTAGGCATATTAAGTGGAGGCGGGCGATTCGACTCGCCGTCTTGTGATCATTTTTATAAAACCTCTACAAGTTTATTTTGTTCATAAGTTTTGAGAAAGATTAAAGAACAAACAACATTCATCTTTCCGTACCAACTAATCTCAGGCTAGAACCCGTTGGTTATTCTAGCAGCCGAAGGATTTTACATCAATCTTTTGAACGCTACCTTCATCGCTTTCTAAGATTGTTGCTGTTATTTAATTAAGCAGCAAGGGCTAACTGATTATTGCCAGTTAAAGCATTTGGTAGATTTTTAAAGTGGCCTTTCCACCAACCACTACTTGCTAGTTTTACTCAAATCAATCCAATCGATACATTTCGCCCCCAAGGTATCATTATTATACACAAAATTCTTGTTTTGTAAAGTCTCTAGTTTAAGATAGAGATACTCAAAAAATACCCTATACATAGTCTTTTCTTGTTTGAGCAATTTAATTTCTTCATGTTGAACAAAATTAAAGCCAATGGACATACCTAAAAATCCACATAGGATTATGTAATATGGCATATGTTTTGATTTATTTGTCATATCTAAACCTTCCTAATAGGGCGTGTAGGAGTCGAACCTACCTTTTGAATACCTTATAAGAGTATGTGCAACTACCGGCTGCAACGCCCCATGTTTTTGTATTATACCTTATCGACCAATCCCTGTCAACCCTTGAGAAATTTTTCGTAATAGTGGCGATAAAAACTCATAATGATGCCACTAGTTGTTCCAACATTTAAAGACCTAACGCTTCCATAAGTAGGAATAGTTAAGACACAACTACAGGCCATAAGAATCTTTTCTGACAAACCAGCATTTTCTTCTCCGAAAATAAAAATTGGCTCATCAACATTAGAGAAGTCAAAACTAAAAGGATCGAATGTCATATCTTTGTATTCTGGAATATTATTTTCAATAGCAATTAGTGTGCGACCACTCGATGAATGTGATTTGATAAAATCTTCTTCTGTTTTATGATAGTACATTGGAGTGTAGTGATGAGTGCCTACGCTTCCTCTTTTATCCCACTTCTTTTTACCCACATAATGGATACTACGAAATCCAAAAAAATTAGCATTGCGAACCATTGTGCTAAGATTAAAATCTCCACCAATGTTAATCATAGCAACACTAGCAGGGATACTTTTATCCTGACAATACTTGGCAATATCTGGAACGCTCAAATCTTTCAAACCATCAAGAACATTCATTGCGTAAGTTTTCTTTGTAGACCTTCTAATTCTTGTTCAAGTCTGAGTATTTGAGAATATATTTCTGAACATTTCTTACAATAATCTGAATTTATATATTCTCTTGCTTCCCAAATATCTTCTTTAATCCTGATTATTCTATCAAGAATTTTTTCTCTTTCGTTTTCGTTTGGGTTTGTCATCTTTTGCAGGCTCCTTCTGCCAAAAAACCATTTCATTTAATTCATCATCCCAAGCACATTCAATCAAATCTTGTGCTGCTAGTTTAGCCAAACCAATATTATGAATCCAAATCGTTATCTCATCAAAAATTTTTTGATTAGCGTCTTCATTTAGTAGTGGGTAATTATTGTCGTCATAACCAAGGCAATTACTTTTAACTAAACCAACCATTTGATTGATACTGATATAGTCATCTAAATTATCTTCGCTACTATTTTCGCTAATATTTTTGGATGCAGCCTCTCTCATTTGAGTAACATAACCATCGAGATTATTAATAGCGTAAATTTCTTCGCTCATGATTTCTCCAATTACTTGATAAATTTAGATACACCAGCAGATTCTTCAGAATCATCTTTAATACGGTCAATCGTATCTTGTAGAGTTACCTGTCCTCTTGGTAGCCATTTTACATCATTATACAGTGCTGTCAATATCTGAGGCATCCAGTGCTGATAAGCATCTGAATATTGCTCTGGAAAATAAATCTGTAGCACAGCGTCTATTTTTTTAAGAGATTCTGCTATTTCTTCTCTCAAATCAAGCAAATCATTTATTTTTGATTGATTATTCATTAAACGAGTTCTCTGGCCGACTCCTGATGGTCTTTCCTTTTCAGTTTAAGAATCTTGTGCTTAACTTTCCATACTCCAGTCTCAGGGTTTTGATAATCTGGCCCCATATAAATATGGGCAAATCCTGCATTTTTATCCAAACCCCAAGCATGAATACCCTTCATATCAACCTTTTCAACAACAAACTTCCCTCTATAACCCATAGGAATAAGTTCGCCGCTATGAAGAAAATATGGGCCTCCACCAACCTTAATCTTATCTCCCTTTTCGAGTTCTTTCCAATTAAAATCCTTTACGACCTTCAAGGTTCTCTTTTCCTTATTGGTCATTTTAAAAGAGAAAACATGGTTGCAATTCTTGCAAACATAGGCTCGCGGCCCAACCATGTTAGAACAATTCGGACAAGTCTTTTTACCCTTGGGCATCCTCAGTCTCCTGTGTCAGTTGTGATACTCTAAGTATACCATACTTATCGGTGCTGTCAAGCAGTTTTCTTTAGACCGTCTACGATTGTGAGTTTTCCGGGCAAATAGTGACAAAAATAACTAGAATGTATTTTTCTTTTAGTTAAATTATCTTCCTCAATTTCTGTGTAAACATTAATGCGATAACGATTTTCCCATACATTAATAATTTTAGTCATAAGATGATGTTTAGGTTTCGATACTTGTTTAAAAAGCAGGCTCTCAATTTCAAGATCCATTATCTTCTCCAGTTGTAGATGTATCCATATGAAAAGAAATTTTTTGATCTGGTAAGATTTGTATAAAATCTAATGGGTAATATTCGAGAGTCCCAAAATCAAATGCTTGAACTTCTTCTTGCCAAGGAAATTTTCCAAGATTTTTGAAATCATTTGCTCTCTCGTTTAGATACTGAAATAAATCAATCCATTTCATCTGGCTCTCCTATTTGCTCTATCAAGTTTACGAATAGTTTCTGTGGCGTTGGCTGGAACCAACACAAGACTAGGAGCAGTTTTATGGCCCCAATCCATAAATCCAACAGCACGATTCTCTACACTACAATCTTTGCAAATCATTTTGCGACCAGTTTCTACAAGAAATTCATATCTTTCAAAATCCATACAATCTTGACAGTAAATACAGTTCATATTACTCTCCTATTTGTTTCTTTACTTTGAGTATAATGTTTTCAATATTGGCTAACAAACCCGATTTAGGAAAACTTTTGTTCGCTTCTAATTTGGCAATATGTAACACCCACTTTAACGCATCGGTTTCATTATCGCTTAAAGACAATAGCATATTCAACCTCCTTTGTTCTAAGATTATACCATACTCATCGGAACTGTCAACTGGTCTACTTGAACGAGATTTCCAAAACTGTCACTAAAATTCCCACAGTCGGTACTATAATAAATATCAGTCAATCCAACGCTGCTCAAAAGTTTATCACAATTTTCGCAAGGCTTGCTTCCAAGAATTAATCCTTTTCTATTAATACGCATAACAACAACTGACCAACTAAGATCAATGGTATTATAGCGATCAAGCAGTTTAGAAATAAGATGACTTTCAGCATGATAAAAAGGGTGTTCCTTATATTTTGGAAGATTAAAATCTTCGCCTATCTTGTAAGCACCAGTATGTGTTTTAATCGGGTTGTTTTGGGTGAAACAAATCAGTTTTGTTCCATCAAATGCGGCAGCATAGTGATAGCATCTAATTAGTCTTGTCGGATTCCAATTGTTGTATGCTTTGCGAATTGTTTTGTTGATAATTTTCATTTTTATCAAGATCATCTAAAAAAGAATCATCGTCTGGAAAAAGTCTAAGTTTTTGTGGTTCTTTTTGTTTTGGATTATCTGTAAGAGGTATACGCTTTGGTTCTTCCATAATTATATTCCTATTTATTTGCTAACATATAAAGTCCGATATTTGCAAAAGCATAACCAATATATGTAATTAACATTCCAATATTTTTGTGAACAATATATTGCTCAAGAGCAACATAAAAATAAACACATCCAGTAAAAGCGATCAACCATGCACTCATACCATTACTCCTCTACAAATTTCAGCGTGATGCTCTATAGCATAGTCTTTCATTTTGAGTTCCATGTCAATATCAAATTCTAATCCATAATTATTGAATTGATTTTCAGCATAGTCAGAGTGGGCTCGTGGATTATTTCCAGGTCTACTTTCGCTATAGTGAAAAAGTGGTCTGTATCTTTGCCATGTTAAATAGCAAGACTCAAGTGCTTCTTGCTCATTTAATCCATCTGGATTACACTTGTGATGAAGGTAATCAAATGTGATAGGAATATTTGTTGCAGGATGAAAATGTTCGATAAGTTCTTTCACACTCCAGCAGTTAATTTTGTCATCATTTTCAATAACCAGTCTGCTCCTGCAATTAGGATCAAGACGATTAAAATTTTGAATAAACCGATCAATGATTTCAGAGTGTGTTCCATTTTTATTATGAATATGTAGATTCATTGGGTTGGTATAATTTGCTTCAAGGCCGATTCTGTCGAAGAAACTGCTGTAGAAATTGAGTTCTTTGATTGTTTTATCGACTGCTCTGGTATTGAAAGATGCCAATACATTAAATTCGCTAGGATGACAAGAAACGCGGACGCCAGTGCTGGAAATAGTCTGTGAAATATTCGTAAACTGATTCTCAATAGCCTCATAATTTGGTAAATCCTCCAATTTAACATTCGCTTCATCATAAGTAATTAATGGAAAAATATCGCTACTAACACGATAAACATAGTTATTTTCTGCACAAAATTGTATAGTCTTATCTGTAACCATAAGATTATTTTGAATTCTGCTACCAAGAATAGAGAGTGCTTCTTCTCTAGGCAGAGAACTAAAACGCTTATAGGTCATAGTTTGATGACTAAAGCCTTGCTCTTTGAGTTTAAGACTGATGCAGCAAAGACCGTATCTGTTCATAGGAGTTTCCTTGGTTACAATATATCAGATTATCGGTCAGAGTCAAGCCGCTTCTTTAGAAATTTCTTCAACAGATAGGATCTTTACCAGAGAAAATTCTGTACAAGGAAAGTGTAATTTAAAATTAGAGAGTGCTTCTTCTGATGAAGATCCATCATGTGTTTGATTAATCAATAGGTTTTGTTTTGATTTATCGTTATTTTTATAAACCTGTGCTGTAATATTAAATAGTTTCATTTTTCCACCCAAGAGCCTCTCCAATTACAGGAAATTGTTCAATAAAAATATACTTACATTCATTTGCTATATTCATATGTTCTTTTTGAGTTCCATGAGATGATCGTAACTCAATATAATGCACCCATGAGCGTATTGATCCACTCATATAAAGTCTGGTGGGTGTTGCTAATGGCAATACAAATCTTGCACACTCTTTTGCTATGCCGTCCTTAATCATTCCATCATAAATTGCTTTTGATTTAGCAAAATGTTCACGCAACTTACTATTCCATCTATAAATTACTTCTTGATCAATATCATCAATGCTGTTTTGTCTATTTTTATTATCTTGGCGACGAAGTTCAAAGAGTGGAATTTCTTCACTCAAAAGAGTAGCATCAGCATATCTTTGGCTAAATTCTTGAAACGTGAAACTACGATGACGTAAAATTTGTGCGGCCAAACCTCTCGTGGTATTAATTTCAAGAGTCATATATGCCATTTCAAATATAGACCAATGAGCATGGTCAATACAATATTTGAGAAGTTTAGATATATTGTCGCTATCTTGATTTTTAGGATTGCTAACTCTGGCACAGTATGCGACCTGTTTTTCTGCGTCTGGAGTAACACTTATTAGTTTAACATTCATTTATTATTCCACCATTTCATTGTTCGATCCCATATTGGCTTAAAAAAATACGCTGTAATAACGCTAGAAATACCACCAATAATACCATTGGCAACTGCCGCTGGCACAACAACGCATGTATAAACAATATTTTTCTTTTTAGTAGTCACTTACGTTCGTCTTTTTAATTTCTAAATTTTCTTTATACTTTTGTTGATGATCCAACCATTTATTATCTGTCATATGATTGTAAATAGCAAAAGCAAGTTTACTAACACTTTTAGCAACACCACTAGCCTCTGGCTCAGTAGAATCTAATTTGGCCCAATAATATTGGTTATCTTCTTTATCTTTAATGGTTTCATAACCTTTAGATTTTGCCCAAGAACGAACCTCAGTCCATAACATTTGTGTTCTCCTAACAACTCATATTACCAGATTTTGGAGGCTTGTCAACGTACTGTCTTGTGTTAGGATCATAATTTTCTATAGGCTTATCATAATGTTTCCATGCTGCTTTATGTTTGTATGCTATTATTTCCATTCTTTGTTCTTTAATTTCATTCATCTGATAAACTATAAGATCATACATTTCTATTAAAAGTTTGGCTATCCTATCATCAGAGCAAGACTTTATTTTATCTGATAAACCATTTAAACATTCGTATTTTAGAGGTATATGTTCTTTCATTTTTGTAAATGTTCCTCACTAGAATACTTTAATTTAGACTGAAATCCAGCAGCATATCCTTGCATATAAATATTTTTATATATTTCTAATGTAACATCAAATGAATCATAAATCAAAGAATTATTTTCTTTAAACCATTCATTAAATGATTTTTCTTCATCGCACAATTCATCCCAGTTTTCTGTCATGTTTTCTATACCTTTTATAAATAGATAGTATGCCATTTATTAGATTAGGATCAAGATTACTACGAATAAAATCATCATCATTATCGGTGATGTATGCTTGAAGTTCATCGTTCAATACGCTCTTATCATAACCTCTTTTAAGTATATGTTTAGATACTTTAAGAAAGCCCTTTTTATTTTTAGATATAAAATTATCTATTTCATTCTTATATCTAGAATCATATCCATACATAGCATGAGATAGTTCGTGTCTTAATGTGCTATTATTTTGTGCTCCTATAATATAGAAGGTATCATGTCTATATTTAAGAGATCCCAATAATTCTTTTTCTTGAGAAGTTAATGGGTCAAATAATCCTTGTTTAAATGGTACTAAAACTGAACTAGGAAAATTGAATCCTATCCATAAATCACTGTATAGATCAGCACCATATTGTAAACTGTAATAGTTTTTAATGTCGCCAAGAGTAAATATCTTATTACGATATTTTTTACTTGGGCTTTCATAATACTCTTGAAAACGAATAAATGTTTCTCCCAATTCTTTTTGAGAGTCGGCACTAATCCAGACGCTATTATAGGGTTGCTTTTTTAGTTTTAACACATTATGTCCATAGATGATTTCTGATTTTAATAAGTTCTATTAGCATCTCAGTATCTTCATTATCATACTTTTCTTGTAAATCATACGCCTTCTTGTAGGATTTTTGTTTTTGTTTTATGTTTTTATTATCTAAGATTTCATCTATATCATAAGAGAAAGAACTACAAGAGTAAGGATCAACTCTTTTTGGTCTAATATATTTCCACCATTCGTACAGTTCTTTAATCTTACGACTTGCTTTAGCCTGCTCTGTTAATCGACCCTGTTGCTTTAGGTGATTCGCCCATCTAAAATAATCATCTTGTGCTTCTTGGCAGCGACCTTTGACAAACTTGTATTTTTTATTCTTGTCGTATCTACTAAGGTGAGATAATTCCAATTCTACAAAATCTACCAACTCATTGAATAGAGCGTGGATCATTCTATAGTCTAAGTCGTAATATTCTCCTTTTTTTAAGCCCGTATTAAGATAGTGAAGTTTATCGAAAAATCTATTACGAACATAAACTTTGATTGTGCGATAAATATCGAGTGGAAGATAAATAATATCTTGCATTTTCTTTAGAACAGTATCGCTTAACCAATATCTGAATGGTCTTTTCTTTTTTTGCTCTTTTTTCCACTCATCCCATTTATGCCATTCAAGAGCGTATGGTTTATTCTCGCCCCTTACCCAATTGGCGAGTCTAGAATTGCTCCAATAGTCTATTCTACTTTTTAATAATCTCATAAGTCTATATTAACCTGATTATCGTTCAGTAATCTATAAAATTCTTCTCGTATCTTATCTAAGGCATCGTCAGCATCTTTAAATGCGTGACCATATTTATACCATGCTCTTAATTGTTGAGAATAGTCCCACAAAAAACTTTGCATCTGATTTGCTTGGGACGCTACTTCATATTCTCTTTCTTCTTCTGGTAAATTAAATTCAAAAGTTACTTTTGGCATATATCACCAAACATTAGTATAAACCCCAGGTTTTAATTTTGGCTCATATGGTCTAACAACCCATCCTAATTTCATTAAATCAAGACGTATTTCATCAGTAACAACGCTCTCTGCTACATATCCAGCCTTATCTCCAATTCCAGAGCAATAGTAATCCATATAATCACCATTAGCATCGACTAAATCCGCAACTATTTCACCAGCATATCTCCAAGAACAAGTCCATTCTTCTTCTCCGTAAAAGAATCTGTTATTACAAAGAGCAGCATATAAGTTTTGGCTATATACATCGCTATGTATACACTTATTTGCTATTTCATAACTTTTCATTAAATCTAACTCAAGATTGGGTTTCATTTGTAGATCACTATTGGTTGAAGAATCCATTGAACTGTTGGTCTGCTAACTAGTGTTTGATTCACACAAAATAACCGTCTTTGTTCCACAACTACATTTTGCTGAACAGCGTATGGAACCCACTGATAAACTACTACTGGTTGAGGCTGAGATACATAAATTACTTGAGTTTGTACTACTGGTTGAATAGGTTCTTGATATGGTATCCAATTTTGAGCATATAAACTTGACCCAACGCTCATAAGCATTATCACTATAAAACATTTTACTAAATTTTTCATATTGTTTTCCTATTGTTTATTTTTACCACACCACTGTGGAAAATTTGTTGTTTCTAAATTTCCAAGCAAAAGTGTGGATGGTTTAGTTGAAAGATTGCGAATAGCATAGCATTTGTGACCTTCGGAATCATGCCCACAGTCTATAATATCGTATTCTGTGACGCTATGCAACATCTGAATTAATTGTTCTACGCTATTCACGGTGTTGCTCCTCCATAAAATAGTTCTAAACCTAAACATAAGTTAGGTTTATCTAGATTAATTATTATACGAGTATCATCTATTTCTTTAACAGGATCGGTGAATAGTAAAATATGACCTATTTTCATAGAGTTATCAAACAAGAATAAATAACTACTGTCCGATACCCACTTTGAATAATCTTCGTATATACCATCATGTGCCAATCTTATCATAGCAACACCATCGAAGTTATTTTTATCTTTATAATATCTTGCTAATGATTTCATTCTACATCATAAAGTTCTGGAAAAAGATCTAAGTATAAATCAGCAAACGGGGCGTTAACCCCATCATTGATTTCTAATCCATAAATAGGAATATCTTCTTGTTTATGCTCGTCCATCACGCATCATATTTAAAAGTTCCACAACATATCTTGCCGTGTCTGGTACATTATTTCCGCTAAGATAATAATAACTACCAACAAAATTATACATACGTTGCAAATTTTTGTCTTTGGTAAATTCATTATGAAAGTCTGAACCATATTCCATGTAAATGTATGATCCCACACTATCTAAAAAACTTGAGATTTGTCGATAAATTTCTGTGTTCACTAATAAGTATCCATTTTAGCGTCTTGGTCGGTATAGTCGCAATCTCTATATTGATCCAGTTTAAAACACTGGCTCATGGTATCCATCAACTTATTTGCCTGAAGCGAGAGCATCACTCGTAGCCCCTCAATAGCATTTACAGTTTCATCTGTAGTCAAACCATGTTCAAGAATACCTTCGCTCAAAGTACCAAGATTATCAGCAAAAGTATGCAAAGTCATAATTTCATTTTCAAGACTAAATCGGTCTTTCATATTTTGTCTCCACATTTCCAGAATTAATAGTGATAAAAGAACAAACACTTTCTGTCCAACAGCCGCAGTTATAGTATTCTACCATGTCAGATGCTTTTGTCAATACGGCATGAGTATGACCACAGATAACAAAATCGCAATTTTTATCTTTGCAATATTGTAATGCACGATCTGCTATTTGTTCTGAGCATCTTAAAAAAGTTTTGCTATTTCTTTTTGCTAAATTAGAATAGTAATATTGATTGTTGTGAAATCTATCATATCTTTGAATTAATCTATAAATCTTATCGGCAAACTTTGTAAACATAGGATATTTGGAAATAAAGTTATCAAAAATATCCCCATGTAAAACCAGCATTTTTTTGTGTCCACTTTCTACTAAGTATTCATTAACAAAATCCACACCAATAAGATGACTCACCATTTCTGCTGGCCCATCGTGATTTCCACTAATCCAAACTACTTTTATCTTATCGGACAGTTGCCTGAGTTTCTTTAATATTTTCCAGTGATCCTTGCGTAATCGTCTAAAATCCCAACTGTCAAATAAGTCTCCATTAATGATTAGGGTTTGTGTTTGTATCTTGTCAAGAAATTTATATAGTCGATCAACCTGACAAACATCGCTTCCTAAATGAATATCGCTAATAATAACTATTTCATTCATCTGGAACTTTTAATCCAATATTCTGCTAATGATATGATTAATTCGCAACAAATAAAATATATCACAATTTCATAGATCATTTAATTTTTGTGCTGCCTTTAATCCACTTTGGAACATAAGGACAATTTAAACACTTATGAGAACAACAAACTTTTCTACTAATTAGAAACTCTTTAGTTAGCGGTTTTGTCATGGTAGATTTGCATTATATCCTGGCGGAAAATCTTTGTCAACAATCGACCGTCTTTCTTCTCTTAATCCAGCAATCTCTTTGTTTAGTGTTCGTATTTCAACCTTTAGACTTTGAATAAGATATAGTTTATTAAATTCACCAGCCTCGTATCCAGCATCAAACGCCCCCTTTAACCACTGTTTGATATTTTGCCAGTTATCAACCTCATCTTTAGGGTTAACGACTAGATCATCGTATGCTCTTTCCATACGCAAAGAAAATCCCTCAAGTTCGTTTAACCATTCTTCAAATGTTCTGATCATTCCACACCTTCTCTAAATACTCAAGAGTTGATTGTGCTGTACCGTCATCATAAAAACAATCAAGATCAGTTCCGGTGATCTTTTTGTATTGATCCGGCCAGATTTGGTATAACACATTCATTATAGTCTGACCATAACGAAGTTCAAATTCGTTTTCATAATAAACTTTATCAATGCGATTTAAAAATTCTTCGAAAGTCATACGAATAGTCTTTCTTGTAGTAATTCTCTAACTGTTTCTGTTACATTAATTCCATCAAGAATAATATCATCGCTTCCACCCTTTATAGGATTAGGTGGTATCCTTTCTGCTACTCTATTATAAAGCCAGAAGATAACAAACTTTTGTTCTTGTGTTAAATTACTCATAATCAAAACAGTCTACTTTTTTGATCTGTCCTCTTTTAAGGTATTTTATGTCGTTATTGATATATTCTTTTGCTTGTTCGATTGTAAAAAACTTTTTAACTGTGCGCAGTATTCCGCTGCCAAGAAGTTCACAATCAGAACTCCAGTACCAGAACAATAAACCCCTTTTACGAACCTGATACCATTCTTCGTTGTTACCATCAACAAATTTACAAATTTTATATCTATTCATAGCCTATCTCCCAGTTAATATCTTTGAAATCTTTTAATCCTTTTTCGCTGCTTACCATTGGATAATATCCCCATAGATATACCACATTTCCTCTTGTCCAACCAAGTTCATCTGGTATGCAAAACCATACTGGAGTATTTGGTTCTAAAGTATAGTATTGACCAAGAGGAACAAGTAATAGTATTAGTGAATAAATATATTTCATTCCATACCTCCAGTTAGCCACTTTTTAACATCTATAGGATGAGTATTACTGAATCTTTTAGAGGTACTAATATAACCAGCAGCAAGAGTTATGACCACATTTTGTTGTTCAATAGTTTGTTCTAGATTTATATTAGTAGACTTAAGATTATAATTTGTTTGGCTAAGAGATTGTATTTCTTTATTTGCTTGAGCCATAGTATCTATTAGTCTATTAATTTCGTTCTGCTTTTCTTCTTCAAAGTTTGCTAATTTTTCTTCTAATTCTTTATAACTTTTACCTGGAGCATAAACTCGTGCTGTACATTTTTCGTATTCTGCTAATTGTTTTTTCAGATTGTCAATAGTGTATCTTAGTTCATCGTTTATTTGAATTAGTTCATAATACATTATTTAATATCCTTTTGATAAATTGTTTATATGTCATTTGTGTACCCTCTGGTTCTATCTCAATTATTTGATCTATCTGATTTGGTATGTAAGTACTTATCAATCATTGTCTATATACCACCAATAGTTTACTATAGATGCTTGATGGCCGTGATAAAATACTCCACACATTATATCTAATAATTCTTCATCGTTTTGTGCGTTTTTAATTTTGTAGAGTAGATATTCTTTTTTTCTAGAAAGTTTTGGGCTACTCCAATCTACTGTATCTAAAAAAGTTTCAAATTTTTCTTTAATAGTTTTACTCATGATACAATCCTAATAGGCAGGTGCGGTATCTCTGTTCGTTTCTGTGACGTATCTACAGTTCCCATGCTCCTTTTGCTTTCCTTACCTAGTAGGATTATATTACCTACACTCTTGTTATTCCAATCCCAAATCCAAGTATTCTGAAATTAAAACCATGGCCCCAATCATATGTATAATAATACATTTCGGTGGTAAGGTCGAGACTAAAACCATATTGACAAAGATCGTCTGATGGATGCCAATGTGTATCCATTCTTGGTCTTTTATAAAACAAGAAATTAAACGGATGAAACCACTTTAAATCAATCATTTTTTATGTCCTTTCGAACAACAATGCTGAAACGAAGAAAGAAACTAATGCTATGATAAAACCATAATTCCAAATCCATTCTGGCCCAAATAAAGTACTAGGATCATCTCCATGCCAATTAAAATTTTTAGCAAGTATTGGGCCTATATTTGAAACAAATAACACAAAAAATACTACAGATACTGTAAAGCTTTTAATAAATGTTGATATAAAATTCATTTTTTTAAAACCTCATTAATTTCTTTATCTTTTATTAGCTTATATCTTTTTAAAGCCTCTACAAAACCATTGTTTTTAACCTCACCTAACAACCTATCATATGCTAATTTTTTCCACAATTTTTGAAATTGATTTTTGTTTAAAAATTTAGGATTTTTACTTTGCCAATTGCATCCGTACTTTTCTTGTGGACTTAAACAAATTCCATGATACAAAGTATGTGATTTGTTTGTTCTCTTTACAAGAACTTGTGTTTCGTATAGTATTAAACCTAATTGGTTATTATTGCAAATTGCAAATGAGCCTATTTTATTTTTCATATTTAATCTTTCTTTGCCGCTTTAACAATACTATCTCTTGATACGACTACCGTTACCTTATGATAATTAGTATTCCACTCATGCCACGCTCTACATAATGAGCAACTGTGTTCGTATTCGTCACAATTTTCTCCCCAAATATCAATCATCTCATTTTCTGTAAGAGGAATTGTAACTTCCACAAAATTTAAACTAAGTCCGTATTGAAGTTTTAAGTTTGTTAACTGATCTTGTTGAGAAAGTAAACTTTTGCTCATACTATCTACCAAGTTACATCTTTATATTTTGGATAATCAACCGGCCAATATTTTTTTGGTTCAGCATTTTGTGGATGATAATATCTTTGTGTATGCAAACTTTCTACTTTAGTTATTAGTTCCTTCATTCTTTGTTCAAGATGAACTAATGACTCTATTACAACATCAATTTTTTGTTTACGTTTATTTTGTTTCTTTTTCTTCTTCATTAGTATAAGCATCCATAAGTTTAATAAACTGATTGATAATTTCTTGTTCTGTTTTTGCATACTCGCCAAGTTCAATAAACAACCACCCATTAATTCCTGACCAAATATATAACCCCGCTGGCGATACATTATTGATTCTAAATAATCTACCTTTATAATCAATTATCAGAGTTAATATTCTGTTATCATAAGTATGTTTTGTACTTAGTATATTCATTTATTAATACTCATAAAGCAACCGAAACTAATAATCCAACTAACTATTAGTGAAATTATGGTCACATTAAATACCCAATAATTATCACGACCAGGATTTAAATCAAAAGCATGAACAATATGAAGTAAGAGTGCTGTTATACCTAGAGAACAAACAATAGATATTACACAGGCTAAAGCCATGCTTAATAAGAAGAGTCCTATGAAGTCTAGAGTATTCATACTAGTATTTCACCAATACCTTCTAGTATAGTTGTTTTAATTTCATAATAAATTAATGGCTCC